AAGGAACTTGCGCCTGAAACATGTTTTTTAGTGAGAAAAATATATTTCGGTTATATTTTACTGTTATCTATATGCTCTCATAATATTTAGGAGATTTCTATATTTGTTATCATTTATGGTGTCCATTTTTGAGTGGTATTTTGGGTTCTAATTGACACTGCTTATGCAGTCAGCTGGTCGAGGCCCTCGGGGGTTATGGTGTCCTTATGCAGTCATTCTGTTTTTGTGTGGATTATTTCTATTTTGTTACCATTTATGCAGTCAGTTTGTTAGCGTATGTGTGAGTATGGTGTCGGTCAGTGTGAATATTTGTGTTACATGTATCGTTATCATGTTTGTTAGCATTTATGGTGTGCTTATGTTTATTATGCTATTTTTATTTGTTACCATTATTTATTTTATATGTTATATTTTTATGTTACACATTCTAAGCATATTACGTGACAATTGTAATCATTGTTAAATATTAATCACTGCGTATATTTTTATATTGTTTTGAAAATGTATATTAACTTTCAAAATAATACAACATCAATTATGGTGTGCCAATCTTTACTTTCTAGATTTTTTATTCTTTCTCTTCTTTACACGTCTTGTCACTTTACTCTTTTTATTACGTTTACTTCTTTTGGATTTACGTGACTTCTTATGATTACGTGTTCTCTTTTTTCCTCCATGTTGTTGTTCACCATATCTTTCTGCCTGTTGTGTAACATCAATAAATCTATTTGTTTGATAACTTTCTCCAATCGCAGGAAGAGTGACAAACTTTATTGCATACTTCTTCAAGTATTTACCTAGACCCATTCTCTTTATTCGCTTAGGAGAGAAAATACTCTCAGTCTCAAATGAAGTTTCAATATCTTCAGCATCACACCCTACAATATCCTTGCTTACTACTTCACATATACCCTTCAATTGATTAAGTGCATCGTCATTCAGTGCTGTCACACGCATCTCATCAGTCATTGGTTTGCGTTTCTTGTCACGACTAAATGGAGCATAGGGCTGGATAAGTATAGAGTTCTCAACATTATGTTCATGGCGAATATTTCCATGAAGGTCATCAACTATTATTGTATTAAACTTATTAAAGTCAGAAAACTCAGACCAAACATTGTTCAAGTTCTTTGGATAATCCTCGTCATCTATGTCTTCAACGCCCCATTTAAATAAAAAGAAGTCTTCGCCAAGACCACAACTATCACTTATTATACCTGCAATACCTTCAGAATACTCTCGTTCGGAATACGTCCATAATCCAACCGCATACTTATCTTGGTTAGCATTAAAAAAACGAAACAATTCACACAAATAAGGACGCAAAAAGACTGCATGGTCGCCATCATTCACATAATTAAATTGTGATTTATCTTGTTCACTTAATTGCTTCCAGTTTGTATTATCCATCTTATTCTTAGGTAAAAAATGAATAAGTGTTTCATCTATATCAAATATAACCAACAATCGTTTCTTTTCAGACATTGTTTACTAATATAATAATAATATATTTTAATTTAGCTACAACCTTGTAAAAGAGATAAGGAGACACATGTGTATATCATGTGACATAGACCCTAAATCACACTCTTTCTTTAAAATCGCTACAGAGGGAACCGTACAGATATTCTACTCATGTCCAGCAGAAGCTACAAAATACTTTGACAAGGAAAGTGTTGAATTACATTGTAGAGAGAAACTACAAGAAAAAGGCGGAGAAAATAAATGGATTTTTATCTTTGATGGAACAGGTTACACTCTTCGTCATGCGTTGGCTATAGGCGTGTCATTAAGCTTCTTACGCGTCATTAAAGAATATTCAGACACTCTTATAGAAATACGCATTCTCAATACTTCTTCTTACGTATCCACCATGCTCACTATCATGAAACCTTTTATTCCACATAACATTTATTCAAAAATTAACTGGGATACATTCAAGTAATTATTTCTACGCATACTATATACATAAAATGGCAATAAATACAACCGATATACCTCCATTAGACGAACTTGTTGCCGAACAAAAGAAAAATCCAACGATTGTAAACCCTTCCAGCAAGTTTGTCGTGGTTACTTACTGGTGGGGAAGGGGAAATGATAACCAAAATATTGCTCGTCCATGTGTTTCATTCTATGAAAACTTTGCAACACAAATCAGCAAATACACACGAAAATACTTGAACTTTATGTATCATAGCAAAGAATCGCGAGAAATAGTAAACATGTCAAACCCCGAAACCCCTCTATTAATCACGCAAAATATGCCAGCACATGTCAGCCTCTCTGAAATCGTTCGTGAGTATGGTCAAATATTTCGCCAAAGTGTATATCGATGGATTATACATTGACATTAATCTACTTGACAATAAAGATACTAAACGGTTTGATAAGGCAAAGAAAATTATAGAACAGATGAAGAGAGAAAACACATGCCCTGCAGATTTTAATCTTCTTACAAAGGCTAAGAATGAGTTCCAGTTTCAAATAAAAGTCAATAAAATATTTACAAAAGTCGCACGTCTTATCTTAGAGATTAATGCAAACACTTTTACTCAAATTATACGAACAAGGGGAACACTTGATATTCTCGCCAAAAATTATAAAGAAGGTAATACTGAACAAATTAAACAAGACGCACTCAAACTTATTAAAACTATGGGAGAACGAGGAGGACAATACGTAAAAGAATCAAAAGATAATTTGAAAAGAAAACATACTATCGAAGCTTTCGGAGAAGTATTTGAAAACTACAACATAATTGACCTTCTTAATCATTATCTTAGACATCGTTCGTCCATGAAGTTTCAAGATATGATTGCCAGATGGGAACAAGCTTGTGCACGCGCAAATTGTAACTACCTTGCCGTCGAATATGACTACTTCTCGCGAAACAAACTATACCAACTTGCAATCAATGCAAAACCATTGTTCATTAAACATGCATTAGAACTGTGCCAAGGACGAGCAGTTGTATATATTGACGGTGATATGTTCATCAGAAAATATCCTAACATTTTTGATATGCCAAATATTGACTTTATGTCTCGTGGATGGAATATTGACCCCCGTTCTAGTTATAACATTGGAACCAGTATCATGTTTAATCCATATAAGTTTGAGACTTCAGGAGGAATTATGTATTTCTCGAACTCAAGCGAATCCATTAAACTTATGGACATGTGGATTGATGAATCAGCAAAACCATCTAATAGTGGAAAAGCCGATGATCGTATTCTATCTATTGTTTTTAACGCTAAAAAATTATTACTCAATATGACGACCATACAATTACCTATTGAATACCTATGGCTAACACTTGATTATGATGACAGAATGCTTGAACACATATACGACTGGGACAAAAATGAAATGGATTCAACCATCTTTATTGATCACCCAGAATGCCTCACCAGCGAAGAAACTGCAGAAGGTGCTGGGGCTTCCAGCGATAGAAGTCCAAAATTACATAAGTTTCTTGACGCCGAAGAAGAAGATATACCTGTCAGCGAAGAGTTCCATGAATATTTTATGTTCCCCAGTCAAGAAATGGCAAACCAATTTAAATCATATCACGCATACATGAGCGAAACTCAATATATTGATGACGGTAACCCCATTTTATACGAGAGAAAACTTGTTGACAGACAAAAACCAGAAAATAATGAGTATCCCATGTATATCACTTCGTATGATAAACAATATGGAAAACAACAAAAGATTGTTGATAATAATATGAAAATAGTTCAAGACGAACTCAATGATACTTATTGGTCAAGAGAGGAAAGGACTACAAATCATAAATACCAATTTTAAGGATGACAAAACTATATTGTTATGTGAAGGACGTGTTCCAGGAGAAGAATACACTATACCTATGATTATTGCACTTCTCAATAGAGGATACAGTGTTATATACCTACCATCTAGTTGTAAAGACAGTTGTTACCTATCACTTGTAAATGATAAACGTTCAAACTTAGAACTTATCTTCATGCCAGAGCTTTCAAAATCTGAAAGTATTCTCAAACCAGTTGTTGACATGACACAACCTATCTACTTTAAACAACAATCCAACCTATCACTCTTGACAAAAGCGCTTGCAATGTATCCTTCACTTGAAGAGTTCACACATTCATTTGCATTAGGAAATTATCAGGTCCTGTCTAGAATTAGAATTGGTTATGTTTTCAAAAAATCGGGACAGCCCGATGCCAATATTCTTTCTTTTTGTAACTCAAAACCAAACTCTCTGGTTGTGAACGTGAACCCAAAAACAAATCCACCCATTATCAACGGAGGTTACAGACAATACGGAGCAGGAATATCACAACAAGACATTGATGAATATATATCTGGACAACAAATCATGTATGGTGCAGGACTTAAACATTATAAATCAGGCGGTGTAAAAATAAAACATCGCACCAGAAAAAATAAACCACACAAATGGTCAGCAAAATATAAACGTTCTATAGACTGTAAAAATCCAAAAGGATTTTCGCAAAAACAATATTGTAAATACGGAAGAAATAAAACAAAACGTTCACGTCGAAAACATTAATTACATCATAATAACATATGTATTTTATTATGATATTCAGCTAGTAAATAGTATAAATCCTTTTTCATAAATATCCTGTTTTGGCTTCTTATCCTTATTATCCGGTAATTGTTCTTTTTCATTTTCATCTTTTACACACACGGGTGCATATGTTTTTTCCTTTCCCTTTGGAATAACAGTCTGCTTACTCGAAGCAATACCCATTACAATAATATACAACAAGTTTTTAATTTGTATAGAACACATCTTTTATTTATATTCATCATTCCAGCTCTTTACTCCAGAATAAACACCCATTATAAACTCGTTATCTGTGCTATCTCCACATGTTGCATGTTCAAAATCAATTAACCACAGTTTGTTAGGAACATTATTATCTAAAACAAAATTATATCCTGTAAAATCGGGGTATTCTATTCCATTGTCAACTAATTTCATCATTATTTCACGTATTTGTTCATAGACATCATCTGGAATATCTTCTATATTATCCCCATACATATCCGATACCGACATACCATCTATCTTTGCCATTACAAACTGACGGGTTGTCTTATTATACATCACTGGACGAGGAATATTTATTCCTTCTATCTTTAACCCATGAATGTATTTATGCATAAAGGTTTCATGTTTATCTACATTCTCTTTCACAAAATAGGCGTCGGGGCGCGAGGTATACCTTTCCATATTGGAAGTTCTTTATTGATAATTACTGTATAGCCGTTATGTCTTCAATTTATTATATATCCGTTAGCTTTCAACCTTTTCAGTCTTCACTTTCAATATTTGTTGACTAGGGTCGGGTTTCACAATGTTTTTTGTCTGCACATCGTCTAACCATTCTATACCCTTCACCTCAAACATACCCCCTGTCTTTCCTTTCGGGTAAAAAATATTCTCTTCTCCGACCACGGTAATAAGTATTTCTTTAAACTTACCAACACCCATGTCCTGAGATATTTGCGGTTGTTCGCGTTTAAACATATTCCATATTGCTGTTGAACGAATACATCCTTCAGTATTTTTTTTCGTTTTCTCTGTGAACCAACCAGAAACACTTCCATGATGTTTTACGTTCACATCATTACTCTCATTGTTCATTAGGTTGACAATGTCTTTCTCTAATAAGTCATAGAGAGAACGGGTGCTCACTATAACCGCTTTCAATTCTCGCATACGCTTACGCATTTCACCAACACGTTCCGCTACTTTAAAGTAACTATTCTTTATTTCAACTAATTCATCTGAACCTGTACTACGCGATGATATTCTCTTGTCATAATCCTGGCATAAATAAAACACACTTTTCAATACCGATTCGCGGTTTTCCATCAACATCAAACGATTTATATGAACAACACATTGCTCATCTGTTATCCATTCAAACATAAATGTTGCCTTGTCACGTTTATCTATATCGGAATAGAGAGAAACTAACCATGCGAAACGTATATTTGTATTACGACGAAGGTCCGACTTAATCTTATCAATCTGGGGATTGTCCACGTTTCTTTTATAATACTTAGAGTCAACCATGATTGTCATTCCCCTCAAAGAGAGAAGAAAATCACCCTTATGCGGCTGATTATGCACATCTTCTATATCAAATCCGTCAAAATCGCCAAAAGTCGCTTTTGCCACATCATAAAAACACTGTTCGCCGATTGCCCCAATTTCACTAGACGTCTTTGTAGCGGTTTTTGCATTCACACTTTCCAAAACTTGGCTATTACGTTCCAATGCACTATTCATTTTCTCACCAATTATCGCCACTTCTCGTTGAACTTTTACGTCAAAGCTGGCCATCTGCATACGCATCTTTTCTTTTAACTCAAACAATTCATTGTCACGTAAACGGATTATTTCTGCAAGCCGTAGTGCCTCTTGTGACTTTTCTGTTGTTAGTCTATCCAGCACTTCTATCTTATGACGAACTACACGCCCTATCTCATCCTCTAATCGTTCATCATACATCTTCTTCTCACGTTCACGTAACTCACGTTCTATCATAACTTCCCGTTCTAGTATTTTCTTCTCCTCAGAGAGAAGAGAGAAACGGTCAAAAAATTGACCCTCTATCTCTTTGTACACCTCGGCATTATTTACTTCGGCCATTCGAGACTTACATTCTTGAAGACAGACTGTTCCACTCTTTATAGCTATCAACCGTTCTTCTTGCGTAAGAAAACAGAGAGATGAATAATCTACATCACTCACCTCTATTTCTATCTTTTTTGTTGTCATTATCTATATTTTACATATCAGTTCCTTTAAATCCTCTTTCTTATTTCTTATCATGATTTATACTGGTCGCACTTTACGTGACGAAGATGTCCGACAAAGTAATGGAGATAATACCATAAATCCAATAATTCCAAGCATACACAATAACGCAATAGCTTCACCGCCCATATTAATATCTTTTCTGTTCTGTTCTCAATATCATTTTGCCATTATACCATTCAATTTGACAAAAATAAAATATATCCATCATATAATAAATTGAACGTAGTCAACCACTTTCATATTATGCAACAACATATGCAGTCATATTCGACAGTAACTACAAGTAACAATGAACCAACAACAAAACACTTTCAAGACCATGGTGGATAATGAGAGTTATCTACAAAATGGAATGGACATTAGTATCAGTGATACTGAAAGTAATGTCTCAACTCAAGAAATTAACGCAACAAACAACGACTTACTACGCCCTATCCCCCCCTTAACTTCCGAGACAGATACTCAAGATGAGATAGAAATTATCATTGACCGAACACCATCCCCGCCCAATGAGAATGAGGAATATGAAGAAAACAGCGAGTACGACAGCGATGCTACTGAAGACGATGGTTTAGACGAGGATTATGACGCGGTTCGTATTCTACTCGATAATATGAGAGATAATGAACAAGATGATAATCATGGAATTGTTGGATTGGTCGAAGAACACGCAGAAGATGATGAAGATGATGAAGATGATGAAGGATATATCGGACTTGCATGCATTGGACCAATAATTGCGGGTAAAGCCATGCAATATTATCGCATAGGTGATTCCGAACAAGCTCTCAAGAAATACCTAGTTGCGATTTCACTAACCCCGTATATGAACTACTATAACGACATAGGCACCATATATGAAAGCATGGGTGATATTGAAAAAGCAAAACACTACTACTTGCTTGGTATTGATTATACAGATTGCATCCTCGCAATGTATAATATTGCAGACTTATTCAGAAGAGATATGAATAATATTGATAAAACCAAGGCCGAATATTCTACAAAAATGATGTTAAAGTATTACGAAATGGCAGCAAATAAGGGAGACAATGAAGCCCTTGAGATGGTGTGTGCTCTTGCATACGGAAAAGATCCAGTAAGGTTCTCGATTGCATTCAAGCAAATTATGGAACACCAAGATGACCACTTCCCTTGGGATGGCGAACATGGAGATGGATATGATGATGATGAAGAAGAGAAAGCTATCTATTATCACTTCTTGAAAAGCACTAACAACATTGAAATACTTCAAATGTTGCAAAAAACTGATACAGACAACATGAACGAAGCCGAAAAGAAACATATCAATGACTGCATTGGATTATTAAACAAAGAAACATCTGTAATGACATACAACAACAAAGTATCACTATTCAAGAGTCTTAATCATGTAGTTGAATGTGGCATTTGCTACGACGAAAAGTTAAACATTAATCTACACTGTGGACATTGTGTTTGCACCGACTGTTATGTTCGCCTCTATACAAAACAGTGTCCATTCTGCAGAATAGATACACAATTTGGGATATTCGATTAATACACTACAAAACAAATAAAAATAAGAATGACATCCGTCATTTTTATTTTTACATCTTACAAATTACTTGTCGTTGCGGGTGCTGTAAACAATCTTAAAACGTTCTGTCTTTGGAATTGTGACTTCGGGCACTACCTTACGAATAATCTTATTCTGTAATTGTTCATCCTCTTCATCTGTTGCACCGCCCATTGTATTACCAATAATATTCATGTATCGCATATGTGTGCTTGTCCTTGGATTAGAGAATGTAGGATTAACACGTTGCCATTCTGGTATTTTTTTGACGTTTTTATGACGAACATATCGTATTACTTTTTTCATCTTGTCTTTCTGTTCAGTATCTTTTTCCCAGATATCATTGTCTTTTATATAAATAGATTCACGTTTAATATCGCTACAATGAATTGGTCGCTTATCAACATCCAAACGTTGTAAACCATTCAACAAAATACGCGTAATACCTTCAACAAACCCAAAATTACCCATATTTTCTAAGTCTGTTGTATTCACTGGAAGACTATCTATAAAATCACTTATGTTCATTGCATCTTTGCATTCATTATTTAAAAAAACATTCAAATTAAACTTATTGTTTACTGTGTTATTTGTAGTAATATTTGTTACATTATTTGTCTTTTCGGCTAACTCTATAATTTGTTTTCCTTGTTCGGCAAGTATGTGCTTTAATTCCACATTTTGTTTTGACTGTTCATTAATAAGACTTGCTAACATACTATTCAACTCGTTTGTGTTCGTTTCTTTATTATCATTTGTCACTCCATTTGAAATGTCAGAGCTAAAAGAATACTGTTCTTTATCCTTCTCATTAATAGACATGTATGTTATCTCTTCTTCTGTGTTATCTTTTTCAGAATCAATATATATATCACACTTTTTACGGTGCTTACATAGAGAAGATAAATGCTTGTATTTTTTACCACATATACAAAAGTGCTCATTTGTATCATTTTCGGACTGTTGTTCTAATTTATTAACAGTTGTTGATAATGGTTTATCTTCAATCTTCGAATGCGCGCTATATTTATCTCCTATGGCTTTTATAGGCATATTATTAGTAGTATTAATAGTAGGTTTGGGATTATTATCATGAAACATAGTCTGTCTAGATGTATGATTTATTTTCATGATACCCATCTGTTCAACCATCTCTACGTTCTTCTTATGCTTTAATGTCTGCATGTGTTTTTGCATATCATTACGACGAGCACACTTATATTTACACCATGTACACGAGAACCCATAAAATGAATATTCTTTATCCGACATTAGAAAAACAATTAATAGTAATACGATTATCCCTGTAAGTTTAAGTTATTATATACGCATATTTTCTTTCTATACTCTATTATCTTAAATTATAACTTTCAAAAACCATCATCCTACAAAATATAGAAAATATTATCGTAAGAACGTTGTATATATATTTCATTGTAATTACATCATATAACATATAAATAAAATGTATCGACAACATAAAATATTTCTCAGTGTTGCGAGTTTTGTTAGCCAAAGTCGCAGAAACTCGCAATGCTGTAAAACTATAAAATAGTTGACTATTATTTCACACATTAATGATAATATATTTGATGTTTGAAATTACATAATTGTCAAATGCGAGTTTTGTTAGCCATTCATTAGCCACCCATTAGCCATTTTTCAGCGGTCCAAAATTCGAGAAATTCGAGAAATTGCCAAAATTTTATTTTATGGTAACAAAAATGTTCGAGGGTGAAAAGTTTGTTACCATAATTTTTTTTTTTTTTTGGTTTTTAAAAGTTCTTCTCAAATAAAATTGGACATTTTTGGACATTTAAAAATGTCCAATTTTCAAAAAAACGAATTTTTACGTGCACGTTTTTGAAAAAGCTTTATATTGTTTTTTAATATAATATATTTAATGTTTAAAGAATTATCCAGCTACTCTATATCATTTTAATATAATAGTTTAATTTCATACTTAAAGAACCGAACAAGATAGACCTGTCAAAATCTTTGTCTATATTGATTACTATTTTGTGTACTCACTATATACATACAATATACTTATTCATTATTTATCATGTCTGATATGTCTATGCTTCATAAACCTACCATACGTGTGATTATTAATGTTACTGGAAGCCCTCATGCATACAAAGAAAAACACAATGATGGTTCAGTTACATACGTAGGCCTATTCTACGATATATATCAAAAAATGAAAAAATCACTGGAAGACAAATACAACTTTGTAGAAACATATGATGAAGACTTTAGTATCACAAACTCACTTAACGATATTCGTGACGGAAAGTACGACTTAGGTATAAGTAATTATTCTACTACTTCTAAACGGCTAGAAGATGTAGACTTTACTATGAATATTATTATGGAACGTGACGTCATTGTATACAAGCAAAAAGACGGCGCCAACATAAGAACAATAGTAAATCTTATTATAGAAGTTTTACTCATACCTGTTGCCATCCTTATCTGTCTCGGTATTGTTATCGGGTGGCTTATTTACAGATTTCAAACAGGACGTAACCCTGAACTACCAAAAAAACTCAGACTTCAACGTTCTATTATTGCTACCGTGTCGGTATTCTTAGCAGAAGCTGGAATGATTGCCGAAGAAAGTCCTCTCAATTTTACATCTATATTTTTCACAATGCTTATCATGACAATTGCACTTGTATTTAATACATATATCACTGCAAATCTCACAAATCGTGTTATTGAGATTAATGCTAGCACAAAATACACACGAGAGACTGTTGCAGATATGCATATTCTTGCATTAAAAGACCAATCTATTGTCGATAAGTTTAAACAATACGGAACACAAGTCACCGAAATGTCTACTAATATCAAAAAAATGATACAAAAGTATCTTAATAATACCGAAAAATATGACGGAGTTGCATTAGAAACATCTGCTGCTATAGTCGTTGCCAAAAAATACGACTTAAAAACTACGTCTGCCAATTTTGGTTTCGGAAACGCTGTATTTGCAGTCAATAAAAACAGGAACGATCTTCTTGCAGACTTAAACAAAGAAATAAAAAAATTGCACGACTCAATGGACACCGAGCGTATATGTAAAAAATATATGGATGATAATTATGCATACCTATGTGTTTTATAATCACTACCATTTCTATTTGAAATATAGACAAATAGAAATGACTATTTATACACCTGTTGACCCAAACCCGCCAGCTCCTCTTTCTGTTGAAAGTCCCAACTCGTCTTCACTTGACAAAAGCTTTACATGAATTGGAACCATTCCAGGAGCAACAATCTGAACAAGACGATCGCCAACTGCTACCATATAATCCCTATAAAAACAATCAAACGCACACATAAGCTCGCCTCTATAACCACTATCAATCACTCCCGCACTATTCGACAACCTCAATGATGTCTTTGAAATACTAGAACGAGGAAATAACATATAACCCGTGTTTTGACATGTTCCATCACGCATTACAAGCTGTGCACAACATTTAATGCCTAAATTAAGACGCCTTGGTTTGCCCACTATAAAATGTTCTATAGAAGGACTAAATAGGTCAAAACCTGCATCTGGATAACTGTTTGTCGTTATGTTGTCATTGTGAGCATTTATTAAGTGCGTATACCTATCATGCAACTCTTTATCATCTCTATCCATGATATAAATACCCAAGCTCATGTGACATACATCAAACGGAAGTGCCATTGAAAATGAACTCATTGTCTTTAATATACTACTATTACGATATATCTTCTAAATAGTATTGTTTGTATATTTTAACAGAACATGTCTTCCCTGACAAAAATAGATAACCTAATACCAGGTAAAAGATACTTTGTTGATGTATGGTGGAACCTACATAACACAATCAGAGAAAGAGAACCCTATCAGTTTATAGGTATATTTAGACGTATTGTTTATGTACCCGCAAAAAGACACGTTAACCGACATGGACTTGTCTACATTCAGCGACCTGCAAGAAGTGAAGTATTATTTACTATTCTAGACCACTTAGGAAAAGAAAAAAAACAAGAAATTAATGTAAGTTCAATGAATTCATTCTATTCCAGTTATCGTCCAAAAAGTCTTGAATTATGCAGACGAAAAGCCGTTATGCGTTTACGACTGCCATATGATCTAAAATGGTACCTACGAAAGTTTGTTGACCCACCAACCTACTTTCTTCGTATCTCTAAAAAAAGACATAAGTTAAAACAAAAGAATACAAATTGAACCATTATCATGTATAACAATTTAATGACATAAAATAGTTTACACCATCATGCAGTCAGATGAAATATTAAGAAGAGCACCAACCACGAAAAAATCACATACAGGTGCCTACGAATTAGAACAAAAATATGAAAAAAACGAAGTGCTACAATTGTTCTATTCTTTGACGAACCGTATTGAAGAACTTGAGAGAACCGTTCGCGAACTTAAGACACAACAACATGCCACTATTAAAGGTAACACAAAAACTATACCCAAAAAAGAAATACTTGACAAATTAAATAATCATGACCATGGCACTACTCCCTTTAAATCATTCGATGATTTTGAATATATTATCATGAACCATATCAATATTGATGATAATCTGCTATTAAATAAGGGTATCTCACTTGATGAACTTATTTTAGAATATTTCAAGGAAACTCTTGTATACATTGAAAATCAATATCGTATGTTGTTGTATAATAATGAAACAGATGCAAACGCTGTATTTCCCATTGTTTATTTCCCTGAAAACCACAAACACACGATGTTTGTCTATTCTTTAGAAAAAAAAGAGATACATGGTTCGTCGTTGTGGCCACAATGGTCTGTATTTACAAATGAACATTTACAACGATTAACACAAAAAATACACGTAAAACTTATTAGTCAATGTAATCAATGGAGAATAGACAATCTTGATGGAGATAAAAATAAACTTAAGAGAAACGACACGCTCACTTACCAGTATTCCGATATGATATCTAGAATATGTAATGTACAACCTACTACTAACGGCGCGTTAATGACCAGAATAAAAAAGGCAACTTTAGATATTATTCAAAACAACACAGACGTTAGACTACTTTAAATAATGTTTAGCTATTTATTCGGTTTGTTTTATTGGTAATTGCGATAATTTCAGTTTATATAAAGTATTTTTTATAAAAAAAAATATTTGTTAATAGTATAATCATGCCAACCTACTACGGTACCCAAAGCAACCCCACCGCAGACCCAGCCAGTAATACGCTTATCGCAGACTCAACTGATGCTTCTTACTCTGTCCGGCTTACTACTGGAGTTAAAGATAAGTTGATCATTGATATTTGTGGTGCTTCTGCCAATGCAGCCATGTCTGATGCTAGTTGTATCCGCATTCGTTGTATTATCAACGACGGTGAACTTGATGGATTTGGAAAGTTCACCACTAATGCATTCCAGTATCGCGATATTTCCAGTGTCGCCAATGACATCGCATTATCCTCTGCCAATGAGGGTAAGGCTCTCGTCGGTATGGAAAGCCTTCCTTTCACTTTCCGTACCTTAGAGAATGCCAGCATCACTCCCAGCAGAGCTTTCCGTGTTGTTCTTAAGGCCCCTGGCATCAAGAACGGTGACAAGGTCAGCGTGTATGTTGATGCTTGTAACAACACCACCAAGGCTACATTCCAGTCTAAGGGATTTTCTAATACCGGTGCTGATGTCAAGTTCAACCAGGACAGTACCACTCGTCCTTATGCTCTCATCAATGCCGGACCTAGTGGAACTGGTGCTAACGCAGGTATTCCTGCCTTCAGTGGTAGATTGTTGAAGAAGGCTGGGTCTACCACTGATGCTATTCTTCAGGTTTCTTCTGGTAATGTGTCCTTGTTCTCCAGTGGAGGTGAGGGTATTGGATTGGCCACCTTGAGCTTTTCTCTTTCTCCACAAAATATCAACGGTAATGCCGGAGGTGATGATGCTTACTTCTCCCTTACCTCTGCCAATGAGAAGGTTGTCGATGGTGTCTATTTATACGAGTACACTGTCGCCGGTGGTGCTACTAAGTCATACTACTTACAGTGTATCCGTGTTGCCGATGATTTTGACCAGACTGCTCTTGTTGAACAGTTCCCCGTCCCTAACGAGCTTCTTCTTGTTAGCAACCAACCCTCTAACCCCACTGCTACCGGCACCAACATCACCGTTGATGGTACCCAGTTAGGCGATGGCGAGAAGGCCGTCGTTAGCTTCAAAGGTGCAGGTGCCCCTGAGGGTTATCAGTCCATTGAGCGTTTCTCTGCCTACTACGCCAGCCGTGACCAGATTGATGCCATGCCTCGTAAGTCTGTAAAAGTTGCGGACTTCAAGACCAACGTTCCTTCTCAGGTTGTGCACATCGAGCGTGCTGATATCTCTTATGCTGCCCAGGATTCTACCCAGAAGATCACAATTACTGGTCTTCCTAATACCACCTCAGGTGATAACGGAAGCCGTTATGCTGTCCTTGTCACTGCTTCTACCAAGGACAAGAGTGGTGCATACATTGAGTCCAGTAACACTACTGATATTTGTGCCACCAAATTTGCAACTACTGCTGATGCGTCAATGGGTTTCGTGGTGCAGGGATGTCCCGATGCCCCTATTGGTCTTGAGATCGTAACTGGTAAGGGTATCAGCACCGCCGCCGCAGGTAACGATGATACTGCTGCTGCCGCCATGGAGGAGAATCTAAAGCTTGTCTACTTCGATAATGTTGACCAGAACGGAGCCAACTACAACAAATTAAACTATGCAATCATTCGTGCTTCTGATCTCCAGTATGTCGGAGTCAATGATTTCACTTTGGATGGTTCCTTCACAGACATTGGCAACAAGAGCTTTTCGGGCACCAGTCTTTCTCAAACCGCGATTATCGATGCCACAGATTCTGCTGGTGTTAAATACATCTACAAAAATGGCAAATGGGCTGCTGTCACCGCTGGCCTCAAGGATGCTTCCAACGGCACTGCATTTGCTATTAAGATGGGCTTCGAGAACTCCGTCGGACAAGGTGACAAGAGTGACTGGGTGCAATTCACCCCCAGCAGTGTTCCCAACGCCCAAAATTTCCTCTTTGCTTTCGATCCTTCTGGTGATGCAGCCAATGCCCATTTCGGTAACTTTGCTAGTGGCGCTGCTGACTTCGAACTTGACCAGGCTGATATCACTTCTAATACCCGTGCCAATGTTCAAGGACTTGACCACACTAGCGGTTCCAGTATCACCTTTAAATGGAGTTTGAAGAACAAGACCGAGAAGGCTAAGGGAACGGCCGGTAAGGTCGCTGCCACCTTGGACGGTGGTTCCGAGATCCTATCCTCTCGTTTTAATGTTCAGAAATCCGCCGCTGTTGCAATAAAACAAAATGTAAACGAACCCAGCGCTATGACTGCAGCTCGTACTCATGGTCAATCTCAGAAGGATGTTGATAACGCCAAATCTGGTGTACACTTCTACGAGGGTGGCATAGATGCGATCTTTGCCAGCCAGGGTAGGGATAACACTGATAAGGACGTTGGATTGAAATACGGACAACGTTATGATATTTCGGCAGCGCTTGTCAACGCAAACGGTCACAACGAAGATAAAGAATTCAAGTGTCTTGGTTTCGCTCCTATGAGAGATATGGTAAAGCCAAAGAATTTTAGACAATCTTCTACCGCTCCCATCCTTACCGCAGGATTCAAGGCTGTCGTTGATCTTTCCTATATTGATATGTCTGGTGTTGCTGATCATGGTGGTCATTTGCTCACTGCTTATGATGTCAAGATGACCCAAACTATTAATGGTATCACCAATGTGATTCGTCCTTATCAAAGCACTAACTCTAACAAGGCACTTGATGCTTCCCAGAATGGTATTATCGGTGGTAACACAGCGGCATCATTGAATAAGTCTATGACTGTTACATCCACCGCCAATGCCAAAGCTGGATATCCTATCACTGTTACCGTCCGTGCTGAGGCCAACGCCGCCGACTACAACGATGTCAACAATAACTTGAATACTGCCGAACGAGCCAACCAGTTCTACAACAAGAACCGTGCCAATGTTCGAGTAGAAGGAACCCCCTTCGTTGTTGCTGGACCTGGAAGGGCAAGTGGTCAACAAAACGATGAGGTTATGGGTCTTTCTGTCGAGAACGGAGATGCTAATTTGACTGTTCAGTTTACCCAACCTGAAAATGCTGCCAAACAAGACCCCAACAAACCCAACGGTGGAGATCCTCGTGTCATGTCATACCACATTACTGCTTGGGATATCTCCCAGAGCACCCTCAGTGGCAGTAACAACGACAGGGAGGTCCTTGCTGTCGCTAAATACGAGCACGCTGTTGCCCCCGTAGCCGGCCAGAGCGTCTACACGGTCAACCTCAACAATTCTTTGGATGGTGTAACTCTCAGAAATGGTAATTCTTATCTCATTCAAGTCCAAACTCGTTGGGGATATGGAGAGGGGCTCCTTAACGCAGAAAAGACCGTTGGCGTCTATTCTACTGCTCCCTTAAAGGGCAAGATTACTGATGTCCCTAGAGCAGTAACTGGAGGATACAAATGGTTTGCTGCAAACGATGCAGATAACATGACTTCTCCCTTAAAGGGTCTCACCTCTTCCCCTGACATAATCACTAAACCAACCGAAATGTGGTTGCCTAACGTCGCGCAGAACGCCACCGCAGGTGGGGCTGGATACAGCGTTCCTTCCGGTAAGCCTACCATTGAGTTCGACCTCTCAAAGAAGGTTCTTAAGATCAGAGACAATGGTAATGCCCTTAACAATGGTGCATTGATCCAGCTTTCTCCTGTCCCCACCGGATCCACCCCATCTGTCTTCAGCGTTGACCTTCTTGCCCAATCTGGAGGTACCCCCACTAACTACACCACTGCCAGTGCCATCAAGGATAATCTTGATTTGACCCATACCATTAAGTCTAGCGTTTTGGGCTCTAACTGGGCCAATGAACAAAATATCGTTATTGTTGATAACGACAATGGTTCTGACTATAAACTCATAGGTATCTAAATAAACAAAATCATATAAATATTGAAAAGTAAAGATAATGATGTATTCTATATATCAATATCTTTAGTGTGTGTTTAGTAAGCTAACTAGATGTAAATTATCTTTCCCATGTAGGTTTCCATGGAACAATTGGTTTGGGTGTATTATTCACAACAATATCATGAACAGGTATCTCTCTTTCTGGTAATTCTACATGAACTTTCTCGTTTTTAATAACTTTCTCCTTATCATCTCTTTCCCAAGTAGGAACCCAGGTTTGTTGAGGTTTGGGTTGTGGTTGAGGAAGGGGTTCAGAGTTTATCTGAATACCTTCTTGAAATACATATGTCTCTTTTCCAGCATGTAGAACCGGCATTTTCTCCAATGTCATATTATTGTTTTTAGTAGGGAAGAAAGGAAATACAACTTGTTGAGGTTTGGGTTGTGGTTGAGGAAGGGGTTCAGAGTTTATCTGAATACCTTCTTGAAATACATATGTCTCTTTTCCAGCATGTAGAACCGGCATTTTCTCCAATGTCATATTATTGTTTTTAGTAGGGAAGAAAGGAAATACAACTTGTTGAGGGGTCGGTTTCTTATATTCTTCAACAAGAATATTTGCTACTCTCTGTTTTGAACTAGAAACAGACTTGGGTTTACGTGCTTGAAAAAGTAACTGCATTGTGGGACGGGCGGTTTGTCTTGAGTTAGATTTGTTAGCTAAGGGAGTGTTAATAGAGTGCATAGTTACATCTCTGTTCTGAAGCGTCGCATGTTTATTCTCAAAAATCGAACTACGTGGTTGATATTGTATCGATAAACTTGCTGGACGGCTACGAGTGGGTATAGTGAATAGCATTAGCCTAAATATATATTATGTAGATAAATTAGTTTTTTATATACATAAGAATGATAAACTACAAAGAGTATATAAATTATATTGTTTTTAGTATAGAACTTAGTATAGTGAAAGAAAAGTAGGCAATGACTGTTCCAATAACAAGTCCAGCGATAACTTGGTCAATATAATGACGTCGTGCAATTACACGCTGTGCACATGTAATAAATGTCAATACAATATAGAATAATGTTACATGTATACTTTTTGTAGTTAACCAAATGAACATAGTATTAAAAGCAGATGTTTGCGCATGTCCTGATGGCATACCATATCTATGCGCATCTGTGGTTTTTTCTATAAAGGAATCGGGATAAATGGTGTGGTTTGGATTTTTTGATGTGTCCAAACTTGCACTTACGTAACTAGTGCTTTTTGTTTTGTCAGGACGTCTTTGTCTAATGATAAGTTTAATGAGTGGATTTATAAATGTATCAAATATGATGCCTGCTAAGTAGGTATATATTGTTATAGATTTATGGTTTAATATGAAAAGTGTTAATATAAAGGTAATAAATGGTCCGAAGCGACCTAATCTATATAAAAACGTTCCTAATATACTCATAATTCTTATAGATACATGATATTTTAAAATATGTTTTGTATTTTGTAATTATGTAATCAATATAAGTGTCATTTGAAATCTATATTGATTATAAGTTTGACCGTGATTTTATACTAGGTTGTATAATGTTTCGTTGTTCATTATAATGGTCAATAAAATCAGACATATAGTTAAACATGTTTATATTTCCATTTGTGCTTCGTGTAAACGCATATTTACTTGATACAATAGGTAATGTAGATGTAAACTGATGTCTTCCATTATTAGTGATATTATGTTGAATATCGACAATATCGTAGTCAGTATGTTGTTTTTTGTATACGGAACGGTTATTTGTTCTCGATATAATATCCCAACTTTCTCCTGTCATTAATGCATCAATATCAAGTAATGGGTCTGCTGTATCTTCTGATAGTTCACGGTTGGATATATAAGTAAGAGGAGGTGCAGTAAACATATTTCTATCTTTATGGTCTAACTATTTGTGTATATGATTTTACGGTTTGAAGCTTTCCGCTGTATATTCTATATAATAGGAATGCTCTATATCATTTCTATTATATTGTGAAGGTATGTAATAGTGAAATCGTGTTAGTACATTGTAATTACCAGCCAGTGGTTTTATAGTATTCAGAATGTTTTAGATCTCGTTCTATCTGTTGATTTAAAGTTCCTACTCTTCCAAAGAAGAATTGTAATAAGTTACTTTCTTTCACTACCTCACCGCTAAATACAACCCATTGCACTTCTACCAATGTAAATACAGCAAACCCAAAAAGAAGCATTTTGAAGTGTTTATCTATACAAAACGTTTTGTTGAATGGATTGAGAACAATAAGAATGATTATACAGACGAGAATGGTTGTTAGTTCATTCGCAATATCCTTGATACGAACAACTTGTCTGAAAAAGTTTGTTGTCTCTTTATCCTCTCTTTTCTTCTACATGACAAGTTATTGCACAAGTAATAAATATAATCTTGATAATAATTGCTATAGAGAGGAAAAATATGATATATTGAATCTACGCGAAGCTGACTTTTGAGGTCTTTCAGTATTCTATATATAATAGATGTCATGTATAAACTATATTATATTATGATGCGAAAATAGTTTGTACGAATGTTTTATACCATATATTTTTATATAACAGCTTAAAGACACGTTGGTTAATACATATAGCCCGGGTGGGTCCACGGTAATGGACTGTCTCTTAAACTAGATAGAATATGTTTATGTTAGATTATTGGCTATTTGAGACGACACTCGTTAATCTAACATAGTAGAAACATAGTTCTTGGTAGATGACGTATGGTAAGTATATTGTCATGTTATTATGGTGACATGGCCGAGTGGTTAAGGCGGTGGACTAGAAATCCACTGGGACATTCCCGCGTAGGTTCGAGTCCTACTGTCATCGTATTTGTATGTAAGTAAATTAATCGAAAGTATTTTAACTATTCTCTTTTCTTCTCACCGGGTTTAGCTCAGTTGGCAGAGCAATCGACTGTAGTGGTGTCGCTAGAGCGACGTATATGAGATATCGATAGGTCACCTGTTCGAATCAGGTAATCCGGACTTAGAGACAAGCAGTCACCATTTGGTGTCTCGTTAAAAATGACTGCATATTTGGTTGTATATATTGTATTTATAGGTTTGTATGTTGTTTGTATATAGTTGTGTTTACAACATACGTTGTAGTTGACAGATCTGAATAGATCTCTAAACTGTTCAAAAGCACGGTTGTCCGAGTGGTCTAAGGAGCCAGACTTAAGACCTGGTAGCGTCAGCTGCGTGGGTTCGAACCCCACACCGTGCAATTCCTCTTGTATATGGGATAAAATATACTTCCTCTCCTATAGTGTAGTGGTTATCACTCAGGACTTTGAATCCTGAAACTTCGGTTCGATTCCGAATAGGAGAAAAATTGTGTATATATTGTTATGTAGTTGTATAAAAATATATTTGACCCGGTTAGCTCAGTCGGTAGAGCGCACGCCTTTTAAGCGTGTGGTCGTGGGTTCGAGCCCCACATCGGGTGGGGGAAGAGACAATCCCTTGGCCTAGAGCCAGAAGTCTCACGGGAAATGGAGAAAGCATAAATTAATTATCTAATAGAAAACACTTTATGGGTGTTTAGGGCTTTCACAGTAATATGCGAGGTCGGGGGCATGTTACACAGTTCATATAGCTCAGTTGGTTAGAGCATAGGTCTAATAAACCTAAGGTCCGCGGATCGAGACCGTGTTTGAACACTATAGTATTTGTTGTAAGTGAGTGGTTCCTATAGCTCAGTTGGTTAGAGCATCGGTCTTATGAGCCGAAGGTCTGCGGTTCGAGCCCGCATTGGAACATTTTGCGTTTGTATATTTATATAATTATATATCCGTATATTGGTGATATGATAATCATATCACATGTTTAACAGAGTGGAGCAGAGGCAGCGTGTCAGGCTCATAACCTGAAGGTCGAAGGATCGAGACCTTCCTCTGTTAAATGGACCTAGTCAAGTCGTTAAACTGGTGTTAGGGGGCAGCAATATCACATAAATATATTAAACGAATACTCTATTAATATTTGGCTAGGGGTATTCGACCGGTGCTGTCTATGTTAAAGAGTAGGGTGGTGCCTTTAACTTTGCCTTCTTAGCTCATCTGGTTAGAGCATACGCTTAGTAAGCGTAAGGTGGTGGGTTCGATCCCCACAGAAGGCTTTTATGTAATAATATTGTAAAATAGTGTATTTTTATTTAAAGACAGTTGATATCTATACTATAGGACATAGAAAGTCCTCTCCTAATGGTGTTGTTTGCTCGGTTGGTTTAGTTGGTTATAACGTAACGTTAACACCGTTAAGGTCGTGGGTTCGAGCCCCACACTGAGTATAGGAGAAAACATAACACCCCAGCTCACGTAGCTCAGTTGGTTAGAGCATCCGACTGTTAATCGGAAGGTCGCAGGTTCGATTCCTGTCGCGAGCGTCTCATTTTGAGATATATCTGCTACATATTGTAGTAGATATATTCAGACTATTTCACGTTTATTTATGGTGTTTCTTGGCGGACTTCTTGTGTTTGCGAGTTCTGTTTTTACGGCAGTGTTTCTTTCCCTTACGGGTGACCATTTTGCAACCTTTAACCTTTTTGCAGGACTTTTGTTTTTTACCACGACATAATGACTTTCCCATAGTTGTCTATACTATACAGTGAGAAAATACCTAGCGTTACTAATAAATTGAACCGACTAAATGATTGACAGTCATTGTAACAAAGATAATACCCAAATAGTATTTACAAATAACTTAGACGTTTAAAAACACATAATATGTCCAATGCCAGTGATTGCTCTTTATCAAACAACGATTGTCACATTCATAACAATGACACTGATGCTTATGATAATGACATGCATAATTGCTTACACGATGGCCCAGGATGTGAACCAACAAAATCTTCGCAGACAGCTACAGGAGATGTCGGACACATCCTACCAGATACCAGAACTGAAAAATGTAACGCAGACGATAACGTATTCGTATTATCCAGACGAGACACAGGATTGGAGTGTATCGGAAGTACGGGAGATGCAGATACAACTAAGAGTACTACCAGTGAACATGCAGATGCAGAACCACATGATGGCAAGGTAAAAAATAAGAATGCTCACTATTATCGCAATCGCGAAAAGATTTTGGCATATGCAAAGATTAGATACAGAGAAAATAGAGAAAAATTACTTGCATACTCAAAACAATATCAGAGTGAACGTAAAGATAGAGTAAAGGAAAGGAATGATGAATATTATGCGAAAAACAAGGAGGCGTTGTTAAAGAAGCGTGGCGAAAAGATAACATGTGAGTGCGGAAAGATTATTACGCGCGGGTCACTTTCGGGCCACATAAAAACAAAGTATCATTTGAAACATATTCAAAAGAACGAAGAAGAGACGAAAAAGGAAGATTAATTTAAATTTACTATGTAAAATATTAAACAAACTAAAAATAACAAGTAGCTAACTACTTTTTATTTTTACATGATGTTTCATTTATTAATAAAACTAATATAAACTTATACTCTGTATATAAATATAAAATATAGATTTACTCACCCCCTATATTCACAAACCTATTTTCATTTTTGCAGGCGCATTTACTGCTCGTTGTATATCTGGAATATTTATGTGGAAAATATTCGAAACTGTTAGAGGTAAAGATAAGATATATCGATTACCATTATTGGCACAGGTTTTTGCAGACAGTCTTACCATAGCCGGCGGAATATATACATACATTAAACTAACATAAACCAGTAACTTCTTGAAATTATTTTCTTATATTATATTGTATATTTTGCAACTTTTTATTTAAATATCAGAAGGCAAATAATAAATTGAACACGTAGTATTATTTGTATCTATTGTAACAATATACTTTACAAGTATTCTTGGTAACTTTAAGTAACAGTCAAAATGGTCAAAAATGTTAAAGGTGGAAGCGGGCATAAGAGTCAAGCTCGCAAGCATGTCGTAAGCAACAAGACATCTACAGCACTTCGCACTGTGGAAAACGAAGGAGAGTGCTATGCACATGTTGAAAAAATACTCGGCGGTGCAAACATGCATGTCACTTGCATGGACGGCAAAACACGCTTATGTCATATAAGAGGTAAGTTTAGAGGACGCGGGAAAAGAGATAATCGCATCGATACGGGAACATGGATTATGGTTGGTGTTCGCGACTATGAAACAGTAAGAGAAAGTGGTTCAAAGCTAGAAAATTGTGACCTTCTCGAGGTATACAAAGACACTGATAAGGAACGACTTCGTAACAATGTTCGAGCAGATTGGTCTAAGTTTGTTGCGAGAGATATGGAAAGAACGCATGCAGGAAAAGATGCGGTGGACGGTGAAACATTGAGGTTTATCACGGATGAAGAGGAGCAGATGGAAAGGTTCGTCGAAGAGTCGGCAGGTCTAATAGAAGCTGAGAAAGACGAGGAGGAGGGAGACTTCACAGATGTATTTACAAATCTAAAGAGTTCTGCAAAAACAAATAAAATTATAGGTCTTGAGGATGATATTGATATAGATGATATTTAATTTACTAATTATGTAAGCTACTAAGCAATTAAAATATAAACACTAAAAATAATAGACTATTCTGTTATTTTTAATGTAGGCATTGTTATAATAAACAGTATAGAGATTACTGCATATATCTAGCTAACAAGACTTATTGTTTCATAATATTCTAGTCAACGATATTTTTTAATATCCTATATAAATAGGTTTCCTATGCAATCCGCCTCTACTCCTTATTGCCCTCCAAGCATGCGCAATAAGAGACAAAAAAATCAACAAAGATTTAATAAAAATAAAGGGTTTAATATGGAAGAGAATGCAGATCTTTTTCCAGACCTACCTTTTAACTCACAAAAAAATGATGAAAGCTCTGAACAAAACGTATGTGATGATACAAAAACTTTTTCACACCTTATTGAAAATAATACACAGACCGAAGAAAAACACCAGAACAATACAAATAAGTTGCAAGACGGTTGGATTGAGATTACTGAAAAGGACACTAGAAAAAGTTTGGCGTCACATAGAGTAACTCGTAAAACAAATAAACAAGACTTTATTGAACGTATCTACGAGCAAGAAAGGTATATTCATTCTCTTAGTGATAACGAGTACAAGCAATTGTGTCATAAAACTATGGACAATCTTGTAGATATTTATAAACGACAGAGGTTAGAGTTTATTCAAACATATGGATACGAATACTATAACAGTATTTATGGTTATGAGCCAGTTTATCACCGTCGCGTGGTTTGCAAACGTGTTCCAAAAATGACCGAAAACTCTTATGAATCAGATGATAATTCACAAATGTCGGATCGTTACGTTGAATATTATACCGATGATGATGATTGGGACGCAGATAGTATGAAAGAATATGATACAATTGACGATGCAGAAGACGAATATAATGAGTAGTCTATTAGTTTAAACTCATAAGATATTATACATTTTAAATGTATACTATTTTATATTTAATCAATAATTAATGACTGAAATCCATAATGCACAGTTTATTGATGAATTAGATTTCGATGATACAAGTATTGATTGCGCAGATTTAGACAATAAATGGTTAGATGATATAGAAAAAGACAATATAGATTATGCGAAGTTTTACAAAGATGATATATATGACATCAAGGTTATGTTTGTTTATGTAGATAGTAATAATGCCATATATCATGTATCAAGTGAACATCTAGAACTAGAAACAAAAAATACCGTTCTACAGAAAGAAATTGTTAGTATTGTAAACGATAAGAAAAAAGTTAACAAAAAAAATTATAGAGTTTTTAAATGTTATCTTTATAATCTTGATATTGACCCCGATGATCTGCATAAATTTATAGCGAATAAGTATGTCGAGGATAATCATTCCTCTCTTTTTTCGCCCAGTTGACTTAGCATTTGATGTAAAAATTAATCCTACCATTGCACAGTTTCATACATTGAATACTCTCTATCTATTCATGAGAGAGAAAACCAAGTGATAAAGTTAGTAGTGATACTGGTAAAAGAAATACTACCAAAAAGGTGAAACGTGTAACTTTCCAACCCGACTTAAAACATACCAGACGCAGATATGCAAAATAAACTAACTATACTTATGCATACCTGATTGTAAACTCAAATATGGCAGAATAATCTTGCCCTCCAAGATCTATCAAATCTCCATACTTGTTTAAAAGACGCATTTGCAACCTATCTATATTTACAGGTCCAAAATAGTCTCTCTTTGGCTCAAAATCAGCCATATATGTTCGTAGACCCTGACCTGTTGCGGTAGACACTGGTAAACGGGCAAATAAGGAATCGCCAATATATCCTATTGAAGTATTTGAAATAATTCCGTCAGATAAATGATTATTATTGAAGTCATTCACATCAACAAAGATATAATCATTTATTTTTTCATTAAAAACCGATTCACTCGTTAACACCGCCTTATAGTTTACGGTTGTACTTTCAGTTGAATAAATATCACTATACACAGATGTAGATGAGACATCATAAGATGCTTTACGATAACCCAATATCCACCCTAGACCATCTTTGTAGATTTCTTGTGATGTTCCAGCTGTTGGACTAGTATCACATGAAACTAAATCAGCCTTTGCAGTGAACGTAGGAAACGATATTGTATAACTAAAATTAGGGCGAATAAATAGCATTATTAGATGCATCATATGGATAAAAAAGGTGACCCACTATCAGTTGACATCTTTGCTCTTATCATACTATGGAACGTATTCGGATTTATAGTGAATACTAAATACTGTGGTCCTGTTGTGCTGTTACTCATTATGTTATTGATTGTCTTTTCAAGATTTGTTCGTGTGTAGACCCCGGGCGGAACACTAATTGTGGTTGTTGTATCACCAGTCATTTGTTTCAAGCTTTTTGTAACAATTGTCATCTGGTTACGATTATCAATTGACGTCACATTATAAATAACGTCAGGTAGTTCAATTGCTGTCATGCGCATTGATACAACCCTGTCAATATTTTTTGGAAAATATACAATAAATGAGCTTGCTGTCTCAGTTGACTTCTTAAATACGCTATCAACACATACTTCACGGCGGTATGTATTTCTAAACAGAGGGTTTATGTCACCTTCTCCACCTGCCTCACTATTTAAGGGTTGCTCCATATTTTCACTATGGTCATTCACAACAAGTGAGGAAGGATAGTATTCTTTAAGCGAACCATCAAGAAGTGTCATCATATTTGATTTAGATTTATTATCTTGTTCTTGTTCTTGTTCTTCTTCATTATCATCTTCTTCGTACTCAACATCATACTCATTCGTATTAATATTCATTTACATACTTAGGATCACGATAAATAACAGCTTGCGCATCACGAAAAAAGCGAAGCATCGCGGGATTGTTCTTACTCGATGCAAAGAAATCGCTCATTTTTTCGTTTGCAGTATACACATATATCTTGGGATGTAATACCAAATATATCTTTTAATTCGTCTAGACTATAATTTTGGATATTATAATCGAAGTTATGTGAACTATTCGACATCTCTTATCGTAGTTACCTATATTATAACGAGGTTATACTTTATATAATTACGTGTCTCATTAATATCTTAGGATTTATTCTCTTGTTCAGGAGCAAATAAATCAATAAATATCTTACGAATATCACTCAACAGATGAATATCAGAAGGTTTTCTCGTTATCACACATTAATCTCTTTGACATGGTTGTTAATCCTGCACCTCGCTTCATATGTGTCTTACCTGTAAATACCAAACATTCTATTGCGTCTATAAGACGCTCATTATGGCGAACTAACGTTTCGCGGTCAAGACGATATTTACCACTATACACATATCTATTGTAATTCTTATTATTATACACACTCTTAGGGTCGCTAAAACTTGGATACACGCGTATTGCACCAATGCCTTCTATTTTGTTTGTGTCATTGTTCATTTCAATGACATAAGCGCTTGACATTAGATTGATTTTATGTGTTACTTGTAAAGGAGCCCCATATATACATCCCGCGATACCCATTCGCTGTCTATATTCTTCGTTTTCCCCCCCTCCCCCCCCCTCCCCCCCCTCCACGTCAACTGTATTAAAATCTTGATGTTAGGAGATGAATATTGGGGTTTTCACGAAATGCTATTTGTTGTCGTGATGAACTATTTCCACTTGTTTCTACCATTGTAGCCATTGTTTTATTGATACCTAAATAGAAAAGAAGAACGTCTTTTCAATTTGGTAGGATACTTACCATAACATAAAGATACACACAACTGACATTGAAATAGTAGACACAACTACCATATGACACGGGTTCATTTTTAGGTATTCTTTTTTACTAACAAACTCTTCCTCTTCTGCTTCTTCATCTATAGAATAAATAGACTGTCTGAGTTTTTTTGTTTGATACTGATGTTCTATCACCTTAGGCATAAGTTCAATATCAGTATTTTCTTTATTTTTATTCGTTTTATCAAAATAAAAGTATACATGGCTTTATCATGTTTTTCTACTATATACAATAATGGATGTTTCAGTATATCTTCGTTTGTTAGATCCGAATTATTAGTTACCACTGTGTCTTTCATTAGATATTTTTTTATATAGCCATCATATCTATTTGGGTATGTTATAGCATCTAGAACGGTGAGAATGGGAGGTTGTATCGATATCAACATATTGTCCCCATTCTCCCAATTCAAACATTGTATCCGACTTAGGGATGAAATTACCGTTTACCACGGATTAAGTTTCTATCTTGATTATTTTTTATTTTTGTGGAATAATACCTTGTCACTCTAGATGGTATGAATGTCGACATGTATTATTAAAATAGTTTACTATTCTGTTATAGGTTGTTATATTATCTTTAGAGAGAAATGTTTAACACATAACGAGTTCAATTTATTTTCAACCGCGTTTTCTTTACAGTTACCTAATCTTATATATTGTAAGTAGGGTATTTAAGATTATAATTTATGGCCGACCAACCACTATTAAACGACAACGCTCCTATAAATAAATCTGCACAAAAAGAAAATCTTAGTATTGATATTGATGATAAAGATATGGATGACAGAGAGATAGATGACTACATTAACAATATAAATCTTACCATAACTGAAACGTCTCCTAGACAACAACAAGATATTCATCCTACTCTACGAGACCCCCTTGAAAACATGGAAAATAGATTGAATTATCATAAATCACCAAAACCACATACACCTAGACATAGAACACATCGAATTAAACACGCACATAGTGATCCTGATATAGATAATAATAGTTATGTAAAAAATAGAGATGTGCCAAACCACATTACGATTAACACAAACACAAACACAAAACAAAATGTCAAAAATGGACAAGATATTGATAGTGAACTAAGTGAGACAGGAAGTGAAGATTCTTATCTTAGACCTGATATTAATAAAAACAAGAAAATACCAGATGTTGTCATCAAAAAGTTGAGTTATTTTGAAGTGGAGAGAAAGATAGACAAGTATTACAATACACTCAACCATAGGTATTCATCTGCACTTGATATATTGGCGAGTTACCTAAAGGGTCATAAAATTATATATATGGAAGCAAAAAGTTATACTGCTACGCGTCTATATATGCTTATGTTACCAGCTATTGGATTATCTGCAATTGCGACTGTTCTAGCAGGCGTTACAGATTTATATGATTATGGGTCACTAACCTTATCTATTATAAATGCAATCATAGGTTTTCTACTCGGTATTGTAAACTTTTTAAAACTAGACGCCGCCACAGAAGCACATACTATATCTTGTCATCAATATGATAAATTACAGACAAGCATTGAGTTCACATCTGGTGCCATTCTTCTTTTTAGAGACTTTGAACAAACAGATATTAATGAAATAAACTCACTCGAGATTACACAGAAAAAGTCCATGAATGAAGAAATGTCAGAAAAAATGGCGAGTGTAGATAAGAAAATTATGGAGATTAAGGAGATGAACCGGTTCCTCATTCCAGAGGCAATACGTTTGCGATATCCTGTCATATACAACACAAACATCTTTTCAGTTATTAAGCGCATCGAAGACCATCGTAAGCGATGCACTACTAATTTAAAAAATATAAAAAATGAAATACGATACATGCATGGCCTTGCAAGACAAAGGTCTGATGCTGTCCCAGATGACTATAGTGAAAAATTAAAGGCCCTATTTTTAAATAAAAAAGTATGTATGAGAGAAATATTACTTTTGAAATCAGCCTTCTCTGTTATTGACCAAATGTTTCATCAAGAAATACAAAACGCTGAATATAAGAAACGTAGATGGTTACCTTGTTGGTTATGCAAGGATAGAACTGTTATTGTTAACCCCCATCAAATTAATAAGTTTGTTGAAGAACTTATGGATCCGTTTAGTTTTAACAATCCAAACATGATGGATAATAACGATGAAAAAGATACAGAACACTCATCATCATACCTTTCAAAGTTTAATCTGTTAAAAAGAAATATAAGACGCACTAGGGTATTATAAGTCTTTACAGAGAGAAAGAGAGAAAATAGACACTTACTTAATCCAGATTAGGAACATTCTGCCAGATTTTATTACCCGTATAATGTATACACTAGTCGTAAAATATAAAAGACTATTATCATGTCTCTACAAGCACTCAAACTCAAATCAGGAATTGTAAATAGTCCTCACGCTCGCACAGATGGGTTCACTCTTAACGGAGGTCAAAGAAACGGTAATTATATTGGAAAATCTATGCGTAACTCTCCTAATGGAACACGTTATAAAGGCATATACCCTGTTAATTTTAGTCAAACCGTTGGAACTATCTCTAATGGAACTATGTGTAATCAAATCACTGAATTACGCGGAAACTCACCTAAAATACAACCCTCTGTTGGAAACAACCACTCTATGATTTACTCTAGAAATAAGTGGATAAAAGGTTCTGTATATCCTAATATTTCTGTACAAACCACTACCCCTATTGGATACAATGAATACAACAAAATAGTCCGATCTAGAGAAGACTGTAAGCAACAAGTCCCAGATAACCAACTCTCTAAGGGAGGAGAAGAATGCTGTTCTTGTGAAAAATCTTTTCCTCTACCGGAAGTGCAAATATATCGCTCCAGATTAGAACGATTAAAACGTTGCAACGATGGTATTATTAAGCCAAATGACCCAGAAATAAACTCTTCATCGCAATATACAAGTCGCGTGCAGTTTAAATGCATTGAAATGATAGATCCTTTACTGAAAGATAAACCAAATGCACCTAACCCACCATATACTACAAATACATCTGTTCTTAATACAGGTCTTATATCATGCGGTGCTATGGTATAAACTTTCTCTCATCACATAATATAATCATTTTCTGTAAAAAGTTATTATATTATTATACAAACAAGCATGAATAGGTTCGCCATGACATTTACAACTATTCAATCTTCTAGAGAAGAGAGAGAAGAAATAGGTAAATTAGAAAGATATCCAGTTAGAAACACAACAACTTATCCTGTAAAAAATATACAAAATGACAAAGATAATATTCTCATTAATCCAGGGTTACCTTCAAATAATTTACCTACTCTTACTAACACGAGAAAACAGCGTGCTAACCCCCCTACAAAGTTAATTGTAGGAAATGGTTCTATGAGTGAGTTTCTTGCGAGTGGGGGAGTAGGAAATGGTTGCTCTTCGTGTGGAGGCGCACGTTAATCATATTATAACAATCATTTTGTTTTGTATTGTTATAGTATACACTGTCCGTGCTTTATTCATTATTTTCTCTCTTACATTAAAATGAAAAGGCAAGCTATTTATAAAAAAAGAGGAGGGAACTCAGAAACACAGAAACCAGTAGGTTTAGCCAAGGAACTTCGCATACCACCTGTAGACCAACCTATTTCAGACAGGATACGTGAAGACTTCTTACAACCTCAGCTATTTGTTCCACAACATATGACACCTCAGTGTAGACCAGTATTTGTACCTGTTGATATGGAAGACCCCATACTAGAAGGATATCCAAACATTGAACCAGACCCAAAAGGTGAACATGCACGCTACGTTGTCCCAGTTATTGACGAACCACTGGGCGAACGTACATCTAGAGTTATATACGGAGAAGAAGGGGATGGACCATTCGTTCCATATAGTTCTACAGAAGAGAAAGAGAGAAAGAGAGAAAGAGAGAACGGAAAAGAAACTGAACAACAGTCAAGTGGACTACTTGGTGACTATATTCGTAGTTTCTCTCTTCGACACAAATCTAAAGATGTCTCTGATGAAGAAGCGTTGGCAATGTCATATCCAATGTACAGATTTGATACTCGTTATGAAGGAGGGAAAAGAGAGAAAAAATCAATGAAACGAGGAACCAGACGATACACTAAAAATAACTCGAGAACACGGCGTGCACGTGTGAAAAAATAAGTTATAGGTAAATTATTATCACATAACAATATAAGTATATTGACTTATTTGTAAAGTAGCAGTCTATATTATAGTATGTCCACATTCAAAAAGTTCGGAGGTTTAAACTATAACAGTAAGAATAATATTGTATCTAATTTTCATTCACATAATGGAACACATAGTATATCACAACATATCGGAGAACCTAACACAAGAATTATACATGACAGTCATATTGATTTATCTGGAAACTCGGTCTTACGCGTTGATGGACTTTATTTCGTAGACGGAACAGTCCAAACAACTGCTGGAGGAGGAGGAGGATCCGGGGTTTCAGGACCACAAGGAATACCAGGCCCACCTGGACCACCTGGACAAGATGGTAATTCAAACTTGAGTGATGAAAACCACAATACTTTTGCGGGTACAAACGCATTACTTGTCAAAGATGGTAATCTAGCAAAATATAACAATGCATATGGAGAAAGAGCTTTAATGAAAAATACTGTTGGGTACGGGAACTCAGTATTTGGTTATGAAAGTATGGTAAATAACATGAGTGGTTCTTTTAACACCGCGGTTGGTGTTCAGGCACTTGCATTTAATGTTGCTGGTACACGCAACACATGTATTGGTGCTGCATCGGATGTTGGAAATGTCGCTATACACAATTCGACCGCTATTGGTGCGGGGTCGCGTGTATACGAATCAAATATTATACAGCTTGGTAATGGAGCCATTGAACAAGTGATAACTACGGGTGTTATTACCGGAAAGGCAAAAAACTTTACCATTCCTCACCCGATTCCCAGCATGACTGAAACACATGTTCTCAAACATGCAAGTGTGGAGGCACCTAGACTAGACTTGATATACAGAGATACGGTGCATCTCGTTGATGGTGATGCAACTATTCCTCTGGATAAACATTTTAATATGACCAACGGAACGTTTGCAAACTTATGCGCAAATCCATCTGTCTTTGTTTCTAATGAAAGCGACTGGGATGCTGTAAAGGGATGTGTTGATATGGAAAACGCATCACTTTACATCATGTGTCAAAATAGACAGTCTACTGCCAAGGTAGCCTTTATGGTTGTAGTAGAACGTAAAGACGAAGGCATTTTATCACCCGATATTACCGACAAGGACGGACGATTTATTACCGAAAAAACATGCTCATTAAAATAAAACAAATAAATTGAACACTATCAATGATTGTCCACTCTGAAGATAACTAAATATTGATTAATATTCAATCTATTTGAAAAAGTATAAATACAGCCTTAGATTGTATTTATACAGGTAACTAATAATATGGCAGAAAGTAACTTTATTGATTTCTTGAAACAACGACACGAACACCCTCGTGATAAGTATCTCTTGTTTGAAGAGAAATGGCACAAGTATACAATTATAAACGACCCCGCATCGCGATATACAAGTGTTACAAAAGTAGTTCATGCGCAATTCCCAAAGTTTGACCCTGACCTTGTTATTAAAAAGATGATGGCCGGGAAAAACTGGAATGAGGACAATAAGTATTGGGGAATGACGCCAACTCAAATTAAGACCCTATGGAACAACAACGGTAAGTCCGTAAGCGGGGCAGGAACAAACTTACATTATAATATTGAACAATTCATGAACCAATGGCTCGTAGATGAGGACGATAAACTCATGGATTGTGATCACGAACTTCTACTAGAAAATTATAATGAAGATAAGGAAGAAGGAGATTGTGTCATAAATAATACAAGTGACGAATGGTCTTACTTCCTTAACTTTGTTAGAGACCATATGGACCTAAAACCCTACAGAACAGAATGGATGATTTACGATGAAAAAATCAAACTTGCCGGGTCAGTTGATATGGTATATCAAAATCCCGATGGAACCATTGACATTTATGACTGGAAGCGTGCAAAGGAAATTAGCGCAGTAAACAATTTTAGAGAAAAGGGGATTAGTCCAGCACTTTCGCATGTTACGCATTCTAACTTCTGGCATTATTCTCTTCAACTCAACGTATATAAGACTATCATAGAGCGCAATTACGGATTAAAAGTGCGCAATATATTCCTCGTTCAACTTCATCCAGATAGTGGGGTTAACAATTACAAACTATATCCATGTGCTGACCTTTCAAAAGAAGTAGATGATATGTTTGAGTTTATTACAAAAAATGTAAAATAATAAATAAATAAAAAAGTAAAGGTATCTTACCTTTTTACTGGGTATATTGGATTGGTATATTAATTATAGTAATCAATATAAACATTCATTTATATGAATAAATAACTAGTTACAAGTTACGAATATGATGGGCTTTGATTTTTTTATCAAAATGTTAACTACATGGTTTCAGTTTACAAAATATTTTATGATGTCGTTTTTTACTTGCACAATAGCGTTTAATATTGTTGGTATCAGCTATTTGTGTATTAGAAGTATTTGTGATAACGCTATGACAAAAGAACTTAAGATTTTCTTTCAAGTGATGTGGGAAATTGGAACAAACTTGGCGAAAATGACGAAAGATCTATCTGATAGAATAGTCACAGTCTTGTTTATTTCAGATAGCACATTTATGAATAACATTGAACTTCTAGCATATGAAGATAGATATACAGAAAGATTTAGTAGGTATATGGATATTATGACTAACCAAAAACAAACAGATAGTATGGGACTAATTACAGATAAAACAATGCTATTAGAATATACACCTGTTGGAAATGTTCTTATGAAGTATGATAAAGATAATCACTGCTTTGTGTATTATTCAAATCGTTCACTCACTACTCTACAATTACAAAGTATCGGGAGAAAGTTTATCATAGATTTTTATTGCCCTGGTGTTATTCAAGACATGAAAAATCGTAATGATAGTGAAGATAAACCAAATAAAACGGGTGAGGAAAAACAGGTGCTTCATGATACTAGACCTAAAAAGAATACTGGAGGAATTGCATCTAGAACTGGCGTTATGGCAAAATTAAAATCATCACAACCTAAAAAGTCTGCTAGCAATACAGAAAAAGAATCACTTGACGAAACTACTGATAATGTGGTTGAAAAAGACCCATATCTAGAGGTTATGAACGATTTTAAGTTTGTTAAAAAGGGGCAATTAGCTGATATCTCATTTACCCAGTCTATAAAACATCCACGTATCCTACCTAAGTATAATAATACTATATTACCAGACAGTCAGACAGATGAGGTGCAGGATACAACAAAACAGATTAATATTCATGAAAAACATGCAGAAATAGAGGATGTGGATAAATCAAAATTAAGCTTTGCCGAATATAAAAAATTAATGAGTAGGTGAATATTCACTGTAATGACAATACAATAGATATTCTATTATTTTATGTTTATGTATAATAAGTAACTGCTTCGTTTATAAATAAATTATTCGAATGGCACATGATATTATACATAAACCATCCAAACGTAAAACAAAGAACCCCAAATCGCGCAAACGTAAATACACGTCAAACAACGCACGACAAAAGAGAAAACATATAAAAAAAACAAAGCGGAATAGAAAACCATTTGTGAATATGAGGGGAGGTGAAGGCGAGGGCGAAGGCGAGTTTAAGTCTGAAGGTCTTTTTGAATTAACTGGAGATGCAATGCTCTATATCCTCACAAATATAGTTAAACTATCATCAAACATGATTGCTGCATCAGTTGGTTATGTGCCGGTTAATAACAATTTGGGCACACCTGGTGCCGCCACAGATTCAAGCTTGTTTAAAGAACTTACTATGATGACTGAATATGCCAAGGTTCCAGTTGAAATGTTAATGAAAATGTCAGACGGCGTTGTTTCTCAGTATCTCAATATCGTAAATGGTGCGATGCGTATTAACTCGCCCATGATCCAAGCATCACTTGCAGTGACAATCAGAATACTTCAAGCACAGATAGCTCTTGCTACAAAAGCACTTAATAATCCAGCATTTATTGCTACTTTACGCACCGCATTGGACGCACTTGAAGTCGCGTCTGACGAAATAGTTGGCGCTATTGATCCAGTTGCAGCATCTATCTTATCGAAATTATCTCCTATTATTACGAGAACAATTGGCAGTATATTTGGCACTATTGGAACATCAACTCTTTCTGGTATGCAAGCCATGCCCTATCTCGGAACAGTTCTTGCAGCGTTGTCTTCTTTTGACGCAATCACCCGTCTATATATTTCTGCAATCAATGCAGGAACTGCAACTGGAAGTATCATGTTTGATGGCTATACAGATACATTATATAGACTAGAAAACGTTATTAAAAGTGTAAAAAATCGTATTAGTGGAACTACTAGTGGTATGAACATGCCAACAATGCCCTCCACACCAGGAATGCCACCTACGCCAGCAATGCCTTCTGCTCCAGCAATGCCTTCTGCCCCAGCAATGCCTTCTGCCCCATCTCTTAAAAAAAAATAAATACATATCAACATTATTAACATGTGTAGATATGTATTATCTACCACCCTCTACATACGATAAATAACCACAACTTTTCTCAATATTAAATGACGACTCCAAATGATCTCGTGCTATCTCCATGGCTTTGCGCGTCATATCGTCCATATCTCTCACATAACTATCAACATTTAAAACAGGTGCGGGGGCTTCGTTTACTTCGGGCGCCTCCGTGGCGGGCGCACTTACGCTTTCTATTTTGACATCTGCTTTTTTACGCTTTACAATCTTCTTTACTATTACCTTTTTGACTACCTTCTTAGTCTTTTTCTCTACTTTACATTCATCAGATGGTTCGGACATTTTTACTATTTACTACTATACAACATACATATCTTTTCTTTTCAATTTAACAACCTATTTTACCCATATTACTCATATTACTCATATTGCCCATATTGCCCATACTCGGCTGAATATATTTGGAAATATAGCACACCAACTTACCCGACAAACTTGGCTCGGTCCAATTACCTAGACCCGTCACCTGATTTGACATCACTTGTGTTAAGTTTGTATCTACAATATAACCGTTCTGCATTAGAAATGTAAATAAACTAGGCAACTCACATGGCGTCATAAAACGACTTTGGCCTACGTAATAATAGTCCTCTGCAAGAGACTTCAATGCAACTGCACATGAGGTATTCGCGCATGCATTACTACCCCGTGGTTGAAACGGTGATAAGGACGGTAAGTTTATCTGCATTGTTAAGTCGCGAAGAGGCGACTGACCACTTGGCATGCGATCTATTGTAATAATTGTCTCATACTCTTTTGTTAAACTATTCAAAAATACACGAGTATACAATGCATACACTTCATTTGTTATTCCTGACATATAAATATACGTATACATTATTATGACCTAGTTATTTATGTCTGCATACGTATATTGAAACTCATTATGTTAATTTAATGTTTCTTGTGTTTTCTGCCTTTCTTGTGGCTCTTCTTGTGGCTCTTCTTATGGCTCTTCTTGTGGCCCTTCTTCTTATGGCTCTTCTTGGCAGAACGACGACGTCTGCGACGACCACCCTCCATCTGAAGGCCTTCTTCTGCTGAAGTAGAAGCCTCAGCACCTATGTCATTATTCTCGGCATCTACCATCTCTGCCTCGGTCTCGCCAGTAGAAGCCATTCCCATGTCATTATCACCCATATCAGCATCGTCATTGGCGCCTTCCATCTTACCCATTATATCATTCATATCATTCTCCATATCATCACCAGCCTCATCGTGATTATCTCCGCCACGCATACCTCCCTTACGAGACTTGCGGTGCTTGCGAGACTTACGAGACTTGCGGTGCTTACGAGAACGACGACGTCCTCCCTTTAATAATTCAAATCCATCACTGCAGTCAGATTCGCCTTCTGCACATGCTCCTCCCTTCTGAGCCTTATAGGTCTTCTTTGCCAACTTGGCAAGTTTTCCTATATCTTTCACGTCGGGGTGTGCCTTGCGGGTCTTGTCCATATGTGCCAACCAGGGATGTTTTGCCATTCTAAGACTACTATACTATATATGACGAAAATAACACTCGCTGAAACTATTACTCCTATATTATACTGAAAATGTTAAGGCATCTCCTTGAGTGATTACTTGACCTGGAATACTTGTACATTCCAAATTACGAACGTGATAAGATATCATATCTACTTTGGTCTTGCTTAATCCATTCTTCTTTATTGTGTTTTTCGAATATTGACGGCAAAGAACACCTCCTTGACGAGTTGCTTTACGAACAACCTCCTTATATCTCTTTTTATTCTCTATACCTGTATCACTCTGTGAAGGTATAGATGCTATGACATGACATGATGGTAATTCCTTAATATGAACCCATATATCATCGTCATCTGACATTTTAATTATATCATGATTTTCTCGATCATTGTCTCCTATTATATAACGAACTGTTAAACCAGTTTGTTCACCTTCCTCTACTGGAACAAACTGTGTACCTGTATACTTATAGTAAAACATCTTCATTATTAACTCGATAATACTCACTCCCTCCTCTTTAAGTTATTTATTCAATTTCTATTCTATATAAATTGAAACGTATTAAGAATGCGCTTCTTAAGGCAACTTATACAATTGACAACTATCATGACTGACACTGTTACGCAATCTGCTGGACTTAGCAACAGGCATCTTAATATGCACAAGGAGGGGAGAACCCTTGTCGACGACTCGAACATTAGTGAGGGAAATCTAAAAACTGCTGTAGACGGTATTGTTACTTATGCAAAGGAATGTATTCAACCTTACGGTGGTGACATTCAATATTTTACTAAAATCAGTATTGATGAATTAGTTGCATATATGAATGACCCATCTTATCAGATTGGCTCTTCGAAATTAGACGATACAAATACAACTAATTCTAAAACATGTATTCGTCCTGATGCAGGGATTATCCTATGGAACTATAATGGACAACAATTCCCGCTCTATATTGGTGAGGATAAGGTTCAAGGGACAAATGATAAACTATTCGCAAATGGAAAACCTAGACAGGCAACTGGTAACGCGATTGAAAGATACTTTAAAAATGTCAGGGCAGAAGAAATGTTGTGCTCGCATGTGCCATACTTTCCATCTATTGTGTTTGCATCTGGTTGTGACTTTCATCATAAGGAAACGATATCCACCCGACTATGCGCAGGAAATTACGCAAAGCCAAATCATTATACCGAGATTACCAAAGAAAAAACACAAATGACACTAGACGAAATACATACAGTGTGTAATTCTATTAACATTGATAAAATCTCATTCACCAAGTTTATACCACTCGCTTCTATCCCCACGGTCTGTATCAAAGCACATAAATGGGACGACATGCCACATAATAGTTCTCTATGGAAACCTCACGAGTATTTAGAATTATCCAAACGAATTGTTACACTCGCTGTTGATAAAATTATAAACATCATGCACATACAAACAAATAATATTACCAGGACACATAGTCCTACACTCAAAATAAAGGAAGACTAAACAGTATACCAAACAAACATGTATATTTGTATTTTTGTTTTGTCTACTTATAGTAGGAAACATGTTTGACGATTATACTCAAGAAGAACTTGATGAACTTAAATCATATATAGACGCACTTGACCCCCGTTTGCGTATTATAAAAATTGAAAAATTATCTATCAGGCAACTTATGAACGGAGAGGCGAAAGAAACACCCGACGATATTGGGCTTAACTCACAAATGTTAAAAAACGACTTCAATGACATGTCTATTGACCATATCGGGGTCATACGATATACATTGGAAACTGGAGAATCTTATTATGTTCATGAACGTGGATATAGTCTGCACATGGTCAAACTTTTTGATATGTCGTTGCCTATTGACAAAATCAAACGACTTGCAATAGAAAACTTGGCCAAAGAATATAAACTTACTAACATTGGTGGAAAATCAAAAAAACGAAAACAAGTAAAACGAAAAAAGGTTAGACAAACTCGTAAAAAATAAATTAAACGTTTATATGATATTTGCAAATTGAACTGTTCTTTTTGTCATATATATATCATATAAACACAAACTACGTACCTATATAACAACACATTACTACTTATATTTTATGGAAACAAGCGAGCATAAACCTAAGAAGAAAATATTTGTTAAGAAAAAAATAGTCTTACAGACAAAAAAAGATGCGCAACCTGGTCCACAACCACAACCCTTACAAAAGGAAGCTAATGACGTTGAACCTGAAAATAGATTTGTTATGCAAACTATGCTCACTTGCTTAGGAAACAAACGGTTACTTGTTGACAACATTTATGATATTGTTGACAACCTTAGAAAGAAAATCGGAAAAGACAAACTCGCCATTATGGACGGGTTTAGTGGGTCTGCCGTAGTATCTCGCAAATTGTCATACCTATCATCCAAAATATATGCAAACGACCTTGAACAATATGCATATCTTATTGCAAAATCTTCACTCGAAACACCATGCGAAAAAGATAGAAAATGTGTAGAAATGCATATTAATCAAATGAACAAACTTGCCGACTGTGATACTCTTCCAGGGAATGGATTTATTTCACGTCTATATGCTCCTAATGACACCGAAAAAATACAAAAAGGTGAGCGATGCTTCTATACTCAAGAAAACGCTAGGATTATTCATGCAATGAGAAACTATATTGATGACCCAGAAACAGATGTGCCTCTACATTTACGTATGCATCTTATTGTCCCATTGCTCGCAAAGGCAAGCATTCATGCTAATACTTCGGGGGTATTTAAAGGATTTCATTCAAATAACGGGGTTGGTGCATGGGGGGGAGCTGGAGCAAAATGCCTACCTAGAATTAAGGGAAAAATACAACTAGATATGCCAGTATGGAATGTTGAATGTGAAAAACAGTTTACGACTATCGTTTCACAGGGAGACATTAATGAAGTTATTACTGGACTTCAAGACAACGAACTTGATATTCTCTATCTCGACCCGCCCTATAATCAACACCCTTACGGTAGTAATTATTTCATGCTCAATCTTATTGCAGATAATATACCGCCTGACGAAAATACCCTGTCAAGAGTATCTGGTATTCCAAACACATGGAATAGGTCTAATTATAACTATAAAAAAACCGCCATTGGTGATATGTCCGCCCTCTTAGAAAATGGTATCAAGAAGAGCACATATATACTACTATCTTACAATAATGAAGGCATCATTGCTGACGAAGACTGGGATAATATTCTAGAACCATATCAGGTTGAAAAAATTGAAATCAAATACAACGCATACAGAGGTTCACGTAATTTAGCAGGAAGAAACGATAAAGTCATGGAGAGGCTATATCTCATTACAAAATAATGGTTTATTTATTTAATAAAAATATATGTGCTTACCATGCCACATATTTTTATTTTTCGCACAAAACATTTTCATATATCTTGCGTTGAGAAGATAACTTTTTTATCTATTTTCTTACAAAGAGATATTATTATTTAAACACATCTTACCAAATTACAAGTAATATGGATAATAATTCTGAAAATAATACAAATACACCTGTGCTATTTGATATATCAAAACTTGTGTGCTATGCTTGCGACTATACCACCAACTCAAAATCTAACTTTAAAAACCATCTTTTCAGTATGAAACATCATAAAAATGTTGAAAAAATGAAAAGTGTCTATCTTGTTGAAAACTCAGACAATGATGAGACCATTAGTGATGAAGACAATAGACAAAAAACATTTACACCTACTTTCTCGGCGATACCTACAAAAAATGATAATATATCAGAGACAGAAGATGACAGCGAATATGACAGCGAAGATGACAACGAATATGAAGACGAACAACAGCGATGTAGAACAAGAACAAACTCAAATATTGATCTGTGGAAAAATATTCAAGATGATGACGCGTTGCCTGGATACGTAACGGGACACGACATTGACATAACTAATAATACAACTGATTTTAGCTTTGTTTACACAAGCTTATGTGTTGGTATTGCTTATTTTGTCTATACTTATATTAAGTAATACAGAAAAGGTATCCTCTATATTATGTTGCTTGACGAGATTGCATACAAAAACAACCCACCAAAGCCTAAAAGGAAAAATACGGAAGACTTTTCTGATTGGCCTGACCATGATGTTAACAAAAAGTTTAAACGAATACCAAAACATCAAAGAAATAAACTTGTTCAGGGATTTTCTCTCGATTTAAATAATAATAACCGACGAAAAAATACAGGAACATTCCAAACAAATATTGTCCACCCATATCCAGCTGTAAGACCTATGGGCCTTACTCGTTTTGGAGATAAACAATCATTATATACCACGGGTGATCTTGAACATGATACTGCAACAGGCATATCTAGTGCTGTCGTAAGAGGTGATACAGATGATATGACTGTTCCTAATCTTGAGGGAACAGACTTTGATAATGTACGACCTTCGAAAAAATATGGAAAACCATATGTCCCACTAACACAACAAGAAGAGGATCAATTGATAAATCAAGTCGATGCAACTCCTTACTCAAAAAATAAGGACTTGATTGTGAAATCATACACTGAAAAAGACACTGTTACCGGATTTGAAAGTAACGTTGTTCGTGCAAACCGACCTGTCCCCGTTCTCAGTGGCGACGACTTTGACAATATACAATCTGCTGGAAAATCACGCAGAAGAAGAACTAAAACACGTAAAAAGAGAAGGTCTAAAAGAAAAACAAAGAAACACAGACGACGCAACAAGAAGAGTTCTTCACGTAAAAAATAAACACATTGAACACACAAGTTTATGTTATTTTATTAATAACAACATAAACTAAAGAGATACACACATTTCAAATAACTTCATGAACTACAGTAGACGACCCTCTGAACGCATTGGTGTCGAAAAAATATTATATAGACAACATCTTGAACGATTAAAAAACGTTGAACCTGTAACAGATTGCTATTTTTATGGACCAAAAATAAGACCTATTCCACGCTATGTTGATGAAACTAATAGATTTAGACGGCGCATTGAAAAAGAGAACGCACATCTACTTACTCGTTTAGCCAAAGTTAAAAGTGGAACTGCTACACACCACCATATGTCTATTGTAAGACAATTACGATGGCAACAACACTTGTTGCATGTTGAACGAATTAATAGACTTAAACGAATTACTACGCAAAATCAACAGCTATTAAGAAATATACAGACCGCAAAACCAACCATTCAATTACCTTCTATTCATGTATCGCCTATCTCAAGACAAAGACAAAGAAAAAGACCACCATTTGACGGAATTGCCAAATATAATATACGGCCGCATAAACTACAGGAAATACAACAGAAATGGGAAAATATTACACCTATTGAAAATTATACTCCACAACGACGAGTGTCATTTGATTTTTTCACGTAAATAAAGAGAAAGAGAGAAAGAGAGAAAATAAAAGAAAATACCGAATATCACACAAGAATATATATACGACTTAATTAGATTACACACAAATGCAAAAAGAAACAAAACATGATGATACGCCAACCATCACCTATATGGGAAACAAAAGAAAACTAGTTGGATACATTGATAACGTCATTGACCATGTCAAACAAAAACTTCATCAAGAAACCATATCCTTTGCCGACCCTTTCTCAGGTTCGGGAGTAGTTGCCAAACACGCTTTCACGTCTGGAAAGTGTAACCATGTAATCGCTAACGATATTGCTAGTTATTCAGATGTCATCAATCAGTTTCAATTACAACCATTACGCAGTATTGAATTAAGAGAACAGTTAAATACACTCATTGATATGGCAAACTCATTACCACCTCCAAAACCTGATGACGAATGGTTCGCCAAACACTGGGCACCAAGACACGATAACAATATTCAGAATGGAGAACGTTGCTATTTCACAAGAGAGAACGCACTCATTATTGACGCCGTCAGAAACTTTATTGATACCGATATGGTTCATACCCGACTACGTCCTTATCTTCTCTCTTTACTCATTGTTCAAGCAAGTATTCATAACAATACCAATGGACAGTTTGCAGCTTATTACAAAGACGAACATGGCATTGGGTGCTTCGGAGGAAAAAAACATATTGATTTAAAACGCATCACAGGACGCATACACTTACCATACCCCGTATACAATGACCATTCACTACCCGAATGTTCTGTAACCCTAACACAAAAAGATGTTCATACATGGTGCAGTGACATGAAATCATCTACTCACACTGTTGACCTTTTGTATCTAGACCCGCCGTATAACAAACATCCCTACAACATATACTACTTTCTACTTGACATCATATGCACTTGGGACAAATCTATAACCATACCCGAGACCTATAGAGGACAACCTAAAACCTGGACACGTTCGGATTTTAATAGCACTGTAGGAGCACGGGAGGCTTTATGGTGTCTTTTACGAGACGCACCCGCAAAGTTTGTAGCGCTTTCATACTACAGCGCAGGCATCGTCAGTGTTCCAGAAATAGACGAAATGTTGGCAGAACTTGGCGACGTTGAACGACACATTATACCACACAATACTTACAAAAAACTCTATGGTATTGGATCATACAAGAGAGAAAAAGAAGCGGAACCAATGGGTTGTGCAACCGAATATCTGTGGATTTTACACAAAAAACAACATTAATAATAAGGACCTATATGCACACTCACATAATTAGGCTGTAAAATAATAAGTATAAATTATAAACAATAAAGAAATATTGTTATCTATCTATAATACATTATGCCATTGGACCATCAAATAAGAACACAACGTCGTTATCGAACGCATACTTTTCAAATGTATACACAAGTTCCACAGAGACGAATGACAATCACAGAAAAAAATAATAGAGATTATGACCAAGCATGGGCAAACATACCATTCGGAGGCGAAGGACCCGAAGATTGTGAACATAAACATCCAATAACAGGAAAATGCATGTCGCACTACGATTATCAAGTCTGGATTAATACTCGACGATAATTATACGTATCAATAAATAAAAATAACACCTGATGTGGTATTATTTTTATTTTACTTTTATTTATTTTAGCTTTTGTTTCTTACACACCAAGGTCTATGTTGGGGTGGCCATGGGGCTCGTTAATAGATGATAGATAAGGCGGAGTATATTGCAAACTTCGCTTGTTTACCGTTTTATTCTTCGGAAAGAGATTATACGGAATGAGAAGACCTTGCTCCATTTGTTCATATAGTCTTGTCAGCATCGTATCCTCACCTAGGCGATTTCTTGACAACATACGAGGTTCTTGATAAGGAGTTACTGGTTCTCTTAACGTAGCAAACTGGGCGGAAATATAATCGCTCAGATCCTCATACATCGTCACTATGATTGACATCTTTAAGCTTATCTTTGAATAGGGAAATAGTTTACGTTAGATACGTCTAGTATTGTTTTGTTACTGCCACCAACCACTCTCGATTGGACACGTTCAATTTTTTCGACACCACATACATTTACTTGTCGAGAGTGAACAATCTATACACACAGGGGGGGCCAAAAATAGATACCCGAATGGATTACATATATGGTCAGGATTTGTATAACCATGAACACACTTTTTACGACACACTTTACATGTAAATCTACATGGCGACTCCATCACCTCATGGCGTAAATGACGATGCTGTTTGCATATCAACTGCACTATACGAGGATCATTCCGACGACCAGCTGTGCGAAATGAAACTTCTCGATCAAAATTACGTTTTTCATCAATTATATTCTCACCGTTTAAATGCTTCTGGAAAGAGGTAATGTAGTCAACATCATACATATATTGGTCTTCACTACCATCATCTATATCCACATCCAGTATATGTTTCACGCAAAATTCAGTGGTTAACCTCTGAGTAGTAATGAGAACCTTCTTGGTTAAATGTTTTATATCCGCTTCTAACTCGTCGATTGTATAATGATTTGGATTATTTATCAAATCATCATCTGTAAGATTATCAAACATCCGCATTGAAAAGATAAGTGTATAATAGTTATATACTTATCTGTCTATATATTATTTTGCTGGTAGTTTCTCCAACCATTCTCGTTCCAACATTTGTAAACTAGACTTGGACACACAGGTTGCATTATGTCTCCTATATCACGAATATCCGTTAACACAGACTGAATATTTTTCTTATGAATAGGTTTGCAATACTTATCATAATCGTGATAATCGGCAATAAGGCGCACAATTTCTATTGGAAGATACATCATATTATAATCCTATACAAAATTATAATATAACAGTTCATTTTAATCACTCTACACGACGCATTTTTTGAACCATCTTACCAGTATGGTGATTTTTTGCCAATAGCGTTGTGCCTTCCATGCCGTGAACATACTTCTTTGCAAACTCTTTCTCATTCCTAGCTGTCTTTTTCATAGCATCTGCACATGGTTGACAACACGTCCACAACTCGTATTTATCACCTTTGTATTCTATGATATTCTTCTCGTTTGTCGCACGATAGTGTCCATCCTCATCGGGTGGCATGTGTGGACAACACGACGTCCAGTCATGAGAAGCTTTGGGATTCTTCTTTGAACACAACTCGTCGCGATTGTTACGAACTTGGGATTTGGCACCACCGCGCGATTTACGAGTTAGATGAGACTTAGAAGACTTCTTTTTTCGGTGCGTTCTCTTTCGTGTCTTACGAGATGAAGACTTGTGACACTTCCTGAAAGCGTATGTTGCAAAATCGGCCTTTAGTTGCTTAGCATAACGCTTATTGTTTTTTACCTTCATCTTATACATTATCTTATGGAGTTTTTTGTGAGGTATTAATTCTCCACGTATCATCTTGGGATACATATCATTTTTCTTAACTTCATCTATTCCAAGTTTTCCTTCGGCGACCATCATTGCTAAGTATATCGTTGCATAATTTGCACCGATACCGCCACATCTTGCAGTTAAATGCTTCTTCAATCCATCATAAAATAAAGAACCACTTACCTTTAGTGCATCACACACTTTATCGGCTGGAACGTAAAACTTTACACTGCTATAAAAATAATCATAATGGTCTCGAGGAACACAATGCTTCACATATTCATCACGGAGAAGATGCTCGATAAACAACCCTCGAGTTAACCAAAGTGCGAAGCCATTTCGTTTTGCACTAATCGCATCAGGATTACCAAACATCTCTACACACTTCGAATAATACTCTTTGGGGCCATTATGTTGCCATTCTAATTTATGAGACATAGAATATACATTATATAGAGATTTTATCTACTCAACTTTTGTATTATGCATGAGCAACTTTCGAGTGCTACTGTTGAAACAACAGATGTAACATCGTCCCCGGCTATCACGCTCACCAGCGGGTCATTATTATAGTCATGGATATACTTTATCTCTTTTATACCAGACGCTAACAGCAAACGAGCACATATCAAACATGGATAATGAGTTATATACGCAGTGGCACCATCACATGAAACACCACGCCTTGCACAATCACATATTGCGTTCTGTTCTGCATGAACTGTCGCCTGCTCATGGCCATCTCGGACAATACTCTCGTGAGGACGACCAGGCAAAAAACCATTGTAACCTTGGCTCACTATACGATTGTCTTTCACCAACAAACAGCCTACTTTTAGTCGACTACATGGCGACCGCCGTGCCGTCACCTCTACGATCTCCATAAAATAACTATCCCAATCGGGACGTTCACTTAACATTGTACTATTTATACACATACATTTATTTTGTTTATAGAGAGAACTTATTGTCTTATCTACGCTTGGTCTTACCAGAGGTTCTTCGCTTTCTTCGCTTTTTGGTGGTTTTCTTGGTTTTCTTCTTAGACTTTTTAGCTTTGGTTTTTCCACCAAGGAAGTCTATACTATTTTTAGCCAGATGTAATGGAAGTGGTTTGCCTGGGTTGTTCTCTTCATCGTTTTTCCCAACTCTGACATGTTTCAACGACAAAAATCCCTGTTTTTGTTCGCCATATATTTGTCTATATTCATCCACTACATTGTCCTTTTCGGCCATTTTTAGAGTGTATGTTCCTTGATGAATGCCTTTACGTAATAACAAATCTACAATCTCCGCGTCCCCAGTACGGGAGGCCCAGTACAGTGAAGTCCTACCGCCATTATCGGGCTTGCCCACCTCCGCGCCGGCTGTCAAGAGGACCCGCACTATCTCCCAGCGCCCAAACTCGGAGGCACGGTACAGTGGAGTCCAACCACCATTAGCGGCCTTGTTCACATCTGCCCCAGCTGCCAGGAGGGTCTTTACCACCTCCAAGTGCCCTTTCCAGCAGGCCAAGTACAGTGGAGTCCAACCACCATTAGTGGCCTTATTCACATCTGCCTCCGCGCCCAGTAGAGCCTGCACCACATCCAAGTGCCCTTTCCAGCAGGCCAAGTACAGTGGAGTCACACCATAATCATTGGCCTTGTTCACCTCTGCCTCCGCTGACAGGAGGGCCTTCACAACCTCCACGTGCCCCCCGTAGGAGGCCCAGTACAGTGGAGTCATACCATCCTTATTGGCCTTGTTCACATCTGCCTCCGCGCCCAGCAGAGCCTGCACCACCTCCAAGTGCCCCTCATGGGAGGCTTCAAGCAGTGGAGTCACACCGCCATTAGTGGCCTTGTCAACGTCTGCACCCTCTCTTATCAGTTCTTGAACTCTCACTAAATCCCCTCTCTTTGATGCATTCAATAAGTCTGACATTTATTTTATATTGTTCTCCTAGATATATATATAGACACATATATAATTATGATTGAACCTCTTAACATGCAATCCAGAACACTACTTTTCTACGGGATATGTCTTCCTTTACGCATAGTAATCGCATACCTTGCTTACATTGCAACCACATCCAAAAACCCACGATGGAAACTATACGCATTACCACTTGCACTTACTGGTCTTGTATTCGCGTACCTTTATATTGCCAATGGACGACTTAACGCACCAGAGGGAGGAGGACAAACTTGGTGGGCACAGTTCAGACTTATCCATGCTCTACTATACATAGCCGCAGCCATTTATGTCATCCAAGGAGACAATAAAGCCTGGGTTCCCCTTGTCATTGATGTCTTTACTGGCGCCTTCTTGAAAATGATTAACACTTACGAACAAATGTAAATACATCAATATCAATTATAGATATTCATGTATTATCTTGTTATCTATTTACATACTCAAATATTCACCCACATAAATCAGGCTACATCGCACTGACATGGGTATCCGTCTGCAGCATACCCTATACAACATGCAGAATATGCTGTTCCACAATCACCACAATTGGACCCCGCTGTCCCAGAACCACCTTCCTCTAGGTGACAGTCACATGGATATCCATCCACTGCAAATCCCAAACAACAAGTTTGATATGCTGTTCCACAAGTTCCACAATCGATGCCCTGCACATTATACTTATCGTTATTGTACTTGCTGTAATCACAGTTTTCCTGTGACATTACGATGGGTTTGTTAATATATTTAACAAATCCCATATCAGTTAGCCTTTGTAGCACAATATCTTTATACTTCTCATTAAATAACTTGACATCTCTAGTAAGAACAAAAAGAGATACTTGTTTATCATCAGAAATAATAGAATATTGATATTGTTTATTAATTATAGGCCCTAATTCAATTACCCAGTAAGGAGAAGCTCGGGGAACTCCATCTAGCATAACAGATAATTTACCACCTGTATCATTATCTTGATAAAACGCGTAACCTTCGATTTGCGAAACCTGACCATTTTTATTAAGTTGACTGTTTAACACAGTAACATTGTTGTTATTTAAACCATAATCAGCAATCGCACATGTTCCTTCACCTTGAAAAGTCATGTCAAACTTATCTTTATATACTTGATACCATCTTCCTGCATACATAGTTAAATCTAGTGTGTCTACAGGAACAATATCTAGGGTAGAATAACTTGTAACCAAACTCTGACTACAACTCGCTGATACCAATAGTGCTAACAAAATATAGATAAACATTATACATACATCTTCAATTAACTCTTTATGTATTTATACTTTAGTTAATAAAACTAAATAAATGGTCAAGTTATTATTCTATATATATATATCGACCGTGCGCACGTAATTCACTGAAATGATTGTTTTTTTATCCGCCAAAAACATACTTGTCACCATCTATACTTTATATACACTCATGAACACAACATCCTGCTATATGATTGACCATACTCATGGTTCAAGCCCTGTCTTCCCTGTATCAGAACCATTCATGCAATTTAATCCACACTGGTACGTTGTTGGACAGGCCAAGGACTTCCCTATAAATCAACCAAAGAAGATCACACTCAATGGCTCGCCTATAGCTGTATGGAGAGACAGTTCTGATAACTATGCAGCCATCAGTGACATTTGTCCACACAGAGGGGCATCCTTATCTCATGGACGCATTGACCCACAATCAAAATGTGTCGTGTGTCCCTACCATACATTCAAATATAACGACAAAGGAAGAATGGTACAGACACCAGGACAGAAAACCATGCGGTCAAACGATGCTTACAACTTTCGTGCCGATGTTCCTCATTATGCGATTACTAGAAAAGACGAGTGGATATATATGCTCAACAAACCCCTTATCGATATAAATGATATACAGAGATGGATTGGTAACGTATCACCAGAACAATCAATATGGATTGAACCTGAAGCACAAGACAACAGCTTCCGTTGTGTTACCTTATCAAAAATATTCGAACAAGATGCACGCACTGTTACTGAAAACTCTCTTGATATACTGCATATTTCGGAAGTTCACTCTTTCGGAAACAAACAACGCCCTTTGCCCATATCCGAACGACTAGAACACTTAGGACCTGGAAGACACAGATACACATACGAATACGAAGCAGGAGAGGACTCCATACCCTCCAAATTATTTGGAATTAAAACTCTCACTGTAGAAAACGAATATGTTCTACCTCACACTACCATTGCACGTGTCAAATTTGGGAAGTTTATTAACACGGTTGTCACATCTGCATCTCCTATCACACACGACACTACCAAACTATTTGTAAAGGCATATCGAAATAACTGGGTATTCAATACACCTTTTGTTGATGATGCATTTGATAAAATTACTGAAAACATGATGGAGAAAACTTTGTGCGAAGATAAGGGAGTTGTTGACACTATTTACACTAAGTATCGGGACGGAAACTTTATCACCAAATATGACGACCTTGTAAGACTATATAGGGACGATTATGCAAGATGCAATACAAACTTATTTACATCTCCTGACACAAGTATGAAAAATACATAATAATATAGAAACGATAAATACATTACATATATCATTATAATGTATTTATTTTGTCTACTTGGAACGCCTCTTGCGCACCGTCTTGCATGCCTTACGCTTTCGGGTCTTCTTACTCCCGCTTCTAGAAGAACGTCGGCCTCTACTACGCTTTCCCATTCGACGACGACGTGTCTTTCGCCTCTTTCCTCCAGAGATTACACAGTTGCTTTTCACTATGCTTTCTATTGTGGCCATGAGTGTATTAATTAATGACTTTTCTTTCGCATCGTTTATATCGTTAATCGGTTTGTTAAGTTGTTCATAAAGTGCTTGTCTACTTTCTAAGTCGGCTTGTTTACTTGCTAATTCGGCTTGTTTACTTGCTAATTCGGCTTCTTTATCTTGTAACTGTCCTGTTACATTACGAGTACCGGGTCCCTTTTTTAATTCATTTATCTCGTCTTCTAATTCATCTATTGTGATTTTTAAGTCTCCTATTATCTCAAGCTCACCCTCAGTTATCGTTTTATCTGTTGTTTCCCCCGGATCATCCACACGTGCTCGTTTACTATCCGCGTTTTTAACCTCTTCTTCGTGTTCTTCTAAAGTAGGCGTATCCGGACGCTCACGGGCACGGGGTCTATTATCAGATGATGACGATGATGCCGATGATGACGATGATGACGAGGATGACGAGGATGATGAGGATGACGATGATGCCATCGCTATAGCAGTACCTAGACCTGTGCTAGTACTTGCTAGTTTGTCTAAGCTAATCTCGTTCCTTTTTAATAATGCCAACATAGAACGAACAACCATGACAGAAATCATTTTTTGGTATCCATCACATGAACCGTCAAATACTTCAGAAATATTTGTATATGCTTTCAAAATATTTCTTCGTGTCTCTTCCATATCTCTAAACATGGCACATGTTCGGGGTTTACGGTTGTTTATATTGTTAACAACCTTCACAATCCCTCCTATGATGTTAGCTTCTTGTTTTGTTTTACTATCCTTCTCCTTGTTTTCAAGACGTTTTCTTACTGAGGTAGAAAATGCATTATAATATTTATCTTCGGTATGACATATTGGTAAGTCACTTTTCGCTTGATTACATAAATGATGAGAATATGCAAACTCAAGCAACCAATACTTTATTAAATATTTAAAAAAGTCCCCCTTTTTCTTGCGTTTAATATAGAGAATGGTATCAAGAAAGTCGTTAAATATGTTATTAAACAACGTATCTATACCATCTTTTGGATAATCATTAGAGGTAAGGGTATTAGGGGCTCCATTTATTAAATTATATAATCTCAATAAGTTAGCATTGTTATCAGTATTATTTATAAATCTATGCCATCTTGTATATACCGAATCCTGACTTGTAATAGGCCCGTCTGCATAAAACATAGTCATCTGACGATAATGCATGATTGTAGTAAACATTACTGGCGAAGGGATCTTGTGTTCCATCTCAGGTGGTGCTTCTGGAACAATTGGAAGACCACATAAATAACACACACAACCAGTTGTTTTTGATTGGTTGAAAACATAGCTACCCCACATGTCACGAAACTGTTGTTTTTCAACTATTCCTAGAGCGGTATCTTTTCTTATCTTACTTCGAAGAGTTTGTGCAAGTTCTATTTCTAGATCAAATATTGTTTTCATATTATTCATATATTGGTCACAATGTCTCTTACTTGTGTCAGAACTAGAACACATTTTTTCTAAATTTGTCATTATATTTTTGACCTGACCATATATAGCCGGGGGGGTGCCGGATATATCTATTCCTGCAATAGTGCTTATACACTTGAATACTTCAGGTGAAGGCATAATATTGCCATTCTCGATTCTAGTGAATGGTGAACCAGTAAGACTACTTCCTGTTTTGGATAACCCTGGTGACAGGCTGTCCGCTGGGGTATTGTTATCTTGACTATTCGCGTCTCTTAAAATTACCGCTGCCTTAACCGCTTCCTTGTGTTTGTTAATCTCTTCTATTATAATATCATCTAACTCCTTAACACTACTCATAGATGTGTCATACATGCTGGCCATATTCTTATATATAAATCATATTAAAATACTGGATAACCCGACACCCGATAACGGAACTCTCTCAACGGAACTATCTACCCTGGCCTGCCGGCATTGCCCCCTAGTGGCGTTCTTATGGAGTGCAATCCCCGTGAAGAGGCCGTATTGGGCGCAAACGGGAAATCGGTAAGAAAACGGGAAATGGGTGGGGAAACGGGAAACCGATTGAAGGGGTGTTTGTATGCTCGCTTTCAGTTTTTTCACGCAGGGGGCTTCGCCCCCATCGCTTTTTATGGACGCGCCAATGTAGTAATAATGTATTATGTGGTGTGCGTATTGTGTGCATGTGGTGTGCGTATTGTGTGCATGTGGTGTGCGTATTGTGTGCATGTGGTGTGCATGTGGTGTGCCAGATGGCTGTCAGTTTTTATCTGTCGTGCATTTCTCTCTTTGTATGTATTCTAGAAGTGTTGCCGTGAGATAAATATAGTTTGTAAAGTATACAATCCTATGCAGGGGGCGGAGCCCCCGCGCCCCCCAGCAAATAGAAGGGGGTTCGGGGGGCTCCGCCCCCTGAGGCGCAAACGGGAAATCGGTGAGAAAACGGGAAATGAGTAGGGAAACGAGAAACCGGTCGTCGCCCATAAAAATAAAACTGACAGTCTAAATAAATTGAACGGCGAAACAAATGGCCTGTCGGCGGTATCTTCTTAAATGAAACAAATAGCAGTATCAGTAAATACAGAAATATCAGTAAATATACCGAGCTAACATGAGCGTAAATAATTTACAACAAACTATGATGAACTCCCGGGCGCCAACTAGCGCGCCCGCTCGTGAACCACTAGCGACCCCTGGGCGAAGGTGCGGGGTATGTCGCCAGACGGGACACGACCGGCGCAGTTGTCCTGTGTTGCGGGGGGCTTCGCCCCCCACGCCTCCCAGCAGACAGCAGGTTCAGGCGACTGCGCCCCCTCAAGAGAACCGCAAGGTGTCCATATTGGATACTACTCTAGATAACCGTGCCAAGAGAGAAATGGTCGAAGCCATGCAAGACTTCATGGCCAACTGGAAAGAGTTTGAGCGTTCACCCCGAAACCTCGAAGTGAGCCCGGAACAGACCCTTCTGGGGAAGAGGATTTTGCACAATGCACTCATCGTCACCAAGAAGATGGGCAAACTTGATGAACAGTTGAAAAAGAGAGAAGCGGTGGTGCACTCACTCGAGGTCGCTATCAAGGATCTACGACACAATAGTCTCAAGGACCTTGCCAAGTCTTTGCATGCCGACTATGTCAGGCAGTTGGAAGTCTCGGAAGCAAACAAGTATATCCACAAGATGGCCAAGATGACATTTGAGTTGACTTACCACCGGTGGACCAATGTCCTTGCCGAATGGAATGACCGCTCAACTTCTCTCAAGGATGTATTGTTGTCTATGTCGCAACAAACTGAGCGCGCCGATGTATGCATTCCAGCAGACGACTGTCCTATCTGTATGGAACCCCTAGGTAATACGGGCAAGACTGTTCTCTCTTGCGGACATACCTTGTGCACCTCTTGCTTTATCAAACAGATTGTCGTGGCACACGACCAGAAGAAGTCTGAGAACTGTGGCTGTCCCATTTGCAGGCGCAAGTACGCAGGGGGCTCCGCCCCCCGCACCCCCCAACAGACAGAAGGGGGTCGGGTTGGGGGTTCGGGGGATGTAATCCCCTGATTGTAATACCATGTAACATTAAATAAAAAAAATCCGAATAAAGGATTTTTATTTTTCACCCAAAGAGAGAACACCCTTGCACCCCGCAACGGAACTATTGCATGCTCAACGGAATTATGCACCCTGGCCTCACGGCACCGACACCCAACCACACTCTATAGGGGTTCGGGGGACTACGTCCCCTGAGACGCAAACGGGAAATCGGTCACAAAACGCAGGGGGCGAAGCCCCCCGCACCCCCCAACTCACAGAAGGATAACAACAGGGGGTCGGGGGACGACAACAGAAATACAGGATTTACATACACTCACACACTAACAACACTAATACAGGGGACCAACGGACACCAACTGGAACACATACAAATAATAACACAGTGCATATAATTTCTATTTAAACTGATAAGAGTATTATATTATACAATAACAAGTATGTTTCATTTATTATTGTATGCTAGTATGCTTTGTCTATGTGCTGGCTATTATTTAACAACCACACAAAAACAATGTATCACTAATGTATTGCAACATCCAGATATTTCAGCAAAAGAGAAAGTTAAAGTAAAACAATTATTGATATCAAAATATAGTTATTGGGCAATCAAACAAGCAAATGTATTCAGAAAAAAAAATAAAATGCGTAGTAATTATGTTCGAAATAGTGAACTAATACAGAGTTGTTTGTTGGGTCTAATGAAATCAATGGAACATTATGATGGTAGTTCAAGTGTTCCTGCGTATGCTTGTAAATATATAGAAGGAGAATTATATCGAACATTGACACGTTCACATGTTGGTGGAAGATTTAAACATTATGATATAATGCATAAAAAGAAAAAAGCGACTAACTATACCCAAGTTCAATTGTATCAAAAAGATACTCCCCCCACTATAAGTCTTAAAAGTAATATAGGGATGAAAGATAGAGAACATAAATTATTCGTTATGTATATTCGCGATTTTTTGAATACCATTCGTCCAGTCGACCGATATATATTTTTGTTACGATATGATATTTTTACTGGCGAGATAATACGAAAACATAAAGACATTGGAAAATTAGTATGTCTTAAATACAAATCCGTGCAAAAAAGTATTAGTGATACTAAAAAACAGTTTGTGTTATACGACAAGTTACAAACATATTCATATAAAATCTACCTAGACTGATAAATAAAAAACGTTATTTATTGCATTACAAGGTATAAAATATTAAATTAAAACAAATCCTCATCGGAATATATATCATCATAATCTTCTTGATATAAATCATCTGCGGTTATATTGGCAAAATCATTTATATCAGCATTAAATGTATCCATTTTCTCATTTATCTCATCTAATTCATTTCTAGGAAACATTGTATAAAACATCCTCATATCATGATGTTTAATATCATTCTCTATTTCAATTAATTTATTAACGAACTTAGAATATGAACGTCTCATTTTACAAATAAGTTTTTTTGCACGGATCTCTTCTCTATGCATTTTTACTATAGAAGGGTGTTTCTTACCAACATATCGTCGTTTTCTTGGAGCTGGGGGAGGCGACCGTCTAACTAAATTAGGTGGCGTCGATGGAGGATTAATAAAATCAGGATGTGTTAACGATAATTTACTATCATCATCCGTAGATACAGTATATTGGTTATTGCGAAGCATGGCTCTAGTTGCAACTGGCATTTTAAATAAATAATATATTAAAGTTAATCTATACAAAATATGAATGGCAAAGATATTGTTGTTCAATTTATAGTCTGGTTATATTTCTTCAGTAAAAAAGGGGTTAGTTAGTTAAATTACAAATCAAATTAATTACTCTACCTTAGCAAGTATCTCTTTCACCATCTTGGTGGTCGGCTGGGAATTCATCGCAATAACGTCCAATCTCTCATATGCGCATTGCAAGATGTTAACATTACGGTTGGAAATATATCTTCCAACAAGCGGGATTGCTGCAAACGTGTATAGTTGTTTGCATTCATCAAATAGGGTGGAAAACTTCTTTAGTTCATCTTCGTCAAACTCCTCCAAAACATCATCTTCGGTCCATCTCATAATACTCTGAAAACAATCATAAACTTCATCTTCAAACTGGTCAATCTCTTCTCCATTCAAGTTCCATCCTTCCTCGGCAGCTACATACTGCGACCTATAGTATTCACGGGTTACAATAGGGAGCTGATTAGTCATAGGAGCGCACATCATATTATTTAACTTAGTTAGTTACGATAATTATCTTTTTGCCACTAGCCAGTAGCTAGAGAAGGCTTTCAATTTATTGTTTGACATATCATACGTTCAATATATGTTACGAGAACGTATAATATTTTTATTTATAACTGTCAATTTCTTCGCTAATTGTTTCAATATACATAGAATAATCTGGTTCGTCTGAAAATCCTACGTTACGTATACACTCTAGTATACCAATTCCCACTGCACTATTTTGTGAAAAATAATCTTTAGCTTGCGACTTCATATTTTTAATCATATTTATATTAGAGCAACCTATCCAAGGAATGCGTTTTCTAAGAAGAAAGAGATATACATAACACAACGATTCTATATCATCTCTACGTGATGGATTTATGCCATTATGTATATTCATAGAAATATATGATGGACTACCAATAATAGTCTGGTCAGTTCGTTTATCGATATGACTTCCATATACGCAAACAAAACTAGTGCTAAGGCCAAAATCAACTAAACGACATACGCCTTCATTATCTACTAATATATTTGCGGGTTTAATATCTCTATGCATGATGCCCATTCTATGAATATTCTCTAATGCAGTTATACACTGGCGAAAAATATCAAGACATACAAGATGATTATTAATTGTAACTTTATCTAGAGCAGTTCCTCCATATGGAAGCACCATACATCGAACATTATCAACAACACCGTACCATTTTAATAGAAGCATTCCATTTACATTTCTTAAACGCATATACATTGACGCTTCGTGTTTTAATAATCCAACTTCTCTATCAGCAGGTTCAGTCTTAATAATAACAGGTTCATCTCTACGAACATCTCTTGCATTATATATTTCAGAAAAGGCTCCACAACCAAGTTTATCTATAATTTCATATTTATCTACTAGTATTCCCTTTTCAAAAGTTTCATTACATTCACTGAAATCAGCCATTATATTTATACTACATTATAGTGACATATTTTACCTTTATATTAATTTAATACTGTAGTAAACTCTTTTATTATTTCCTAAGCATAATATAAGAACAATGAAAGATAAAAATAACAACCAAAAACAAGAAATAAAGGCATTTATATTTATAGGACCTAGTACAAGTGGTGTAGTAGCACATAAAGGAGAGGGAAATACATATAATGGTTTCAGTTGGGATCTTTATAAAAAAATTATGGAAGTTCCTTTTATGAAAGAAAAATATATATTTAAAAATGAATATTCCGATTTTGGATGGACAAATTATTCAAAAACGATTCAAGATATTGCAAATGGAAAATATGATATAGGAATATCTGGATTTTTACATACAGCAGAAAGAGAACAAATTGTAGATTTTACATCAGTATTAACTTTAGATCCTATTTGTATATTTCACCTTAAAAAAAAATCAGAGATTGCATATGCAAAACTAATTTTAACCGAGACAAAAACTCTATTCATAATTATTATTTTATTAGGTATAGTATTGGGTTTTATATTATATTTTGGAAATAGTAACCGTATAAAAAAACACGGTGCTATGAGTAAGTATCACTTCTTCATGCGGTCAATGATGACTGGTATTGCTTCAATGTTTGGAGAATTAGGATTTGTTTCTGAAAATGCAAGTCCTACAGTTAAAGGGATTTTGGTTGCGTTTATTGTAATGTTAATATCGTTTATATTTTTAACATTTATTCAAGCTCGTTTTACTTCAATATTAGTAGATCAACGACTTTATGGTTATGATAAGTATACTATACGAAGTGGACAAAATGTGATTGGTCATTATGGGGACGGTATGTCTAAAAGTTTAGCTGATGGCGGTGTTAATATAAAGTTTATAAAGAATATGACCAACGACCAACTATTAGAATTATATTTAAAAAATCCGGATAAATACAAAGGATTTGCATTACCATATTGCGATGGGTATCCTTATCTTTCTATGTATCCTGAATTAGTTGCTTCTACCGGATTTGGAAATATGGATTCATGTTGGCCAGTTAACTCAAAAAATCACAAATTTTTAGGAGATATAAATAACGCTATTGCAATATTAAAGAAAAACGATACTATCGAAGAATTATGTCATAAATATTTTGGTGATTTACGTGAGTTTCCAGTATGTTCATTACATGACCATTAATTTAATAATTTGATATATGATATTTTTTATACATATATCAAATAAAAAAGGCTATTGCCGATACACATTACACAAGACTTAATCATAAAATAAATACATATATTTTAACGAAGCGTTCTTCGTCTATGTTTTTTTGTCTTTTTTATTCTCCTATTTTTTTTAGTTTTACGCTTTTGTCGTAACTTTTTAGATTTCTTTCCACCGCGACTAACAGTATTCGTATCAAGTGTTCCTAACGGTTTTCTATCTTTCTGTTTTTGTTTAATATAAGGATTTTTCTGTTTATTTACATATAACTTATTGTTCTGGGATAATATAGTGTTTATCATATCATTTGGAAGTTTGGATAAACTTGATTTATTGTCAATAGCACCCTTCATAATTAACGACTCCTCCTGCCATCTTTTCTGTAACTCTGGCGACAAAATATATATTCCATCTTTAGATTTTGCATCATTACTCCAAAGGTCTTCTTCATATTCAAACCTTTCTCCTTTATCATTAAAATATATAATTACAGGGTTATTTCGGTATGAATGTGTTCCTGTTATCTTTATAGGTCTAATTACTTCAAGAATATCCTTATTATTAACACGAAACGATGGCATATATTTAAAACCAGTAATGTAAGGAGTATTTTCGTCTATATTGTCAAGTTGTGTCATCATTTGTTGAAAATTAACTTTGGTATAATATCCTGAAGTTAATAAAAAACTTGATGTCATTGGTTGAGGTATTTTATCCATTCTTTATTATAATATAAAAGATATAATAAATTGAACCTATAAATAAAAAACACATTATACGTAACAATAAAATACCACAAATATATTCAATTATATTACAGCGTAAAACATGTCATATGTGTTATATAGGTATGGCAATGGTCTATATATAGGTAGGACATATCAACTGTTGGATGCTCGTATCACAGGTCATATATATGACGCTTTGAATGGAAGTAACCGTCTTATATGTCAACAAATCAGACATGATATTAAAGAACGCGGAGAAGAATGGGTAAGAAAGCAATTTACAATCGTTGCTATGGAAACATCACACGACCAATTATGTGCTCTTGAAACATCCGAGATAAGAAGATGTCGACCATTATTAAATATGACAAAACCAAAAACACGGGCAGAAAAAACAAAAGTTACAAAGAGTGCAAGAATTGCCAAACCAAAAACACGGGTAGCAAAAGTTGTTACAAAGAGTGTAAAAAAAAACATGATAAAGAAACCACCGATTCTGAAAAAACACGAAAAAAAATATATTAAAAACAAACCGAAACAAATCAAATATCTCATCGACAAAGCAAGTTTTGGGCAAACATTCAAAAACAAACAAGAACGTTTGAATTTGGTTAAAAGAATATCTAACCAGTACCCAGATTGGGATTAAAAATATATAAAAATAATAAAGAGGTTCGCTTCTTTTTTTATTTGAGCATTTTAAAAATATTATAATAAATTGAAAAGCATTATTATATTTATTATAATTAATATCTATACATTCATTCATAATGGTAATCCAACTATCTAATACACATACATCTGATTCATCTGTATATAACAAATACTTTGAAAAGTTTCCCTTTCCACTAAGCCCTTTTCAAAAGTTTGCTATTGAAGCCATTGTAACAGGCAATCACACTCTAAGTTGCGTCCCTACAGGTTCAGGTAAAACTCTTCCAGCCCTTTTCGCAATCGACTTCTTTACTTCGCAAGAACCAAAAAAAAAGGTTATTTATACCTCACCAATTAAAGCCTTATCAAATCAAAAATACTATGAGTTCACACAAAAGTTCCCTCATTTGAGTATCGGACTTCTAACTGGAGATATAAAAATTAATCCTGAAGCAGATGTATTGATTATGACTGCAGAAATATTACAAAACACACTCTACAAAAAAACTCAATTATCTGAACAACATGGTAATGTAAATCCTCTTCTTATGTTTGACATTGATTTTGATAATGAACTTGCATGTGTTATCCAAGATGAAGTTCATATGATAAACGATGCAGATAGAGGTCATGTCTGGGAAAATACTATTTTGATGCTCCCCCGTCATATTCAAATGGTAATGTTATCCGCCACACTTGACGACCCAACAAAGTTTGCACGGTGGATTGAGACCCGTGGAGATGATATAACAAGCACTAGTGACAACAAGCAAGTATATTTGGCGACTTCATCATACAGACCCGTTCCATTAACACATTACTCATTTATTACAGCTCCAAGTGCGTTATTTAAATGTGTTCGTGATAAAAGCGAACAAGAACGTATCCGTCGCCAATTAAATACCCCTCATGTAATCCAAGACGCAAAGGGTAAGTTTGACGAAGTAAAGTATCACGAGTTAAAGAAAATAATCGGCATTATCAACGACAATAAAGTTTTCGTGAAAAGGTCCTTTATTCTAAACGAAGTATGCAAATATATGTTTGAAAACTCGATGCTTCCAGCAGTATGTTTTATCTTATCCAAGAGACAAATCGCAGAGGCAGCCAAGGAAGTCTCTGTTCCTCTTCTAGAAGATGACAGTAAAGTTCCCTATACAGTAGCCAGAGAATGCGAACAATTACTCCGCTCAAAAATCCCTAACTACCAAGAATATCTTACCTTACCTGAGTATGTAGAAATGGTAAAACTACTTGAAAAAGGTATTGCAATCCATCACAGCGGAGTTATGCCAATCATTCGAGAAATTGTAGAAATGATGTTTGAGAAAGGTTATGTCAAATTATTGTTTGCAACCGAGACATTCAGTGTCGGTTTAAATATGCCTATCAAGACAGTCCTCTTTACAGATGTAAAAAAATTTGACGGGAACTCGCGTCGTATGTTACTTTCACACGAGTTTGTTCAAGCATCAGGACGCGCAGGAAGGCGAGGTATCGATACAGTTGGTAATGTTATTCACCTAACAAATCTATTTCGCGACATCGATTTAACTAATTACCGAACCATGATGCATGGTAAACCACAGACACTTGTTAGCAAGTTTCGTGTATCATACAATCTTGTATTTAATCTAATTGCATCTAGTCTACAGTCATCAACTGAAGCAACAGGTCAAACAAAATGTGTAGAGTTTTGTAATAAATCTATGATACAACACGAGATTTCAAGTCAAGTGTCTGAATATAATAAACGCATTGAACACGAAAAAAATGAGTTACAGCGAACTAACACTGCCTTGCAAAGTATACGAACACCAGTAGACATAATTACAACGTATGGAGAACTAAAAGAAAAACTTAACACATCCAAGAACAAAGTAAGAAAACAATTAGAACGAGATATTAAAAACATAGAAGATACTCACAGATACTTAAAAACAGATATGACAACAGTGTTTCGTTTGAAAGAACGCGAAACTTTAATCGAGACATTAGAAAGAGATAGTGTAAATACATCACAGTTCCTTCAACAAACAACACAAATACTCATTGATAAGTTTTACGAAGAAAACTTTATTCAAGATATTACCGATAATACAAATCAACTTGTAACCAAGAAAGGCGTCTACGCTACAAACATACGAGAAGTTCCGTGTATGGTATTTTCCGAAGTCATTATGACAGATAGTTTCAGACAATTAAATACCGAAGAGTTTATTGCATTGGCAAGCTGTTTCACAGGAATAAAGGTTCCTGAAGACAATCGTCAAATAATGCCCCCTTCAGATATTCCCGAACATCTGAAAGTCTGTATTCAAGATGCAGTAAGATATTCCGAACATTATATGGACTTTGAAAACCTACATAAGATATCAACAGGAACCGAATACGAACTAACATACGATATTATACACTACGTTATGAAATGGTGTAACGCATCATCACAAGAAGAATGCAAACTTGTTCTTCAAGATCTAGAGAACAATGAAATTATTTCAACAGGCGAGTTTGTTAAGGCCTTAATTAAGATAACAAACATTGCCAGCGAGTTAGAACGCACGTGCGAGTTCGTTGGGGATATTGCTGTCAAAGAAATGTTATCAAAAGTTCCAACAATGGTTCTCAAATATATAGCAACTAACCAATCTTTATACGTGTAAATTATAACCAATTATATTTATTTATAAATTGAAACATTTTTCAATATCTTTGATGAATAAACAATATATATAAACATGCGTAGGTCAAATCACGTCAAAATGATAGATCACATTGGATGCAAACGTAGATATACTTTTAACGTTACTATGTTCAAGAATATCATCGGATTTAAAGAACAAAAAAATATATGGGTTAGAGATGTAAAAAAATATACTTCTAAATATGTGAAAAGAGGCGCTAGTGTGAAACAACTAGCTCAAAATATACGTAAGATGATACTATATGTAATGCGAAAAACAGACATTATATTTAATCTTGGAGACAATGACCGAACAGCAGGTTGTATGTATATGTATTCTAACAGATGGATAACAGATGCACGCAAAAATCTACTCCCAGTTGACCCACTCTATTATAATTTGTTTATATCTACTACCAAGAAATATCGTAGATTGTATAGACAGTACATCCTTTTCAAATATGTCACTGCAAAACAATATCTGTTATCACGTATTCCGTGGGACACTATAGGTGTAGTTCTATCCTTTCTATAACACGTAATTTCAAAAAACTAACTAACTTATATTTTTTAATGTTTTCATGTGATATTTACACAATATCATACGAAATGTCTATGTAGTCATAGTTATTTTTTATGGTTTAATGGTGGCGACGAGAACTCTTTCTTTTATTTTTTCTGGTCTTTCTTATCTTTTTATTTTTCTTGTGGTTCTTTCTAGATTTACGTGTCTTTTTTCCACCATGATGCGGTTGTGCATATAATTGTTTTGCCCTTTGTTGTGCTTTTTGTTGTGCTTTTCGTCTTCTAGCCATTGCAGTGAGTGACATTTGTGGCATTGTGATATTATATTATATACATTTATTTTATTTTCGTTGATGTTTGCGTTTTCTTTTTGAGTGTCTTTTTGAACGAGTTCTTCTCTTTTTTGTTTTCTTTTTACCACCTTTAGGTGCTACATTATATGGTATTGGTGATATAGTTCGTGTCTCTCCCTCTTCTGGTATTGGTGATATAGCACGTCGTTCCGCATGATATGGTCTTGGCAAATAGTCACTTCTTCGGTCTGATGCGGACTCCATTTTGTCTAGCGACCTATCATAAAATGCATTTGATAAGTTAGGGTAAGTATCAGCAGTCTTTTCTGATATACTAAGGTACTTCTGTGCCGTTGTTTTATTTGAAAATGTTTTCTTTGGAGGCATTCCCCCCTTTCTCTTTTTTATTTTTCTTCTTGTTTTCTTACTACCACTTGTCTCTTCTTTCATAGGAGACATAACACGATGAGCGAATATATATAATATATAAAGAAAGTATAATTATTTGCAAAATAATATCCGTACACTACATAATTAAGCAGAAATGAAGCAGAGACAGAGTGACGCATCCCAAAAATTTGATATTGCCGTTGGATTTTGCCTAGAGTTTTACCGTTCTATCATGGCAGCCTTCTTAATTATGTTTGTCCCTCAAAAGTGTGGAGTTGATGTCTGTCAGACCACCGAAAATATGTTGGCCGGCAAAAGTCAGTTATATGATGCAGCAGGTTCTATTAATATCGTAACATTTTTGGCATTTATGTTTTTGTATTACGTCGAGATTAGACGCGAAAATAAGATGATTGATTATCTTGAGATGAACCGTGAACTTCCAAAAGACAATGAAAGTGTCGGTGAAGCGCTTGTTAAACTTGATAAATCAAAACAAGATGAGTTACACGGCCTTGACCACGAGTATCGTTATGCTGGATATGTTGCTATGTTTATGTTTGTCACAAACACTGGTCTTTCAGCAGTTCCCATTCTTCAACACACTCTTGATGCCAAAACATATACTGTTCTTTTAACAAACGTATTGTTTATTGCATCTAAGTTACATGAAGTATATTCTATTGTCAATACCAAGGAGCATGTTTTCTACTCTGCTTATCTCACTGAACGTCAACAATTCAATGATGTAGACCCCGATGTTCTCACTCCTGCTCTTGCGGAGTCTGAAGAAGATACTCTAGTCTCCACTGAAAATGTCACCGTAGAAGAGACCAAAGAAGAAGTATAAATAATTTATGTTGGATTATATCGAAACCTTTCAAATCTAGCACTCAAATCTAAATCTAAATCACTATCTCTAAACTCCTGAACAACATTATTTGTTCCCATTAAATCATTAAAATGTTCAAATGTTTTTTTACTACACCTTTCAAAACCCTTATATGGTTGTGTATAACGATAATGTTGATATACATATTCAGGCTCAGGGTCATTTAGCGTAAGTTTAAACTCATCAGTTAAAATCTGTCTCAATTCCTGGACATTTATATTAAAAAACTCTCGCGAATTGTTTTCTCTCTGAGGAGAGAAATAAGAATGCAAACGCGACTCTAGACTTCGTCCATCTGGAGTTTTTATAATAAACTCAATTTTGAAAGGAGTTGGAACTCCAGTTGTATATAATTGCTGTGCTCGTAGTGTTGGTTTATTTGTAGTCCATCCAATTTTCACAAGATCGTTACTAAAAGATTTATTTGACATACAATACACATATTCTATTTTATTATCATTCATGTATACAATATACACATAAATGTTTTAAGTACTAATAATATTTGAAATGTCCAATCATAGTTCAAAATAATAGTATTATTATAATATATAATGTCATTCACAGAAGACGATTTAACTCCCGAAGAGAAGAGCAGGTTCCAAGAATTGGCCGCCGCTGGAGACCAACAAGCATTAATGGACTTTATTAATGAACTACACTGTAAGTATGCTGGAAAGGCTGCTAACTTTGGAGACGGTGTCCACCGCACTTGTTCTGTCGGTGGAAAAAAGGCTCGCAAATCGCGTAAATCTCGCAAACCCCGCAAATCTCGCAAATCCCGCAAATCCCGCAAACACAAAAAAACTCACAAAAAGAGAGCTCGCAAATAAATAATATACATTTCTCAAATGACAATATGTATATTATACACCGATAGCCTATTTATCAATCACCGTTTCGGCAGCTACCTTTTTTATAATTTTCTTCATGTTTTTCTCGTCTTCTTCGTCCGTCCCTCCACCAGAAGCTTCATTTACAATTTTCATGTAAGTGCGATGAGTTTCTGATGCAAAATCTTTATGTTGTGGATTTTTATCAGTCCACTTTGGTAACACTTTTAGATTATTATTCGCTACATATTTAATTGCGTTTGATAATTTTTCTTTGTTCTTATCTCTTTGCCATTCATCATTGTCTTTCACGTATACCGAATCTCGTTTTATATCTGTACAATGAATTGGTCTTTGTGTAATTTCCATACCTTTTAATCCATCAAGCATGAGTTTACTTATACCTTCTACGTAGCCCGACTTACCAGTGTTTTCTAAGTCTTCTATTTTATAAGGTAATGAATTAACAAAATCCATCAAGTTCATCGCATCTTTACAATCTTCATTGAGAAAAACCTGAAGATTAAAGTTGTTTGTTGAGTTTAATGTATTGTAGTTTGTTGTGTTGTTGTTATTTGTTGTATTATTAATAGTTGTAGGTGTTTTTGTCTCAACTAACATATTAATAAGTGCCGTATTTTGTGCAACTATATTTTTTAGAAGTTCTGCAAGTGCTGGGTCGTTTATATTATCATCATCTGAAGTCTCTACTGGATTTAATTTCACACTAGTATTTTTACGTTCAGTTTTTTGTTTACATTTATTTTCATGTCTAGATTTTCCTGCAATAGTTTTAAATGAACGAGTGCAAAACATACATGTATATTGCTCTTGATATTTATATTGTTGTATAATTACCTCTTTCTCCTTTTTTAATTTATTTTCTTTTATTACTTCGGCAGTTTTTATATGATGTTTTGCACTTACAATATGTTTTTCATATGATGATTTTCTATCTACCCTATAATTACAAACTTCACAAAAATATTCTTTGGTCATTTTATATTGTTAAATATTATATTTTTAAGTGATAAAAAAAATTATAATTAATTTGCATATGTATAGTAATAGGTATTGAAATTATACTTTATTAATTTGCATTTTGTTATCATGGTAGGTTATATTAAAAATGGACATTTTTTACTATTATTTTTATTATGATTATACGTAATGTAAATATTTATGTTTTGTTGCACATGTCACGATACACTATACATTAATGTTGCAACATTATATATACATGTTAAATGCAACATTTTATATAAATGTCCATAACTACATAACCAATGTTGCATGCATCTTTATTTAACTGAAATATTTTCTCAGTGTCAAAAAAAATGGACATTTTTCTATAATTAAAAAATGTCCAAAATGAAAACTCTGAATTTCGGGGAATGAAAATTTGGAAATTCAATTTTATGGTGTCGTCAGTGTGGGGCATTTTTTCAGGTCCACTGCATAAGAGAAAAATTTTTTCTGTTTTCAAAAGTTCTTCATAATTCAAAAAGGACAAATTTTCCCAATAAAAATTGTCCAAAATGAAATATACAGAAACTTTGAAACAAAATTTTTGACCTGAAAAAATACCCCACACTGACCAACACTGAACATTATACACAAAAATACATTATAAACCATTATTCGTAACAATATTTCATTTATACCAAAACACTCCAGGTTTCAACATTCACAGATCACTGCACACATATCGTTTTTTTCTAGACAATATTTTATCTGAAGTCCAAGAACGTACCTAGCTATAAACTGTGCACTATTATTTATTGACTGATTAGAGTTAGCATCATTATCCTCGGAATTAAGTTTATTGTACTCTTCAAATACGCTGTCGAAATATCCCGAGAAAGCACTTATTATTTTTTTATTTTCTTCTAGTTTATCAAGCTCATTCATTACCTTCTCTGGTATCTTAGACTTAAGTTGTTCCAGAGTTTCAGTTAATTCATCATAATGCCAATCCTTGTATAAATTATAGTATATTTCGTTACCCTCTTCATACAATAAGTCACCTTCCTCGTAATCATCATATTCTTCTTTAACAGCCAAGACGTGTTCATCGTAGTTATCGTAACAATCTTCACAAAACTTGTCATCTATTCGAGCCGAGCATCCACATGCTTTCCATATATGTCCTATAGTGTATTCAATATCAACAAGATTACTAATATCACAACTATCCTGAACCCCAAACCAGAACTTTCCTTCAATATCTCCTCCATAGAAACGTCCCATGATTATTTGTATCGGGGTAATATAATTAGTTACATATAGCAGTAATTATATTAACATTTTCAATTTATTTTTTAGTAAGTCTGCTTCTCTTATGTTTCTTTACGAGAGCACGAGTCATAGATGAGTATTTTTTGTAGGATTCTTCCAACTCACTGTTTTCCTCACCCTGTTTCTTATTTTGTAAGTAACAGTAGTATTTTGCAAAGATATTCTTGGGGTTCATAGTTTCAACAATTAAGTTGTTTACACACATGTAATCATGATTATCGTCTTTAAGTAGAACATTGTATAATACCTCACCATTGTATGGAACCTGGTATATTCTATTCATTAAGTCAGGGATACCAGACTCCTGTGCTCTCGTTTCCAAAACACCGGCGCGAACATTTTGTTTATTAACAAAAATATTATGATCAAATGTGGTGTATGTATCTTGAGAAGGAACGTTAGGATACAACGTATCCTTTTTAATCAATATGAGGAAGTTCTCAATACCAGTATTTTGTGTAACAGTCTCAATCTTGTTACCACGAATGGTATGTTTATCAGGACAAATATCACATATGTTAACAATTCCCTGGTCGGTTTGAACTGGAGTATTTCCAGGAAAGCACGATGCGTCTGGTGGTAGTGGTACTGGTATTACGAACTCAGCAACAATAGATACACCCGTAGCACCACGAAATGCTACACCAACGCCGTAGCTAAGATTTAAAGCAGCTAGTGGTGTAGCTGATATTTTTACCTGTAAAACAGTTCCGGAAGCTAGACCAGAACCAGCACTTGTAAATGCGTCGGCAGCAATAGTACCAGAATTAGCGCCGACATTGTCACCTATCGTAGTGCGTCTCAGTTTAGTACAACCATTAAATGTAGTAGCACCTATACTCTTGAGTCCACTACCAATAACCACAGTGTCTAATGAAGTGCAACCCGAAAATACAGCAGTGCCAAGACTTGTAACGCTATTAGGTATATCTACAGACGTTAATGCTGTACAATTTAAAAATGCTTCAAGACCAATACTTGCCAAAGTGCTTATTGTCGTAAACGTGATGGTCTGTAATCCAGAACAACCTTTAAATGCACTGTCACCAATACTTGTAATGGCAGTATGTATAGTCAACGATGTAAAGCTTGCATTGTTACAACCATTAAAAGCGCTATTACCAATACTTGTGATTGTGCTAGGTATAGTCACAGACTGTAATGCTGTACAATCGGTAAATGTGTTAGCAGGAAGAGCCGAAATGCCACTACCTATAGTCATTGACTGTAAGTCAGTGTTTTTAAATACACCATTGCCAAGACTTGTAACGGTATCAGGTATAGTCACAGATGTCAATCCAGCATCCAGGAATGTGGAATTACCAATAGTGTCAACGCTAGCAGGTATAGTAATTGACGTCAACTTAGTGCAACCCTGAAATGTATTATCACCAAAACTCGCGATGGAAGAAACTTCCGCAAAAGTCGCAGTGAGCAATTCAACACAATCTTTAAATGCATTAGCACCAAGACTTGTAATTTCCGGGCCAATACTGATAGTTTTTATATTAGCTACTGCAGTTGTATATGAATTACTGACAATAGTTGTTAAACCTGTAACTACTTCATCAGGAGTATTACTATTTGTGTTCGTAATGATTAATGTCTTCGCGAATTGAGAATAAATTTTTATATTTGAAGCACCAAAAAAGTTTTGTGAAGTGCCATAGCTAAGAGGATTCATGAGTCCAGAACTTAAAGTAGTTAGTTGTGAAGATGATGTTATTAGTGCCTGTAAAGTATCGACAGCGGTAGAACCAGCATTTGTAAATGCGAAAGTATTAATAGACGTGACACCAGTACCTATGGTCAGAAATTGCAGTTTATTACAATTATTAAACATATAAGTATTAATAGTCGTGAGGCTATTACCTATAGACACGGTATCCAGCTTAGAACAACCGCTAAATGCTTGTGCACCAATATTTGTAACGCTATCGGGTATAGACACAGACGTTAATGTTGTGCAACCGTCAAATGCATTTTGACCAATATTTGTCAAAGTGCTCGTTGCCGCAAATGTCAAGGTATCTAATGCAGAACAACCTTGAAATGCTAGTTCACCAATACTTGTGACGCTATTACCTATAGTCATGGACTGCAATGCACTGCAGGATCCAAATGCCGAATTACCAATAGTTGCCAAAGTGCTCGTTGCCGTAAATGTCACGGTAGCTAATAGAGAACAACTGCTAAATGCGTTACCACTAATAGTGGTGACTTTATTGCCAATAGTTATGCTAGACAATTTAGCACAACTACGAAATGCGTCACTACCAATACTTGTGACGGTATCAGCATTGTCAAACTGGAGGCTGGTCAGTTCTCCACAACTACGAAATGCGCTGCCATCAATAGTCGTGACGCTAGCAGGTATATTCACATTGTTTAATTTAGAGCAACCCTGAAATGTGCTGCTCGGAATACTTGGGAATTGACTAGTTCCTGCAAATGTCACGCTAGCTAATTCAGAACAATCTTGAAACATACTACCTAACACACTGTCAACACTAGGAGGTATAGTAATTGACGTTAATGCAGAACAACCTTGAAATATCTGAGACTTCATAGTTGCTACATCACTAGTTCCCTCAAATGTTACAGTCGTTAATGCAGTGCAATCTCGAAATGCCGAATGCCCAATAGATGTAATTCCAGTGCCAATACTGATTTTTTTTACCAGAGTTCTTGCAAATTGGTTTGTATAATCCGTACCGCTATCAGCAATAGTTGTTAAATTTGTAATTGTAACAGTGGTGTCATCTGTCTTAGTAATGAGTAACTCATTTGCACCTGCAGACATTTTGATACTATATGTCTATTCTATATATACTATATATTATAACATGAAAAATACACTTATATACTTTTTATATTATATGTCTTAATTATACCAACTATCTCCGCGGACTTCTTACTTGTTCGTTTACTAGTGAAATAAATGTCATGATAATAATTATACCAAATATAATTACTATGACAGGAACCATGATTTATTTTATTTTGTATTACTTTGTGTGTAATAAATAGAAAACAATCAATTTACTGTTTTATATTTTGTTACCATTTTAGTCCATATAATTTTTTAGAAGCATCTTCAAATGACACATTTTCGAAATGGGCATACGTGATTACTTCAAATCTTAGACGAAAGAATATTTTCCTCAGTTCTTCTTTGCTCCACCACATGGTTGTAATCAATCCTTCTTCGTCTTCAAGATCTTTTCTAGAAGGTATTAAAACAACCGTTGCTACGTTATGAAATCTTACATTTTTTGATTGACTATTATCCATTATTACTATTTATTGAGAATAAATAATACAGCTTTCATAGTTTGTATCACACGCACAAAAAGTTGACACGATAATAGCAAGAACGGCGCTTTCTTTAAATTGTTTTAATAAATAATCTAGCACTATATATAGAGTAGTTTATGAAACCTCGTTATAAGAACTTGGCTATTCTTATTATGATGTCAAAACGTCAGAAGATGTTATCAAAATCATTAAAATCTGCTATTATAAATATGTCAAATGAAAATAGTAAAAAGATAGAAAATAAAACAACGTCTACTTTACCAAAAGACATCTTATTAAATAAGACTAAACCAAAATAATAAATTGATAATTAATATGACAAATAGTGTATTGTATAACATGAAATTAATATAAGAATAAGAATGAAAATTACATTTGAAATAAAAACAACGTGTAGCAGACCATTTCATATAACTGTCTCAGAAGAAACGCCTATGTTTGAATTGCGTAATATTATTGTAACCGAAGTCGAATATTATACGATAATGATGCGAGATGATGTCGTTGATATATTTATTCCGTATGAAAATGATTGTGTTTCTATACGCGAATTATCATCTGACACGGTGAAATCATTTATTGACAAGTATCCAGACTATTTCCAAAAAGATAATTTATCTATAGTGTCAAACTTTCACCAATTATTTGTTATGGATAGGTTATATCTCGATAAAGTTCAAAACAATGATGAGGCGCCTATTTATAAAGATGTTATCCCTCCAAAGGAAGAAAACATTGTAAAAACAATTATGACTACAGCGATTTCCATGTTGACTGGAACGGGTATGAAATAATTAAATTATAAAAATACATCATGTAATGGTTATGATGTATTTTTATTTTCTATATATTTACATTTTGCTTATTCTGCTTCTATTATGTTTCTTTACAAGAGCGTGTGTCCTAGCTGAGTATTTTTTGAAACTTTCTTCTAACTCACTATTTTTCTCACCTTGTTTTTTATTTTTTAAGTAAGAGTAATATTTTGCAAACACATTTTTAGGGCTCATAGTTTCAACAATTAAATTATTCACACACATGTAATCATGTTTCTCATCTTTAAGTAGAACATTGTACAATATCTCACCGTTGTATGGAACCTGACAGATTCTATTCATTAAGTCGGGGATACCAGACTCCTGTGCTCTTATTTCCAAAACACCAGCGCGAACATTTTGTTTATTAACAAAAATAATATGGTCAAATGTGATATATGTATCTTGAGAAGGAATGTTAGGATACAAGGTATCCTTTTTAATCAAGATGAGGAAGTCTTCAATACCAGTATTTTGTGTAACAGTTTCAATCTTGTTCCCACGAATGGTATGTTTATTAGGACAAAGATCGCATATGTTAACAATTCCCTGGTTGGTTTGAATTGGAGTATTTCCGGGGAAACAGGATGCGTCTGCTGGTAGTGATGGTGGCGGTGCTGGCGGTGAGAACTTCACTACAAATACATCATTACCACCTTCGCTAGTTAGTTGTGGAGTATTACCAATAGTAATGCTTCCTTGAAACCGACCAGTCACATAAACATTTCCATTAGAATCCGTGGCGATTGACTGGCCTAAATCAAAACCAGTGTCTCCAAAACTTGTTGCCCATTGTGCATCTCCATTTGTGTCATATTTAGCTACATATATATCACCACTACCTTTGCTATTTAGTTGTGGAGTGCTGCCAATAGTAATGCTTCCTTGAAAATAACCAGTCACATAAACATTTCCATTAGAATCCGTGGCGATTGACAGGCCTGAATTATTACCAGTGTTTCCAAAGCTTTTTGCCCATTGTGCAACTCCATTTGTGTTATATTTCGCTACAAATACATCATTACCACTGCTGCTAGTTATTTGTGGAGTATTACCAATAGTAATGCTTCCTTGAAACCGACCAGTCACATAAACATTTCCATTAGAATCCGTGGCGATTGACTGGCCTGCATCATTACCAGTGTTTCCAAAACTTTTTGCCCATTGTGCATCTCCATTTGTGTTATATTTCGCTACATATATATCCTCACCACCTTCGCCATTTAGTTGTGGAGTATTACCAATAGTAGTGTCTCCTGTAAACCGACCAGTCACATAAACATTTCCATTAGAATCCGTGGCTATTGACTGGGCAAACTCATGACTAGTGCCTTCAAAGCTTTTTGCCCATTGTGCAACTCCATTTGTGTTATATTTCGCTACAAATATACCAGAACCACTGTTGCTAGTTAGTTGTGGAGTATTACCAATAGTAATGCTTCCTGTAAAAATACCAGTGACATAAACATTTCCATTAGAATCCGTGGCGATTGACATGCCTCTATCCTTACCAGTGTTTCCAAAACTTTTTGCCCATTGTGCATCTCCATTTGTGTTATATTTCGCTACATATACATCATAATCACCTGCGCTATTTAGTTGTGGAGTGTTACCAATAGTGATGTTTTGCGTAAAATACCCAGTCACATAAACATTTCCATTAGAATCCGTGGCGATTGACTGGCCTAACTCATTACCAGCGCTTCCAAAGCTTTTTGCCCATTGTGCAACTCCATTTGTGTTATATTTCGCTACATATACATCATCATCACTGTTGCTAGTTATTTGTGGAGTATTACCAATAGTAATGCTTCCCGTAAAATAACCAGTCACATAAACATTTCCATTAGAATCCGTGGCGATTGACATGCCATTATCATTACCAGTGTCTCCAAAACTTTTTGCCCATTTTATATCCATAGACATTTTAAATTACCTATACAACCTATATATATATATATTATATAAATAACATCAAAGAAATATACTATCCAATTCTGGCAACGTTCCTTGGTCAAATTTATTAGGTACATTTGCGCATGTTATTGTAATTGAATATGGTTGTTTTAGAATATAATTCGTTTTTACATTCGGAATACGTAGTGTGTATGAAAAGTATATACTATGATTATTCAGTTTATTGATAATGATATTTAAAAATCCATTTTTATAACTAGAAACATAATATTGCAATTTAACTTCTTGTGTAAGTATTAATCTATGTATGAGTTGTATCATTCGAAACTTTGTGTCAGTATATTGATTATTTTTCATTTTTCTTGATAATATAGAACATGTGGTTGAGTATTCTTCTAGCTGATTGTCTGTAAATGGAATAGCTAATTCACTATTTGTGGTTTTAAGATGTATATATTTTAACAAATAGTGGCACACACAGTCGGTCAACCTTCTAATAGGTGAGGTAAAGTGCACATATTCTGGAGCACCAACTAAGTCATGTGACTGAACGCTTGACATGTATTCTGCCTTGATACCATTTGTAATAATTTCATTCAGCAACTCTTGACCTGACATATCGTCTTCCAATGTATGAAGCCAATCTTTTGCAGGACATATTCTGTATAATCCTGATGATTTAAAGTTGATTTTTAAGTATTCGCCTATAAACGAGTTTGCAAAAATAGCAAACTCTGCAATCATATGTTTCATTAGTCTTTCAGTGGGGCTGTCGGCATAGAGAACGGGTTCATCATTATCAAATAGAACATAAGAGTTTGCGACTTCGTTGAGAACAACTGCCTTTGTTTCTCTCTTTCTTAGTTTTTGTAATTCTTCTGATATTCTAAGACAAAAAGCAATCGTAGTGTTGTTATAAAACTCTCTTGCTGCTTGACTGTATGAAAGGGAGTTTTCTCGCCTTACTCGGATTTTTGTAAAAAGAAGTTTAATTTGTCCAATTGGTCGGAACGTATCTTTGTCTATTTCTGTGGTAACTGTAACAGCAGGTTTAATACATCCGTGACGGTTGTCCATTAAACTTGCCATTTCCATAATGTCATGAGGTATCATGTGAATAGGAGGATTATTTGATGGGTATCTGGTTATCACACGTTTTTCCATATCTTTCCATAGTGGCGATTTTAACTGGATATATTCTGTAGGGTCTGCAATATGAATAGCAAGACATATTTTTTCGTCTTCTTTGTAAATACTAAAGGCATCATCTGCGTCTTCACATCCGTCTGGGTCAATACTGTATACGTCATGGTCTGTCATATCTACTCTATCACGAATACAATATTCATGTGGTGTATGGTTTGAGTTTAACAGTTCTTCGTCATGTCCAGGGTTTCTATTTTCTCCGTATAGAGGTAAGATAAATCGGTTATATTTATAATGAAAGTCGTCCATTGTAAATATAATTTATGGTTTTGTTTTAAGCATATATTTCCCTTCATGCTTTTCTGTTAAGTTTATACAAATTTAATAATCGAATTACTAATATCAACCTGTTTCGTAGAAACAACCTGGTTATCTTTTATTTCTAAAAGAGTAAAAACAGATTGAGGTGGAGGTGGGGGTTGTGGAAATAAACGTATAGTCATATCTTGCTGTGTAAGTGTTCTATGTTGTGCGTTTTTTTGTCCACAATGTGTGGATGGTGGAATAGAGACGGGTAGAACTGCGGATGGTGGTGTAATATCTGGCTTGTTTATACAGTTTTGTTTATGTTTTACAGTAGCAAGATGTGCAATAAGTTTTATATTCTTATCGGTATAGAATGAACATACATCACAAGTATAAGTTGACATGTTGTGATATTTAATTAACGAATGCCTTTAAATATGTATATATAATTAGACATTTCATAGAAAATCAATTATACAACCAATAACATCGATGTTTTGTAATTCCTCTTGTAATTTAGCATTTTTTTCTTCTAATTCCTTTATTTTTTCTTCGTTATCCATTATGATACTGTATATAATAAAAAATATTTATATCTTTTTATTATATTTTGTCCCATTTTAAATGTTCAAGGGTTTAAACACTAAACATCATATTATATAATTATGAAATCTAGTAGTTTGTATTCAATCCTTTTATTGGCAGTCGGTATGAGTGGTTTTGGATGGTTATTTACGTTTCCTGACCATCGAGAAATAGTTGTGAACCATACAGTAAATATGACAAATAAATTAGTAACAACTATTTATGATAATGACGATACGCGTTTCATTCATAACTTTTGCGAATCACGACTTCAAGATAACAAAGCTCCTGAAGTATGGAATACTGTCACTTCTTTTGCAATCTCGATTGTTCCGTTTGTTTATGGATTTCCCAAATACCCTCTTTTGTATAACGTAGCATGTATGTTATCCTTTAATGGAGTAGCTAGTGCATATTATCATTACACATTATCATGGTTTGGGAAACAGGCAGACGAGGTATCAATGATTCTTGCAAATTATTTTGGAATATGGGCATTAATTAATATGTATTATCAACGTTCAACAAAAAGAAATAATCTAAATAGGTTTAACACATTGTTCATGTATATATTTCTTATTACAAATACATTAGTAAAATATGACATATTATTTCCAACTGTATTTGGTATTTATGTAGGAGGTTCGCTTATTATGATTGTTAGAGTTGCCAACACATATGATGTTCCTTGTGTGAAAAATCTTACTATTTCATGTATGGGTGCAATAAGTTGGATAGTTTCAGAGTCTTACTGTACAGAATACACAATGTTTGGTCATGTTTTTTGGCATTTACTTTTTCCTTATGGGTTTTATCGTTTAATCTTAGAGTTTGATAAAATAAAACAACGTTTACCTGTTCTTGACCGTATTGACGAGTAAAATAAGTAATCTAATTATTTAAAGAGTTGTGGTTGTATTACACTATTAGTATGAACGACCTTATAGAAGATGTACGTGAACTAATAAAATCAACCCTAACAAAAGAAAATGCAAGTTCCGAGTGTAAAGAAAAGGAGGGTGATGAAGTTATTGATTGTAACGAAAAAGAGGTTGATAAACTTATTGAGTGTATTACAAAGGACCACAATAGTGATGAAATAAAAACTATTTTAAATACATTGAAAATGATAGAAATATGCAAAATTAAAGCCAAAAAACTAATAGATTAATTATTAGACATTCAGGTGTTGTAACATTTATTATATAGATAAATATATAAATGTTATATCCATTAAAAGAAATGTTAATGCAAAAAACACTTAACAACTATAGTTGCACCACATGGTATGACAGATTTAATACATGCCAATAATACTGGTTTAGTAAACGAACTAGTGCAAGTTAATACAGGTATAGCATTAGGAGGGCATATTTTACATCAAACCCAACATAGTGAAATATTAACAGCATGTTTCATGATAAGTTCAATAATTCATTTTAGACACGATATGCCTTCAATAAAGGGGGTTCCCGAGTTTGTATTAAGCGGTTCAATGGTACCATTTTTTGTTTTGAAACCAGATGTATTTTATATGTATATGGTTTTTATTCACGTTCCAAATCATTATCGTTTGAATTGGAAATATATGAAACCAAAAATAAACGATAATATGATTTTTATGTTATTTTTGACACTAACATTTTTTTTAGCGGGGGAAGTATTTTTTATGTATTTTATGAATGATTATATGTTTGATATGGCAAAGAGTGTTGTTATTGGACATATTCTTTACGAAGAATTATTTATTCATAAAAGTAAAAATAATTTACCGTTATAATTTATATTTTATTTATTCATCTTTTTCCATCATTGACACTCTTATTTTTCTTTTACATGTGTCTTCGTCTTCAAATCTATGTAAACGAAACCATTTCTCTGTATAATTTTCTATTTCAATGCAAGATGTCATTTTTGTCATCCATTTAAGTTTTGGTATATATACGTTATATTGCCAAATACCACCTCTATACGTTTGGTCAAATACATATCCTTTATATTCACAATTAATAAGTTCTGGATTATCAAACACTGTTGCAATAAGGGAGCATTCATTTTGAACCTTTCTTATTGAACGCATAGTTGTATTAATGTAATCTATTCTACTTGTCCATTCTTGATAAAAGTCCTTTGCGTGTTGACTAAGAGTGTGAATACCTATATTTTCTTGTATTTGTATCATGTTTAATAAGTCAACAAGTCTACGTATTGGAGATGTAATATGTAAATATGCATCCATCTCAAGTAAATCATGTCTAAGTGTTACACTTTCATCTATAACAGATAAATCAAGATATTGTGCGGAAGTATTATTCCATGTTTTAAAAGAATACAAGAACATCTTGGTCTATTGTATCTGGAATAGGCGTAGGCGGAGGAACATCAGCAATTACGTTTCGAAAGATACCGTTTCTATGTGGGATCGTTATCTTTGCAGTATGATAATTCATGAAAACCATAAGATAAGTTATTATGTCATGACTATCACGAATATTAGGTATAAACGCATGATATTTTTGCATTTTATGAACATTTTCTAATGCAAGTTTATAGTGTTTACATTTTTTTAATTTTTTAATCTTCATATCGATAGTTATGTGCTACCCGTATTTTTGCATTTTTATATTGAATATCTAATACAAACCCTTCAACAATAAATATATCCATAACAAGAGCAAGACGTGTTTTTTCTTGAACAAGACTACATAAACCATCAGACAATATTGTTGGTAACATAGGTCGTTTTCTATCAGGAAGGTATATAGTAGAAACTCTGTCTGAGAATGATTTCCACACACCTAAGTTGTCAAGCAACAATGTGACATTTGAAATATAAAATACTGAGACGATATACAGTTTTGCCAATATACTGTTCGTCAACTGTTTTATTAAACATAGTGTCTGTTGCCTTTTTCTTGAAATATTTGGCATGACATTGCGTCGTCAAAAATCCGCACTTTCATTTGGGTCAATTGAGAATATAAAGTCAGTCGTCCTGTCGGTAAGTGCATTTCCACATTCAGTCATATCATTAATAATGTTTTCAATTATGGTTTCTTCACTATTACCACCTGTTTGTAGTTTTATTTTTCGTTGTGTATCTCGCGTAAACTTTTGTATAGATGCATTTAGACTTTTGCAGTAAAGTTGATATTCAAAATAACTTGAAAGAACATCAACAGGTCCAATTGTTCCAACAAGAGAACCTATGGGATGTTTGTCGACCCAGTCAGCAAACTTAAAGGTCACGTATTGGTTCGTGAGTGCTTTATTAAACCCTAGATTTTTTATCTCGTAAGGAACAAGGAATATAGGTATTCTTTTATCATCAGGAATACATTTATATAAAAGTTTTTCCATTCCTTTGCATGTCTTCCATATGTTTTGTTATTTTTTAAAATAAGAACACCTGATATATATGGATTAGATCTTACAGGAGACCTTTCTAATTGAACCGGTTTTCCTTCTTCTACAAAAACGAAATACGTCCATAGTAAAATAATTTATATTTTGATGGTTCAATTGTTTCCAACTGTATTGGTTGCATAGTTTCCATTTGATGAATACTCCATGAATCGTAATTCCGATTTTCAATAGCAATAACAAGTGGATTATTATCTGTATTTGTCATAACGAAACCAGTTTATCTGTATACTATAATATAAACTATATAATGATAGTATACCGTTGTTTTGATTATAAATGTATCAATTTATTTATTCATCAATTGGTACCATTACATCTGGATAAGGATTAATTTGTAGATATTCGAGGTTCTTCGTGGTTATTTATTTCGTTATTTTGAAGTTGGTGTTCGGATACATCGTCTTCTTTATCAATAATAACTTGATTGGGTTCATGCTCGTTATTTTCTTCAATTTCATCTTCGTTATTTTCTTGTTCATTTTTTATTTCGTCTTTATTATCAGTTTCGGGTTCGGTTACAGATGTATTAATAACATTAGATGGTCGTGTAAACTTGGTTGCCCAATATAATAATGTATGCTTGATAGTTGCTATTTCGGTAAGATATGAATTAAAACTAGACGCACCTATAACCGCGTTCTCTCTGTATCTGAAAGAATATATCCAATATGGAGGTATAGAAATAGTTTCTCCTGTATGAACAGTTGCTTTAATTATATCTGAACTATCATTGTTCCATAAATCAAAATCTGATTGTGTAAAAAATGTCATATCTGTATAGTCACTGTTAGTTGTTATATTATTTTTTGCAATATCATCGGGGTGAATTAAACGCATATCAACTGTTCCGGTGCTCACTGTAAAAATATTTCTAAACATAATACTATGCTGTGGTATAGTTGTTACATTATTCGAACCAAACAACACGTCCGTCTTTTCTTTACTACAAAGAGGAGGAGTAAATATGTTATGGGTTGCATTTATTTTTTTAATTATACTCGTTGATGGTAATGTTTAAAATATTTTCGGTATTTTTTTCTGTGTAATATCGAGCTTCTTCATCTGTATCAAATAATGCACGACTAGCAGTTACAGACGATAATATATGTGCATGCGTATTTGTGCGTGAGTTATCGTATATAGATATGTCTATATTTTGGCCTTCCTTATATACCTGTTCTTTTGTAAGTTCATTAGTAATATGCGCATGCAATAGTTTCATTATAATGGGTTGTTTTAATTCAAATATTTCTTCTATTGGTATATGTACTGGATGTTCAATAACAAATATTTGTCTTTCTTCTGATGGGGAAAGTTGAAAACTGTATATGAATATACAGAAAATAATACACATATAAATGTAACAACAATATGTAAATAATTTGTCATTTTCGGATGCACTATTTATATTTAATACTTTAAATCTATACTATTTTGAAAAAATATTCTATATGTCAATACGCCATAAATTATTAATCCACTTGTTGATGTTCTTCATCACTATCACTGCTAAGACTTTGCATATCTTCTTCATCACTATCATCAATTCCATCTAGCATATAGGTATTTTTTAACGAGTTTGCTTCTAAAATCGCTTCAATTGCTTGGCGTTTAAGTTCTTTGGCTCTTTCTTTTGCCTTTTTATATATTTCATGATAAACTTGATTGGGTTTTTTAATTTCCATAATAGTATTTTCATCATTACTTGTTATGTCAAATGCAGTATCCATATCTAATATTTCAAGATCTTCATTATTTTTTTTATTAATAACAATTTCTTCGGGAGTAGCGATTAAACTCATTCGTATTAGTTTTTTCTTGGTTCAATGGTTCGTTTTCTTGTTTATCTATTATCTCTAAATTAGGGACATCCTCATTTGTCGCGGAAGTTTCCTTTTCTATATCGTCAAATATATGCTCAGTTAATAACGTGGGTGATTTTACAACTTCATTTATGGTTTCTTGATCAACCAAAATAGGTGTAAGTGTATCAGTTACTTCGGTACTATCTATTTTATCTTTATCATCTTCTTCGTGTTTCTCGGCTTCTTCTTCGTTATCATTCTCCGTGGTATCTTCCTTATTATGTGGTTGTGGAATAAACTTAGGTATTGGGATGCCTATTTTTTGACTAGGTTCTTGTTGTCGAGAACCTTTTTTAATTAAACATTTATCAAAAACAGTATCAACCGCCATAACCATGGCTTGTCGCAATTCATAATCTATCTGAAAACTCCTAGTAGTAAAACGAATACCTTTTACTTCAACAATACAAATAAGCTGTGATTGTTCGTTAATATCGGAACAAGGAATAAGAGTTTCTCCCTCGTCATATATTTTGGTAATAGGATTACCAGTATGATGATTAGTAGGGACATTACAACGACACACTTGAAACTTACCAGACTTATACGATTTCATAGAAGGTGCAAATGCATTTTCAATATCGTCGTATTCTAATTTTTCCTGAAACCAATCACCAGAATTAAGATAGACAAGACCATGACAGGTCGACTCTAAAGTTTCTGTCCAATTAATAAAGCCTGTTTCAGAAGTACTAAATAACAAATCACAAGTCGTTTTTTTAGCGCCCTTTACAATTCCTTGTTTTGTATTAATCTGCGGTGTTTCAATATATATAGGTTTACCATCAATAGTTAGAGACGTAAAATAACTATTATTCGGCATTGCCATTGGCATCTCTAACGCCATTTTATCGAATGGGAAAGTATCATCTGCTTGATAAACGTTCATTAATTCTACATAAGAAAAATATAATTTGAAACACACGCAGTTATTATAATGACTAAATATGCGTTTATTTAGTAACAAATAATCCTATGGATTTATTAAGTGGTAATTGTTATATAAATGGTAAAACTTTCTGATAAAAATAGTGCGATTATTCAAGAGTGTATTGACCTTTTAAAACGAGATGATTTGAAATATCAATTAAAGTTATTTTTAGAACCAATAATCACGATGGTATTTAATGTTATAAACCCATATATTTACGTACTTTTAGGAGTAACAATTATTATTATGTTACTTTTAATAGCAATATTAGTAATAGTAGTCATTATGTTAAGAGATAAAAAGCAAGACCTCTTGTCAGGTACATTTTAATATTTACGTAATATATATGGCATACACACGTAAAGCTAGACATACTCGTAAAGGAGGTAAAACCGCTAAGAAGCACCATAAGAAGTCTCACAAGAAGGCTGGAAGCCGTCGCCATAAGAAGGCCGGGAGCCGTCACCACAAGAAGGCCGGGAGCCGTCACCACAAGAAGGCCGGGAGCCGTCACCACAAGAAGGCTGGAAGACGCCATCACAAGAAGAAGGGGGGTAGTTTAGGATTAGTCTTGTCTCAACTTGCTGCTCCTGGTGTCCTTTTTGCTGCCAATCATATGTATGGCAAGAAGAGCCGTAGACACCACAAGAAGTCTCACAAGAAGAGCCACAAGAAGTCTCTTAGACGTCGTCGTCGTTAAATAAATACAAGAACAACTATATAAATATATCTTATATGTAATTATATAGTTCATGAGTTTTGAAAATAATATTAAAAGATGGGTTCAGATAGATAACCAAATAAAGGTATATAATGACAAGATTAAACAACTTCGCGATGAAAAGGCCAATATAACAGAAGAGTTGCTTGGACAAGCAGAAGAAAATAACTATAAAGACGCTGTCATACAAATTACTGATGGTAAGTTAAAGTTTAATACCTCAAAAGTTCAATCACCATTGACTTTTAAATATGTCGAAGAAATATTATCTAACACCATTAAAGAGCCTGCTGCTATCGAGGCTATTATTAAGCGTCTTAAAGATAACCGTGAAACAAAATATGTTCAGGAAATCAAACGATATACGAATGAAAAGTCAAAATAAGTTCGTAACATAATATAGAAGAAGACTTCATAATTGATTATATAATGCCTACAAAAACATATACTGAAACAACTGCATTAGTTTGTGACGATAATGTTTGTTATAACTTACAAGATATTTTACGAAATCCAGATAATAAATGTGATAAAGATTCATGTAAAAAGGTTGAAAGTGACTATGCTGACTTTATGCATTTAAGTCTTCCAGTTGGTTATTTTCATGCAAGTGCAATGCATAATCCATTACCAAATTATGAAGAACGGGTTCCTCGTCAGGTCGCAGTCATAATTGAAGAAAAAAAATATACCCAACTTATAGAGCCATCTCTTGAAGAAGAACCTAAAAAGAAGAATGTTACTAGTAATAAAAAGACTAAAAAGAGCGACAAAAAAAATAGCTCTAATAAAAAGACAACAAGAAAGGGCAAAAAGAAATAAAGTTTATATTTGTAATTAAAGTTTATATGTGTAATTTTGAATTATATATATAAACGAATTATTCGCTCCATTTATTATAGTTAAATGGTGAAACTAGTATATCATCAAGATTATTTTTCCATTTATTAACAGTTTCATCAACTTCTTTTTCTTGTTCTGTTTCAGGATAAGGAGTAACTAATTTCATAAGTTCTTCATCGGCGCTTGTCATTTCAGGTTTTTTTCCATAACAGTTTACTCCAAAACGAACATTTGGATTAGCAATATATCCACCATTTATTCCAGGACGCCCACAATCATGTTTATGGTCTTTTGTTTTTTGAAGTTCGTTGTAAGTTGATTGTTGAGTAGGAAAAAGAGCAAGTTGATCAGCAGACCATCCATAATTACACCATTCTCCTCCGCTCTTATAAGAATCTTCAACCTGCTGATATGTTGCTAATTTTGCATCAAATGCTTGACATATCATTGAAGCATCTTCGTATGTGTATGCATTATCACGAATATTAAATACTTGATTTTCATTGGAAGGTTGTGGAATAGGGGTAGGTTGAGTTTCTTTATTAATTACTACATCAAACTCTGGTTGTTTATTTGTATTCATCATATTTGATAAGGTTGTGCTAATATCAATACTAAAATAATAATAAAGAATGTATTGTGTTACATATAAAATAAGTATAATAGCTATGAGCACAAATAGAACAGTTAGAATTGTGCTATTTTTATTTCCAGATTGACCAGATGAACTGTCTAAACCTGAACTAATTGCTGTTCCAGAATTATTCTGGTCACCAGTACCTCCTAAATAAACAATAAGTGTTACAACAAGAACAAGTCCAACCATAAGAGCAGATAAATAAAGAGGATTCGTAAATGGATTTTCGTTAAAAGACCCTAGAGATGATAAATCAGGCGTATCTGGTCCCGAACCAGCATCAGGTGTGCTAGATGAACCAGAACCAGAACCAGAACCAGAACCAGAACCAGAACCAGAACTAGAACTAGAACTAGAACTAGAACTACTCGAAGATGAAGTATTGTCCGGAGAAATACTCCCATACAATTGTTGAATTTCGGGAGGTAGGGTATCTGTGTCAGTACTCATATTTGTTAATGGTTAAACTATATATTATACATTGGATTTTTTTCTATAAAATAGACAATATGCGGTTGGAGAAACAATATGTTCATCACTACTTAACATAGTAATTCTAGTATCGTTAAACTCATACCATTTACCAATTTTACCCTTTATAAATGCAGTGTAATGTCCGCCTAATGCACTTCCATGATGATTACATACACCATATAATTCATACACATAACTCTTTGCATTATATCCCAATACATATTTTTCCATTGACAAATTATCCAGTGGAAAATCAATTATTGTATGTTTTTTCTTATTTGTTGCATCAATTCGTTTAAAGTCAATACATAAAATGTTTGGAAAGCCCCAATATCTAATACGTTTGATTACATCTTGTTTTTCTTTTGTTTTTTCATTATACCATGCATTATCACCAGATAATACTTCACCTCTAACATAATTCTCAAAACAATCACTTAGTGTAGGTTGTTTCAAGTCTGTAGGAATAGATAAACTAATATTAAAAAAAGGTTCAGGTGTTTGTGATAAAATAGTTTGTCCATCTATAGAAACTAATTCAGATACATGCATACCATAAAACATATTCCATATTTCTGAATATTCCTTTGCATACATATTTTTAATCTTATTATATACAACTACTGCAAGATCATCTGTTCCAGTTTTACTTTTTCCTTTAATATTCATAGTAACTGGTCTAGATAATGAATTATGAAAGCAGTCAACTACAAAAAGAAGAAACTCGGATACATCATTCTGCGAGTAACCAGTAAATAATTCCTGCCCCTTATGCTTTGCTACCCCCTGAACAATTTGTATAAATCTACTTGGTTCAATAACACAATTTTGTGACCACATAAGCTTACGTAAAGTATTCCACTCACGGATAAGAATTCCGTCAGCACTATTTTTAAGATGCATTTCATATTTATCACTGTCAAGAACATTATTTAATTCATGTGTATGTGATAATATTTGAATGCATGTATTAATAAAACATGTGTTCCCAAGATTAGCTAATCCTGTTAGTCCCTTTTCAAGTTCTTGTTTTATATCTGGCATTTGAAATCTTTATGATATTATTCTTATTAAATATATAATAGATGTTTATATATTTAAGTCGTTCACGTATAATATGTTCATAACATAAAAATAAAATCTTTATCCATGCTATGTCTAGAGCGAACAATTCTAATAGATTAACACCACATGATCATTCTCTTCAAATTGTTGAGAACTACATTGATGTAATGACTATTATTACAAACACAAATACACAATTAATAAGACAACAGAATAATATTATTCGAAATATGAGAAATGTTATAGATGATACATATTTACAAAATGATAACGAAAGAGATACACTTGAAAGTCAGCCCATACCTGATACGTCTGCTTCACCTGCCCCTTCAGAAATCCCATCAACCCTTCATAATCCCCGTCCTCCTGCCCCTCAACGACAGCCAAATAGACGATATAATCGAATGACTAGAAGAGAAGTTAGAAATGTGTTTAGAGAAAGACTTGAACGAAATCGTCCTCCTCCACCATTAAGACAACGAACCCAACCACGAGAAAACAGAAATAGATCACCAGTGCAAGAAGCAAATCCTTTGGTTCCACCGTCTTTTCAAATACCATCTGTTCCAACACCAAATACTGGGACAGGATTATTTAATAGAACAAATACAAATACAAGAAATAACGGAAATGTATTAATGAGTTTTGAGACATTATTCCCAATTAATCAAAACTTAACTGGACGAGGAGCAACTAACTCTTTTTTTAGTAATGTTCCAGTTTTTCCCAGTGCTGAACAGATAGAACGTGCTACAGAAACTCACATATTTCAGGCAATTAGTGAACCACGCAATACATCTTGTCCAATCACAATGGAACCATTTACTGCTAATCAAATTGTTTTACAGATAAGACACTGTGGTCATATATTTAATCCAACACATTTACACAGTTGGTTCCGTTCAAATGTTCGTTGTCCTGTATGTCGTTATGATATACGGGATTATAATACAAATACAAATACAGAAACAAATACAAGTACAGATACTACACCATCATCAACAAATCCAACTCAAACCACAAATAATAATGATACAAATATTGAAAACGGCTTTGCGGATATATTACTACAGTCATTATCCAATAATATTTCAAATCAATCAAATACTAATCCAACAATTTCAAGTAACGGAAATAGCATATCATGGTCACATCTTATACCACGTGTTGGTCTAGCGCCTTTATCACTTGAAACTACTGTAGATTTAGTGTCGGGGTCTCTATTACAAAATGAACAACAATCAACTACAACTGGTGATAATAATGAGACGCCAACAAATAGTGAAAACACAAATGAAACTCAAAATGAAGAACAAGATAATCAAGACGATTTGTCACAAGATTAAAATATTTATTTATCATAATATAAAATGTTTATTTTAAACTTTATAGAAGAATATTTTTTAACTCATCTTAAAGAAAACAATATTGGTTATTTTGAACACTTACAACGTTCACTCTTTATATCATCTGATTTTATTTTTGGTTCAGGAAAAGCAATCATACATGCGATTATTCCTGGTCTATTTCAAACATCAAGCACGGATATTATTGATAAATGGCATCCTATTATGCACTCAAAATGTGAATAATTTACATAAAATATAATTTATAAAGATGAATTATATTTTGTCTATCATTTAGTTTTATTTACATCACAGATTTAACAATATATTTATTTCCTTTTTTCTCTTCAGTTGCAATGAGTTGTGGTTCTATATTTGGATTTTCTAACGATTGGTAATAACTTTCAGCATCATAAAGATTGGCATTATCTGGTCCCATTTGACGATGAATATATGTTTTTCCTTCATAATAATAAGGTCGACCTTCCCATTTCTTGGTAATTTTATTTTTATTTTCAAAAGCTCCTGTTGGTTGCTTTGCAATATCAGGTGTAAAACTTATTTCACTAACACGAGGTTCTCCGTATTGAACGCACTCTAACTGCTCTTTATTTCCACGACGAGAATAAGTTGCACAATCGATAGCGGCCTCTTTAATTACACGAGTTAGATTAGATGTGATACGCTCTTTTATTGTTGAAATTTCAAATAATGCTTCGTCGCTAGTTACTAGTCGGTATTCCATCTTACTATTTTCCCCATCAGTTGGATATTTTAGTTTACTTTTATCGTGTAATTTGGTATCTTTTGAAATATCGACCTCTTGTTCAGGAGTAATAGTCATTAAATACAAAAATACCGTGACATCCTGATACTCTTCTGGAAGAGCTTTATGACTACAAATACGACGAGCACGACCGATTACTTGGTCTTTACGTGTAGGATGCCAATATGGCTCCATAATATGAACATATCGAGTGCTTCTCAAGTTAATACCTTCAGACCCAGATGCAGTAATCATTAAGACTTTAATAATTTCACCCATGTGGTTATTGTTTGCGATTTCGCGTAAGGTTTGCGTAATAGGCAAGTTAGGGTCCCAGTTGCTGTTATAAATATTACGAATAATCTCCTTTTCTTCACTACTTTCTGTTCCAGTATAAAGAGCATAAGTTGGTTTACCTCTATCTTCCTCTGCAATATCAAGATGCCATACACCGTCAGAACCCTTTTTAATTTTAAATTGTGTATATCCGTTATAATCTAAAACCATTTTGAATAATCCAATTCCTTCTAATGTTCTAAACTGACTATAAAGAAGATGAAGCCCTACATGTTCTTTATCTGTTATATTTTCAAGAATATGTAAGAACTTAGGACTATATATCTCAAGAGCTTCTCTAGAAAATACTTCATTTTCATGCTCTTTTAGGTATTTAATTGCTCCTTGTATACGTTCATTATATGTTGAGTCTGCATTTTTACTAATCATAACATCACCTTCAACGTCATTTCCTTCCGTTTCTTCAAGGTCATTGCTTCCTTTCTTATCAGTTTCTGATAATGTTTTGCGGTAGGAGTCGCCCATATTACCATCATTTGGCAAAGGTCTTCCTGGCGGATTTGGCATAACAAAGTTACAGTATAAGCGAGAGAAAATACGATAAGACGATGTAGGTTCAACGTATAGACCATCTTTATCTACTCCTGCTTTTTTTGAACGACGTTTTAAGTCTTCTTTACGTTCAGCAGAACGTGCCGTTTCATAAAGACCGATTTGATATTCGCTCATAGGTATTTTTATCACCTTAAAATCTGAAATAGGTTCATATCTTGGCAATAGTCCTTCTTGTGCACTTCTAAAATAAGAAGTAAGACCAAGAATACGCTTTTTAAACAAATCTGCATTTTTTACAATGCCATTGTCACCAAGAAACATAGTTTCAAACTCTTTTAGTGTATCAGGAAGTGCTTTATATACATTAATTTTTACCGTTCCACGTTCAACTTGCAAATCATTATTTTCTAGAATACTCATGATACGACGTTTGAAATCTTCATCACTAATTTCTCCTCGTTCGTTTGTTATAGTATCTTTTACACCAACATATTGACCTTTCACACTACTTCTTTCAAATCCTAGTGGGTTTCTCGTAATACTTAACACATTATTTTTAGAATATTCGAAATAATCCATGTGTCTATCACGACCAATAACGTTTTCTAGTTTACTTTTTACAGTATTATATCCCTCATTGGTTTTGAGTGTAAAGTTCCATGTCTTAATGTAACCTCTCAACATATTATATAAAATACCAATTTCATTTGGGTAATTAATAATGGGGGTGCCGGTCAAGAAAACAATGCGAATATCTTCGGCATTCATTAACATTTCATAAAGAACAAGTGCTAGAGAGATAGGAAACTTTTCAGGGTCACCATCTTTATCGTGATTGACTGGTTTTTCCTTGTCAATTTTGTTTGATATACGACTAATAAAGTTATGAACCTCATCAATAACAACAACGGAATGATCAAAAATATTATTTTTATAATTATCTGTCATAGACTTTAACTTTTCACGACGAAGGCCATTGTAATTAATAAACTGATATTTTGTTTTTATCATTTCATCTAATTGTTCATCAATCGACATAATCTGTTTTGCGGATAATTTGTCTAAGTTACTATCCTTTTTATGGTCAACCATCCAAACACCCTTTTTCTTTTTTAGATAAGCCACTGTAATGCCTAGTGCAGTAGAAAGAGTATCTAGGGTATTTGAGTTTGCGTTAAGTGGGACCCATTCCCAATATTGTTCTTTTTTGTATAATGTATCTCCACATTTTTTGATTTCTTCAATGTAATTTCGTTTCAAAGATGCAGGCGTCATAATAATAACCTTTTTCGAACTTTTCATACCTTCGGCGATAGCAATAGATGAACATGTTTTACCACTACCAAGACCATGATATAATAACAATCCTCTGTATGGACTATAAAGGTTCAAATAGTCACGAACAATTCTTTGATGGATAAGTAATTTAAACTCAGGATTATCATCTTTGCCAATGTCGTCACAACTAATTGAAATCTCGTCATTTAATATTTCTTCACGATACTCTTTAAAATAAGAATTAATGAAATTGACAAACTTTTTACGGTTATTCAAATAGAACCCCGATACTCGTAAAGTTGGCATAGGTAATGGAGGAGGAAGTTTATCAATAACTGGTTGGTTCTTAACATCTACCCATTTTTCAATAGGCAATTCAGCTACACCTTTAACAAGCGGGTTAGTTTTTCGAACTGTTGATTGTGTAATATCACGATGTTCGTCGTCTCCTTTTAGTTGTGTAACATCTTTTAATTCAATACGTTTACTACTTGTTAGACGTTTCATCATATCCTTTTTAGCAGAAGAAACGTTATTTAATTCCTCTTCATCGTCTGGAATATCTTCACGAGAAAAAGAGGTTTGTTCGCCTTGTTCAATCACTTTTACAAGACCCCTCTTTTTCAATCGTTTCATAATATCTTCTCTATCTACAATTAAGTCTGAACCATCATTACCTTGTTCACGTGCAACCTCTATATTTACAAATACTTCGGAATATTTTGTAGCACGAGGCTTTCGTTTTAATTGTTCTTTTATCTGTTCTAAAGACATATATATAATACACATATAAGTTTTAAATAAAGAATAGACCTATTAATTCTCGCCTATTTTTTTGATTACATCACTACATGCGGACTGTTCTGCCTTCTTTTTAATTTTATGTGTTCCTTCTCCGAGGAATACAAGAACTTTTGGATTATCCTGCAAGTATTTTGTAATCGCTTCAAAACTACCAAACTGTTCATATGGGAATGCAGTGGATACATTCATATTGTATAGTTCATCGCCAATACAAAGAAACACGCCCATGTGATAACCATCTTCTTCCGTTACATGTAATTCCACATAATGGGGTGTAACCTTGAACTCCTTTTGTATCTTTACTTGTAGGATATTCTTATAGTTATCATCATTTTTAATCAGTTCAACCCAATCAATATGACGTTCAAATATATTTTCTACAAACTTTTGTGCCATTTGAAAACCAGGTCCAGTAACAAATACATTTTGAAACCAGCCCTCTTGGTCATTGACTGAGATTTTATTAAAATCTAGGAATAATGCACCAATAAATGATTCAAACAAACACCCTAATTTTTTCAAGTTTGTTCGAGTTTTCTTTTCCTCTGCATTTCTTGAAAGAATAATCCATTTATGTAGACCCATTTCGTATGCAATACGACCGATAGATTCATTTTTTACAATTGCAATCTTTTTCTCTGTCATAAACCCTTCATTTTCCTTAGGAAAACGTCTATACAATAAATATTTTGTAATACACTCTAACACACCATCTCCAAGAAACTCTTGGCGTTCATTAGATTTTGTTTTTAATGGTAAACAATCATGTGGTCTGTCTACAATAATAACATTATTTTCAACATTTTCAAGATGCGGTCGTTTTGTATACGACCTATGAACGAACGCTCGTAAATAGAGTTCCATATTATGAACAATTGGAGGTAATCCATATGCAGTTAAGATACCTTTTACTTCGTCCTCTGTAATCTCTTTATTTATTGAGTTATACGGATTAAAGACAAGATTGTCTGATATTTTCATAACATCTTCATCATTAATAATCTGTTTATATGTGTCACTATCGATTTTACTAGTTGTGAATGCGGACATCTTTAACAATAATTGTATTTAATAATACTCTTTATGTAACTATCGTAATATGATAAATAAGCATTTAGGATTTGATTTTCAATTTACTTAGTATCTCTATAAATTAGGATTATTTTGTTTATATAGTATATAATATGCCAAGTGCTAGATTTAGTGCATACAAATCAAGTATTACTAACCGTGGACCCCAGAGTGGTGGTTCTCTTGGTGGAGATAAGAAAGCCGGTCTTATTAATTTCTCTCTTTATTCCCAGATCCCTACTAGCCAAATAGCTCCCCGTGTTGCTGGAGATTGTTGCAAAGATCCTTCCAAAGTTCAAAAATAAGCTCATTAAACCAAAACCCTTCTATAATTTATAGATAATACAGTTTTAATATAGAGAATATAGTAGTGTATGTAAATAATGTCTATTTACATAGATTGCAGAGAACATTATTTAAAAGAACAGTGTCAAAAATTAAGTAATACAAATAAATTATTTGAACATATCAAAATTCATTCAGAAAGTCTTGATGTTGCAGATATTATAATTAAATCTTTAGATGAAACAGAATGTGTTTATATAGAACGAAAAACAGTTGCTGATTTATCAGCAAGTATAAAAGATGGTCGTTACCGGGAACAATCATTGCGTTTATCTTCTCTCCCTAGTCACAATCATAATATTGTCTACATAATTGAGGGGAAAATGACTGAAGGTCTAAGCCAGTTATCTAGTGGATTTGGTGGAACAGTATTAAATAAACAAACTCTTTACACAGCTATGATTTCTATGTTGCTTTACAAAGGATTTTCAGTTATTAGAACGCAATCTCCGTGTGATACAGCCGATTTTATTATGTTAACGGCTCGAAAAATAGCAGATAGCAAAAAAAGCATGTTTTACAAAACACCTAGCACTACATCAGAAAGTGGAATAATTGATAATTCAAAAGAGAATAATGAAATGCCAACACCAAGTTATGCATCTGTAATTCGACAAAAAAAGAAAGACAATATTACGACTGAAAATATAGGTGTTATTATGTTATCACAGATACCAAGTGTAAGTTCTTCCACTGCAGAAGTTATTATACAAAAACATCTCTCTATTCCAAGACTTATAACAGATATTCAAAATGATCCCGAATGTTTAAACACCCTTACTATAACACTTTCAAATGGAAAATCACGTAAAATAAGTAAAACAGCATGTAGTAATATCGTAAAGTTTTTGTTGTGTCAAGAAAGTACGTCATAGATAGAAAGAATTATTATGTTACTTGTCACCATATCTAGGTTATAATGTAATTTATTTTATATTCATGTATCATATACACGATATAAAATATGTTTTCTAATAATGATATTCTTTATACTATTTTGGCATTTGCAATCTTTATAATTTCAGCATCTTTATTGTCTGGATATTTAGGTTCAATGGGAATAAAAACAACTACACGAGAAGGATTTGATGCTTCAGAAGGAAATCTTGATAGACTTAATAACAAAGTATCTAGTGATGCAACGGATGTTAAAGACGAACTTCGTGTTGAAAAGTACAAGGATGATTATAAACGACTTTTATCCCTATCCAAAGATTATTTAGAAGGTCTACAATTAGCCGTTTTACTTGATCTTAAATCAATTGACCCAGATAAAGATGATGATGATCGTATTGTTTCAAAATGTAAAAATATATCACAATCTTTGTATGCTTTACATGGTGCAGTAAAGTCAATAAAAGCAATTGAATTAGAGAATATTTAATAATACAAAATATACCATGACATAGATAATATATAGTATTCTACAGTATTTTATACTATCTTACTATATATTATACACAATTAAGATATATATTTGAATACTTATGTTGAGCGATAATGTTAAAATACTATTACTGTTTGCCTTTTTTATAGTGGTGATATACATTTATTTTATATCAAATAATTTAGAAGCAACATTTTTACAAGATATTGCAAATAATAGCAGGGTTGAACAGGAGGGTTTTGAAGGAGGTGGCCGTCAAACAAAAAATGTAGTAGAACATGTAGAATCTATTCTTGATAAATTAGACGATGAACTTCGTGTAAATAGATACCGTAAAGATTATGAAGATTTACTTGATAATTCCGAAGAATTATTTGAATTAATTAGATTAAAATCGCTTACAGGTCTTATAGATGTAGATGCTAACAATATACATCATGCTTTACATCTTGTTGGATTACCGTTATATTTTTACGAGGGTGCTCTTGAAAGTATTAAAAACTGCAGAAATTATATCGATGGTAAATAATTATATAACACGTATTTACAATACATATTCCGTTACATATGTAACCAAATATATATTAATTTTGTATGATAGTAGACGGATCATTTTGGTCTCCTATTTTACGCATATCTCCATCATAGTCTCCTTGATCAATAAGTGAACGCGTGTACTGTTTACCTCCCCAGTTTGGATCCATTGCATTAGGGCTTTTACCTTGTTGTTTCTCTAATTTTGCTTTTTTGTCAATAGGTGTTATTGTTCCTTGATAAAAACTAGTTGGGTCAAAAGAAGGCATAGAATTATTATTATATGGCATATCATTTCGATGAGCATCAACAAACTTTGTTTCATGTGGACCAGTATTTAATGCAACTTCGCCAGTCACATCACCACAGCCCGACATAAAGTATGGCGTGTTATTTATTCCTAGATTTAAATTATCTAAATCTGGTTTTACTGGCATTGTTTCACATCGTTTCTTTATATCGTCTAATGATGTTGAACAAAGTCCTCCCTGAGGATTTTCAATATCAGGTCTTGCACGATAACTTACTGTACCTTGGGCATCTTCTGTTTTTTGAAGAAACAAGACTGGACAGTTGACCCCTTGTGAACGTTGCCATTTTATAAACTCAACATATTCTTCTAAATTATTGAAACGCATTGGGTTGACACCTGGTACGCGTTTTTCTTCAGTACTTAATAAACTAATTCCACCATCTTCTTGAATTAAAAGATTTGGGCATTTTTCGTCAGTAGATAGAGTAATTGTTTTATCGTCGTCATTCTCCTCAAATCCTTCTGTATCTTCAGTTGGAGGTTTAACACAAAAATATATACCCAACATAAATGCGATTGCAATAATGAATAGTCTAAATGATAACGAAGCGTCCATATTATAAATAATGAGTTTCTTATATATACTAGTGTGTTATAAAATATTTATATTTTCGTACTATATAGATATTTTAAGGTATGGGATTTTTTACGTCTATTGCAGGTGCAAATATTGATGAACCACAATTAGAGGCAATTAACAGAATAAGTAATGATAACAAATTAAGCGATAGTAAATTAGAAGAACTCAGTAAACATGTAAACTCTGGCAAAACACACATTTATTTATTTGTATACTGGCGTGATTGTGGTCATTGTAAGCGTTCTTATAAAGATTGGGAAGCTTTTGAAAAGAAAATGAGTAATAATGATAAGTGCGTTGTATTTGCAATTGAACAATCTGGTATTTCCGAGTTATCTGCTGAAATGTTAGACCATCTTGGAGGAGAGCCTTCTGGATTTCCATCATTTCGTCATATATTTAATGGAAAAGCAACTGAATACAATGGAGAGAGAGATATTGCGTCACTAGAAGCATGGGCGAAGGAAACATGTAGTGCTCAAACCGGAGGTGGAATTTTTGATTTATTGGTGGGAGTTGATCGTATACGCGGTCAAAAATATGAAAAATGGTTAGAACAACGTCTAGTCTTAGAGTTTAATGATGTTGATTATGTGAATGAAATAAGAAAAAAGTTTGGTTATGACAAAACAAATGTTACAGGAAGAGGACAATTAACAAGAGAAATGGTTCAGGAAGAAGTATGTAAAAGAGATGAAGCGGATAAAAAACTAATTTCGTCAAAATTAAGTTGTGGTAGCAGTGGCGGAGGAAAAACTCGCAAAAGAAAAAGACACCACAAAAAGACTCACAAAAAGAGACGTCATGGAAAAAAAAATACTAAGAAACATAAGTAAGTTGGTTCTTTATATTCATTATAAATTGAATAATTAATTATAGTTTGGTGTATTCTAACAATCTATTTGAGTAAGTTAACTTACGTAAATAATCTAAATACTTCTATAGTACACCAAACTATGACAAGCGATAACTATGAGTTCAGAATATTTGACTTTCATCTCTATAATAAGATAGAGGATGCGGAGAGTGAAAGTGATAACTCGGAAGATGGAAAACGAAAATACAAGCCTCCTCCACAAAAGACATTTACAGTTCAAATGTTTGGTAAAAATGCAGAGGGACAGTCGTGCTCTATTACGGTCAGCGATTTCAAGCCATTCTTCTACATAAAAGTATCCGATAAATGGGGTGAACGCGAGAAAATGATGTTTCATACTCACCTAAGACAACAAGTTGGCAAGTATCATCAAAACAATATTGTTTCAACAAAGATTGTAAGACACAAAAAACTATATGGATTTGATGCAGGTAAGAAAAATACATTTATTCAAATCAACTTTGAAAATATTCAGGCAATGAATAAAGCAAAAAACATATGGTATGACGATGAGCGTCGTTTGCTGGCAGATGGTTATTACATATCTATACTTGGAACCCCATGCAAGACAGAGATTTATGAGTCGTTTATTCCTCCCCTACTAAGGTTCTTTCATATATTAGATATGAGCCCATCTGGTTGGATTGGAATGCCAAAATCCAAAACTGTCTCTATATCTGAGTTCGAAAAAACTACATATTGTGATTTTGAGTTTGAAATCCTATACAAAGATATTATACCTTTGCGCGAGAAGGAAGACCGTATCCCTTTGAAAATAATGAGTTTTGATATTGAAGCCAGTAGTAGTCATGGTGATTTTCCTATCCCAATTAAAACATACAAAAAATTATCTACAAATATTATTGATATTATGAGAAAAATGGATGATATTGAACTTGACCCAGAAGAAATTATTCGTTATTCGGTTTTACAAGCGTTTGGTATGCTTACAAAAGAGAATATTGAATATGATGATGAAGATGATAAAGTTCTTATTCAGAAAATGTTTACCACTTATATTGATACAATTTATCCAAAAAAATCTCCTACTGAAAAAAAGGTAAAGACCTCCATAAAAAATATTATGTCGCATATGATTGAGGATATTACTCATGTTCCAGTTAGCAGTGAAAATACGTTACTAAAATCGTTTGAAAACGCGTATAAAAGAGGAGGAGATGATGGCGAAGGCGCCGGAAATTATGGAGGATATAGTGAAGAAAAAGATGAAGAAGATTATGAAGATGATGATAAACCTAAACTTAAAACAAAACAAAACTATTCTGGAGTAAAACGTGTAAATATTTCCGGGTCTGGAAGTAAATCTTTTAAAAATGCAAACAAAACAGGTATATCTGCACTTATTCAGTCACAAACAACTCCACGCGAGCTTAAAATAAATCATTTGACTGAGGTATTTGGTATGTATTTACCTCCAGTTGAAGGCGATAAAGTCACCTTTATCGGTTCTACGTTTCTTACATATGGTGAAAAGAAACCACACTATAATCATTGTATTGTGCTAGACACATGTGCTGACTTGGGTATTGAAAATACTGATATTGAAAGTTACAATACTGAACAAGAAGTCTTACTTGCATGGCGAGACCTTGTTATACGAGAAAATCCAGATGTTATTATTGGATACAACATATTTGGTTTTGATTATAACTTTATGTTCTTACGTGCACAAGAAACAAACTGTGCTGCGAAGTTTATAGAAATATCAAAGCTGAAAGACCATATGTGTGGAACTCTTGATGATAATACTGGTAAATATGATATTGAACACAGTAGTATTACGTTAGCAAGTGGAACGCACGATTTGGGTTATATCAAGATGCCTGGACGTATTCAACTAGACTTGTATAACCATTTCCGTAGAGAAGAGAACCTTGTTTCATATAAACTAGACTATGTTGCTGGTCACTTTATTGGTGATTATGTGAAAGATTTAAAATATCAGACGAATGATACTGGAACGGAAGAAACAACCATTACAACAAAAAATATGACGGGTCTTCTTGTAGGTAGTTATATTCATTTTGAAGAGATTGGACATTCTACTGACTACTATGAAGCAGGTGCCAAGTTTAAGGTAAAATCCATTGACATATCTAATAAATCTTTTGTATTAGATGCAAAAGTATCACCTGACATGAATAAGAAGGTTCGATGGGCACTTGCAAAAGATGATGTTACACCAAAAGACATCTTTAATTTAACACGAGGAGATGCAAACGACCGCGCTATCGTTGCAAAATACTGTATTCAGGATTGTAACCTGGTTCAATACTTATTAAACAAGGTTGATGCTATCACTGGTCTTGTTGAGATGGCAAATATTTGTAGTGTTCCTATTAGTTTCCTTATCTTGCGTGGTCAGGGTATTAAGCTAACAAGTTATGTTGGTAAGAAATGTCGTGAAAATGATATGCTTATACCAGACATACCTAAGAAAACAAATGATGGTGGTTATGAGGGTGCTATTGTTCTTGACCCTAAGAGTGATTTGTATCTGGATAATCCAGTTGCATGTGTTGACTATGCATCTCTGTATCCGTCTTCCATGATTAGTGAAAACTTATCACACGACAGCAAGGTGTGGACAAAAGAGTATGACTTAAATGGAAAACTAGTTGAAGTTGTTGGCGAAACTGTTGAAGGCGATAATGATACATTTATTTACGATAACTTGCCTGGGTATGAATATGTAAATGTTTCATATGACACTTATCAGTATCTTGCACCAAAGCCTGGTGCTGCAAAAGTAAAAACAAAGGTCGGTAGTAAGATATGTCGTTTTGCTCAGTTTCCTAACGGCAAGGCTATTATGCCGTCTATCTTGCAAGAGCTTTTAAAGGCTCGTAAATCAACTCGTAAACTTATTCCTCAGCAAACGGATGACTTTATGAAAAATGTTCTTGATAAGCGTCAACTTGCCTATAAGGTTACTGCTAACTCGTTATATGGTCAATGTGGTGCAAGAACAAGCACGTTTTACGAAAAGGATATTGCAGCATCTACAACTGCTATTGGTAGAAAGTTGTTGACTTATGCACAGCGTGTTATTGAAGAAGTTTACGGAGATGCAATTATGGATACTGCCAATTATGGTAAGGTTCATAGTAAAGCAGAGTATGTGTATGGCGACACAGATAGTGTATTCTTTACTTTCAATCTAGAAGAATTAGATGGAACGCCAATCCGTGGAAAAAAGGCATTAGAAATTACTATTGAACTTGCAAAGAAAGCAGGTGAAATGGCAACTAAGTTCTTAAAGAAACCACACGACTTAGAGTATGAGAAAACATTCATGCCCTTCTGCCTACTCAGTAAGAAGAGATATGTTGGTATGCTATACGAAGAAGACCCAAATAAAGGTAACCGTAAGGAGATGGGAATTGTATTAAAGCGACGAGATAATGCACCTATTGTAAAAGACATATATGGAGGTATCATTGACATTCTCATGAAAGAACGAGACATAAAGAAGGCCGTTGATTTCCTGCAGTCGTCTATACAAAACTTGGTAGATGAGAAGTATTCTATGGATAAACTTATTATCAGTAAGTCTATACGTTCTGATTACAAAAATCCACAACAGATTGCACACAAGGTTCTTGCAGATAGAATGACCGCACGAGACCCTGGAAATAAACCAGCATCTGGTGACCGCATTCCATATGTCTATATTCATAATCCAAGTCGCACAGCCCTTCAAGGTGAAAAGATTGAAACACCAACATTTATTCTAGAAAATAATCTTAAAATAGACTACTCGTTTTATATTACAAATCAAGTCATGAAACCAGTTCAACAGGTATTTGCTCTTGTGTTAGAGAAGATATGGCAAATGCAAGGTAAGACAAGTAAGTTATCAAGATTTAAGAGTGATGTGAAGAAACTACAGCGCGAAACCGACCCTGAGAAATTTGAAGATAAGTTAGAGGCGTTAAAGAATAAAGAGGTGAAGGCTCTATTGTTTGATAAATATATTAATAAAGCGAATGTTGAAAAGCAAGGAATGCGTCAGCTTACTTCATTCTTTGGAAAGTAATTGTAAAGTGTAATAGACATTCATGATTGTAAATGTATATTAACTAAGTAATTTATATCTCATAAGAAAAGGCAACGATTTTACTATCTTGTTTTTTATCGTCATTATTTTCATCTGTATCATGTAAAAACTGTATTTCATCTTGTAAATCTTCGGTTTCTTCGTTATCATTAGATGAAATATTTAGTGTTGGAACAAAAATAGGTTCAGTTTCATTTGTAGTCAAAACGGTTAATAATGTTAAAATTGTGTTCATCTTTTCATTTTGTTCTATGCATTGCATACTATTTTGTATCAAAAAATCTTGCAATGATTTGTGTATTATATCGATTTTATTTTCAAGTTCATTTATTTTGTCGGTTAACTGTTCAATATTTTTGTTCTCTCTTCCCTCTTTCTCTCTTTGTTCTGTAACTATAGGTTCTATAATTTCACGAACTTCAATCTGTGGACTATATACCTTAGGTGGGGATTGGTTTGTAAAATCATTTTTATCTATATCTACACTTTCAATTATTTTACTGTCATTGGGCTTATCTTTTAAGTTTAACCATTTTGTAACATCTATATTTTTTTTAGTATTCTCAAGAGTAGTGCTAGTTGATTCAATAAAAATATTTTCATCTATTTTTCTATTTTCAAGTGTGCTTGTTACTTGTTGTTGAAAGTCAGTCCTTTCCATTGGTTCAATATTAGTATTATCGGCAAACGATACTTCCTCGGGTGCTTCATTTTTTCTATATAAATTAAAATCATCTTGTACTTTTTTATATTTGTCTTCAAACTCAGACATACGTTCATTTTTTATATCTTCAACGGTTATCGCCTCCTTGTCTAAAGAATTATCAATATTTATTCGTTTTGGACTATCGTTATCTAATGAATTAGGTTGAAATCCACGAATAAAATAGGCAATAAACTGTTTATTAAAATCAACAACATTTACTTTGGTGTCAATATTTTCTTCTATAAATGTTTTTACTTTTCCAATATAATATCCTCTTAATTTATTTTTACCATCTTCACCTTGTGTTTGAATACTAGTCTGGAAAGCTTTATTCTGAATAATAATATTCCACAATAAGTCAATATTTTTCTCTTTAACAAATATATTTGTTGTATCATTTGTATTTATTTTATCTATTACTGATGACATAATATATTTATTAATGATATTGTATATTATGTATCTTTCCGAAATATTTATATCTATTTAAAGAGATTCATTAAAATAAACCTTTCTAAATTTTTGAACACATTTGTCTGTAATTACATGATTTTTAAAATAATCACCATCGTGAGTTCCTTCAAGCATATGAATAATAAAGTACAATGAATAAATACCACATTCTGTATCACCCATTTGATGTTCCTGTGGATGGTTTTGATCAAACTTAAATGTGATTTGTTCACTATCAGAAATGTGTAATCCTTGTCGTTTTACTGTATCAACAAACTTTTTAATTTGTGCCGGTATAGACTTACCTACACTGTCAAAATAATAAATAAGAGATTTCTTTACATTGATAAAGAGAGAAACCCAATGAGAACCACCCTTATAGTGAGGATCAAGATTAAATATAACTCCTATTTTTGTTTTACCACTACTAATCTGTTCCTTTAAATTAAAATGACACAACTCTTCCCACACACACTCACCATACATTTTATGAGTATCATAATCAATAGGTGATGGTCCAATAAACTCAAAACATTTATATTTCTTTTCATATTGTTTCATAACAGCAATAATATCGTTACTCGATAACCATTCATTTGGATTTTTTTTCCATTTTTCGGGAGATTCGGGTGCAAATGCAACACTCATTTCATTTCCAAGTCCACCTTTTGCAAACTTTTGGCGCAACCAGCACGACTCTTTATTACACACATTTTTAAGTTTTGAACGTAGTTGTTTCCATGTTGAATGTATATTTCCATTTTTAATTTTATTATCTGGATGACGTTTGTTCCACAATGTTTTTAATTTACATATAGATTGGTCACGTATACATGTATACTTTTTTCCATTACCTTCTGGTCCACACTGTAATTTTTTAAGTTTTCTAGTTTTTTTTACCAGATTTATTATGTTTATTGTGGCGCTTACTCTTCTTAATACGTTTTTTATGACTATTTTTTTTACTAGTTTTACCCATTATAGTACAAATAGATTATCTTTTGTACTATAATATTAACTTGTATAGTATGCTTATTTTGAGTTCTTAATATCTTGTCTAGTATGATTGTTAAATATACCATCGCTTAAACCAGTAACGTTTGGATTAAACATATCAAATCTTTGTTCATTAAATAATAGAGGGTGTGTCTGTGCGTTTGGTTTTGACGCATGTGCAAACGATCTTAATGTATATAAGTCGCTTTCGCTTTGTGGAACATATGTTGCTTGTGGACACGCCTGAAGAGCATAAAACTGATTTCTCATATCAGACTCTACGTCAACATTATTTGCAAAACCATTCCATGGTGCATTTTTATTGGCAGGATAAAATGTTGTATGAGGACTATAACTTGGAACTTGTTTTAATGGAACAGAGCTCTGAACAGGAGGTATATCTGTCATAAACTTTGTATACTTTGTTTGAGTTGGACGAAGAGAGAAATATGGTTGAAGACTAGAAGAGGGAACATTTCTATCGTATATTCTATTATTATTCATATCGGTAATTTGTGAAGCACTTTCTTCATTGTTTGTGTTCATATTGTCTATATACATACTCTATATTTTTTAGTACATATATTTACACATAGTAACATTAAATACTATTATAAAAATATTAAAGATATACTAAGCTACACTATATACCAGTCTAGTTAAGAAAGTATGTGTGGTATTTTCTGTATTTTAAATAACACAAAAATAACAGAGAATGTTTCTATTGACGGGGAAACCACATATGGTATTGAAACAGATAAGCTACTTATCGATAATCATGCAGTAGAGACATCTTTTAACAGAGGCGTTGGGAGAGGACCCGAGACGTCTAAATTAATTGACATAAATGAAACAACTACTATTGGATTTCATAGATTAGCCATTAATGGATTAAATACTAATTCTGATCAACCTATCATTCAAGATAACATTCATCTTATCTGTAACGGCGAAATATATAACTATAAAGAATTATACAATATTATGCCCGATTGTAAACCTTCTACAGACTCTGATTGTGAAGTTATTATACACTTATACAAACGTTATGGTATTGAACAAACACTAAATATGCTGGATGGAGTATTTGCATTTATTATTATTGACATGCGCAAAAATATAGAGGAAGAAACTTGCAAGGAACATCGTGTTATTGTAGCAAGAGACCCTTATGGTGTTAGACCTCTTTATATGTTGAAGCCTGATCATACTATATCAGACAGTGAATATAATAAAGGTGTCTCAAATACATATGGGTTTGCATCTGAAATGAAATCATTGATTTCGTGTAAACATATTCTTCAACGTGCGAGCATTAGTCAGTTTCAACCAGGAACATACAGTGAGTTCAAATGTTACATAAGTTCCTTACCCACTAAATCTTTGTGGACACCTGTTAAGAACTTGCAAAACATTCAATATAATCGTCCTGGCTTTAATTCACAAATGATTTACAAAGAAGAATATCTTCATAGAATGCAGATTGTTCATGACATTCAAAATTATCTTACAGATTCAGTTACGAAACGTGTGTTAGTTACAGATAGACCTGTTGCATGTCTTTTGTCTGGAGGTCTAGATAGTAGTCTTATTACGGCACTTGTAAATGAGACATTGAAAAAGACAAATACAAACAATAAACTTGAAACTTATAGTATTGGAATTGAAGGTGCTGCTGATCTGGCATACGCTAAAAAAGTTGCAGATTATCTAGGAACAAAACACACAGAAGTTATTCTTACCGAACAAGAGTTCTTTGATGCTATTCCAGAAGTAATTAGGTCTATTGAAAGTTATGATACAACTACAGTTCGGGCATCTATTGGTAACTATTTAATTGGAAAATATATATCACAAAATAGTGAAGCAAAAGTTATTATGAACGGAGATGGTTCAGATGAATTATGTGGAGGATATTTGTATTTTCATAAAATAACTGACCCTATCGAGTTTGATAAAGAAACCCGTCATCTTATTAATAATATATACTCATTTGATGTTCTTAGATCAGATAAAAGTATTTCATCTCATGGTCTTGAACCAAGAACACCCTTTTTAGATCGGTCATGGGTTAGTTTTTATCTAGGTATTCATCCTTCA